AAGGCGGCAGCGCCGGCCGCGCCCCCCTGCGCGGCGAGAACGCGGCGGCGCTGCTGCTCCTCCCACTTGGCGTACTTCCGGCGGAAGTTGTCCTCCGCGATCTTCGCGCCGCGGGCCGCGAAGTCGTCGAACGCCTCCCACGCCTGCGCCAGCGTCTTCGCGCCGACGATGTTGAAGCGGTAGTCCTCCCGATGAGTCTGCCCACCCGGGAGGTTGGCCAGGAGAGAGCCGATCCCCTGAAACCGGTGGAAGTCCGGCGGCGGCGTGCCCAGGCACACCTCGTACTCGTGCAACATGCGCCGCTGCGTTTCGCGACCGTCTTCGGAGTACGTCAACCGGTAGTGCACGTGCTCGCGGACGTGAAAGGGCGGCAGATCCTTCGGCACCTTCTGCAAGGTGCCCACCCCGCGATCTTCGACCGTCTTCTTGCCTACGGTCGCCTCCGCCGGGCTCGCGTTCGCGGCCACGCTCGCGCCGATTACCTTCCCGCCTTGAGCGGACCGCTCTTCTCCAGCGCTCATAAGGGATCCTCCTGGCAGGCGGTGTCCTGCCGCTTCGCGCGCAGGGTAGCAATCCGAGACGCGCGATCGCGAGGGGATTCCGGCCACGTGCGAGGATCCCCGCGACGAACACGCGTCTCCAGCACACAGGCCGCGTAGAGCGCGCACGCCTGTTCGTCGGTGGAGGCCGTCTCCACATCGAAGCCGGTCGCGAAGAGCCCGTCCTCACCGCAGTCCCATTCGCTCTCGCCCTTGCCGGAAAAGGGAATGCCATCCGGAACTTCGACGTCGCGCGACACCCTCACGTGCTTGAGCGGCCACCACGGCCAGAGTCGTCGAGTCCAAACCCGTCGCTCGAGCTGAAGGGTGCCGAGGTACTCCCCCTCGGGGAGCGGGATCAGGGCATCCCGCGGCTCACCGAGAAGCTCCGTCCGACAGCGCACGCGGCCGAGCAGATCGAGCGGGTTGATCGAGAAGCTGAGCGTGCGCCAGCGCGGAAGCTGCGTCTCGCCGTAGTCACCGTAGTCGCCGTTCATCGGATCGACCCACAGATGACACCACACCTTCGCGTGGTGCACAGACACGTCGATCTCGCGCGACAGCGGCCAGCCGCCGCTCCGCCCTTCCGCGTACACGTACCACGGCAGCAACCAGCGCATGAAGCGCTCGGAAACAGTGTGCCCGATCCAGAGTGAACAGATCCAAGGGATGCCGAAACGCAGCGTCACTTCGGACCCCTCGCTCACGTCGAACCCGATGCCGAGCGCGGCCATGTTGCGACGGAACCACGACCACTCCAGCTTGAAGACGTGGGGATGATCGTACTCCGGCGGGTGCTCCGGGCTCTTTCGCACCGGTTCCCTACCGTAGCGAAGGTACCAGCGGCCCTGCCGCCACGCGGAGCCGCGCTTACGCTCGCCGACGTCGGAACGGCTGCGCTGCACGTTGTCGTTGCAGACGAAGGAGTGATACCACGTCTTCAACCACGTCTTGAACTTCATGCCGGCGACCCTGCCATGAGTTGCGCAACCTCACCGATCCCGTCCGGCGAGGGAACCAGTTCGATGTCCGCGAAGTCCTCAGCCCAATGCGTCGTCTTGAGCGCGCGCAGGACGTGACCGTAGAGCACGCGGATCTCCGCGTCGGCACCCGGCGAACAGCGCGCTGAGGTACCCGTGACGAGCATGCGACGCCACTGAGCAACGGACGCGCTGAAGATCAGCTCGGTGTGCAGCGCGTTGCCCAGGTACCCGCGGGCAGCGCCGCGAGCTTGCTTACGCGACGTGTGCTTGTCGACACCCTTCTCGGCGAGCCATTCCTCCAGCACCTCGACAGCCGCGCTGTACTGCTCGACCGCAACAGGCCGCACCGGATCCTCGTCTTCGGCGCCCGTCTCCTCGCGGTACTTCGTGACGAGCGGATGCTCCACCCACGGGCTTTCCGACTCGTCCACGTAGCGGGTGCTGCGCTGCGACACGGCCGTACGCCACTTGTGCCGAACCTGCTCGTGGCTCATCCCACGCGAACCGCCGAGCAGGAGCGAGACCCACTTCTCTTCGGGAAACTCAGGAGCAACAACGCGGACGGTAGTGCTCTCCTGCGCGGCAGCGGAACAGCGCACGATCTGCGGGGCGAGCGGCGCGACGGCTCCAAACAGTGCCGAGCGCAATACGGGTCCTACCTCGGTCCAGGGCGCGACGGGCACCGAGAAATCGTCGAACTCCAGCAACGAGCGAAGATTCATCGTCACGCGCAACGCGCCGTCGCCGCCAAACCGCATCCATACTCCGGGGCGGTTGATGAACTGCATCGCAGCGGCCAGCATGTTCTCTCCGAACCGAGGAACGCGGAGCGTCACGTTCGCGTGCTCCCACACGGAGCCGTGCCTGACCTCGGCGATGTGAGCGTGGTACTCGACCGAGCTGCGGCCCTTCCCGAGCGAGTCATAACAAACACGTCCGGCCAGCTCGACCAACCGCTCCAGGGGCGTGCCCAAAAGCTGCCCCTCCTTCGGCGTTCCCATGCACGCGGGTACGCGCGTCTCGAGGCCATCGAAGACGACCTCCGCGTAGAGATTCTTGTCGAACGTCGTCATCGGTTCTCGCGCCTTGCTTTCTTCTTGAGTTTGGTCTTTCGACGTAACGCCTTGCGCTTCTTTCGAGCACCTCGAGTCGCCTCGCCAGCGAATCGCCCCTCGAAGTGCATCCCGACGAAGCGAACTCCGCCCTCCACGAAAGCCAGATGCGCAATGGCCTCCGCGGTCTGATTGAAGATCTCCGCAACCTCCCCCTTCTTGCCACCTCCGTACTGGAGGATGTCGCCCTTCTCCGCGATCGTCAGTACCCACTCCTCCTTGCGCTCCTGAAGCGTCCGCCACCACACGTCCCGTCCACGACTGCGCACCTCCGCCATGCGCAGCGGAACGGCCGCGGAGAGGGAGATCTCGAGCAGGCTCGTCATTCGGGCTGCTCGACACGCGGGCCGAACTCGAGGAAGCGGTCGTGGATCCGCAGCGCGAAGTGACCCTGCATGTCGTTATCCAGCTCCGCGACGATGTAGTTCACGACGTCCATGTCCATGACACCCACGGCGAGCCGCGGAGTCTCCGAACACGCCACGTAGGGACAGGGGCCGTTGAAGTCGTCCACGAGGGAGCTATGACGAACGTGCGCGAGAAACACGTCGTCGCCTTCCACGTCCATGTCGGGATTCGGACGCATCCCGGCCAGCGAGATGAGGCGCGTCTCCTCGACATCTTCCGTCGCGGGCAGGAGCCACGCACGGAGTCGATCCATGACGGCCGCGCGCGTGAACACGGACGTCTGAACCACCGACCCGGGCTGCGCAACGTGATGCGTCACGAGGTAGCCGCCCCGCGGCTTGAGCACCCCATTCCGAATGCTCGTGATCTTCGAGCACTGGAACACCGCTCCGTGCGGCACCGTGGCCGGCGGCCACTCGTAGCGAATTTCCGCCGCGCCGTCGAAGCTCTCCCACGAAGCGCTCGACCGCACCGACGGCGCGTCCTTCGCCCCGAGGAAGATGTGCATGGCGAGCGCAACGTCGCCGCTCTCCTTCGCCGCGAGCGGAGGACCCGGCGGAACCACGCAGACGAAGCCCGACTCCAACCGCTGCACCTGCACGGACGAGAACGGCGGCGTCGCCGACAGGAGTTGGTGCACGTTCATCGCACGACGCCCTTCGCCCCGTGCCACGGTTCGGGCAGCTCGGAGAAGCCACCGTGGTTCTCGAGACAGTGCGCTTCGGCCGCACGGAGACGCTCGATCTCGGGGGCGTGCTTACGGTCCCTGACGACGAACAGGGTGAGCGTCAGGCCGGCACCGGCGACGAGCCCAACGAACATCAACACGACAAGCCTCCTGTACCCGTACACCTAACCCTCCTCTATCTCCGGCGGAACGGGCTCACCCCGCAGCGCGGCTTCGCGTAGCTCTCTCGGAATCGGCCGCCGCGTCACGATCACCGCGAAGCGCCAGGGATTCGGGTAGTTGTTCCGGCAGTACACGGCCCAGAAGAAGAACACGACCAGCGCCGCGTCGGCAACGATCGCGCTGACGCCGCTGACCCAGCCTCCGAAGTAGGCAGCGTTCACCCCAAGAGCCGCCAGGAAAAGCGCGCCGAGAGGCATGCGCCAGGACAGCCAGGCGAAAACCTGCCCCCACAGGGGCATGGTCTTCACTGCCCGCACGAAACCTTCCTCGGGCTCTTCCGGATCCTCGTAGAGCATCTCGACCTTGGGGTCAGCCATTGAGCACCTCGCTCACGAGCCCACGGGCTCTTCCGTGCCGTCCCACCGGAACTCCGCGACTGGGAGATGCACGCGGCAGGCACAGCAAAACGTCGTGCTGTAGAACTTCGGATCGCGCGCGTACGTCTCCGCGATCGCCTGCCCCATCGTCGTTACCGCACCGCAGGTCGCGTGAACGTAGGAACGTCGCACGGGCCGCGCGAACCCCTTGGCACGCTCTTCCTCCGACAGCACCCAGTACGCGCGGTGCTGACCCGTCGCCGGGTTCACGGGCTGCGGAGCACCGGAGTCGTACCCCGAGAACTCGGGGTGCGGTTCCTGCCCGTCCGTCGTGCTGAACACCTTGGGGTTGCGCTTCGGGCTACTCATCTCGGGTTCTCCTCACCGAAAAATCGGCACCGGACAACCGTCCGATGGCCCGCGTGACGTCCTCAGCGTGCTCCAAGAGCCACGACGCCCCGCATGTTTCACAGTAGACCGTGGTGCTGGCCGCGCGGCCAGCACCCTCGACGATCTTGAGACGACGAGTCCGCGGCACGCGCTCGCAGCCCGCACAGGGCAGCTTGTGCCTCGCCGTGACCTCCTCGATCTCGATGCGCGTCGGTCCATGCAGGAGCCCGGGATTCTGGATCCTCTTGGGTCGACGTTTCACGCCGTCTCGCGAATGACCGCCTTGTAGGTATCCGGAGACGGAGCCGTGTTGGCGTGAATCAGCTCTTCGTACTGCTTCGGGTTGAACTCCTCGCCCTTCAGCTTGGCAACGAACGTTGCCTGTCTGACCGCCTCCGCCTTCCACGCCACGGAGCGCTTGCCCTTTTGCAGCGTGAATTCGACCCGCAGCTTGCCGGGCGCGAACGAGCCGGCCGCGCGCAAGCGGAGGGCGTTCGCGGCGAAGCTCTTGGACACGTCGCTCAGCGCACTCTCCGCGCCGTTGAAGACGTGTGCCATCGCGATCATGTCCTGCGTCATCTCGCCTTCGTCGGGCAGGTCGCGCAGCACCTCACGATAGGTCTGCGCGGCTTGCACGAGAACCTGAGTTGCTCGGCGCACCACGTCCGGATCAAGAGCACCTTTCGAGGGTTCCCGGGGAACCTCCGCCGTCGCCACAGCGGTTCGTCGCGCCTTCTTCGCCGTCTTCTTCACTGCCATGCTTCATTTCTCCGTTGTCCGGCTTCTAGGAAGCCTTTGGTTCCGGTGATTCAGTCTCAGTCCGCCGGCCGCTCGCGCGGATCGGTCGCCTCGCCTTCGGTCACGTGCCCGGAGGGATCCTTCGGAGCGACTCCGCCGCTCGTCAGCCCGCCGAGCGTCTCATCTTCCACGAGCGCTCCGGGCTTCGGCTTCGGGGACTTGGCCTCTCCGAGGTCGCCCTCGACCTCACCGTGACCCTCCGCGTCGCCGTGAATCTTGTGGTCTGCCATGCTTGTCACCTTCTCTTCGGGGTTGAAACCACGAGGCGACGACTCCGTTGCTCCCCAGCACCCAGGCATCAGGTTTACTGAGCCGCCGCCCCGGGCTGCCACAAGGGTACCCGAACCACCGGCCGCCGTGAAGTTTGAATCAGTCCCCGCAGGCGCAACCGGCGCCGTCCAGGGACTCCCGCGAGTAGAAGACGTCCTCCCGGAGCTTCCGGCGACCCCCCCGAGCCTGCCGCTTGATCTCCCGGAGCTTCCTGATGTGCTGCTCACGAGTCTTCCCGCCGTGCAGGACGTTCAGGGCCTCATCGGAACTGACCACCCGCACGAGCAGACGATCGCGGCAGTTCGTCAGGCAGATCGTCAGCCCCGACCGCGGCGTCGTGGGAAGATTCTTCTTGTGGTAGGGGTTGTGTTCCTTGAGGTACGTGCACGACTCGCACACGCGCTTGTCCCTCTTGCCGGTCCAGCGGAAGACCGACGTGGCCGGCATGCCCATCACACGGGCGGAGTCGTAGAAGCTCTCGAGCGCGTCCACGTACATGCGCGTGCGCCTGGAGAGCGGCATCTTGTAGTCCTGATCCGCGACCGCGTTCACGAAGCCGTTCAGGAAGCGCATCTCGTGCGCCATCGCTCCCTTGAGCCAGGTCTCGTCGTCGGCCGTGAACTCGACGCCGCTCTTGCCTTGCCCGCGGCCCGCGATGCCCGTGGCCCGCACGCCGGCCGCGAAGACCTCCTTCCACGCGCGCTTCATGATCTGCTCGGCCACGCGTTGGAACTCCCGCTGCGACGAGAAGCCCTTGTCGTTGCGATCGACCGCCGCAAGCAACTCGCCGTAGACGCGATCTTGCACCTGCTTGAGCCGACGCTTCCCCGAGGTCACCCCGACCTTGCGCTCGCGCGCGTAGTCCTCCGGGCGCAGGAGCGCGTCCATCGTCCGATCCTTGTCGAGGAACACGATGTCCTGCTCACGCGCAGTCCCCACGTACTTGCCCTCGAAGAGCTGCGGACTGCCGGCCTCCTCCCAGAGCGTGAAGGAAGGCGCGTAGAGGAAGAGATCGTCGTACTGGATCAGCGAGTCCATCCTGTCCAGTGACACGCTGTCACTGGCCGAGCTGGTTGTCGATGGACGCGCGGATGCGGGCCATCGTGACGTGCGTCGGCGCCGCGGAATTCACGCACTTCACCTTGTCGTAGCTCAGCCGATGGTTGTTGAGCAGCCGCTTCCCCACCCGCGACGTGGGCGCCGTGTCCTTGCACTGCCTACGGAAGGACGGCGCCGGCACGAACTTGGGAACGTTGAACGGGAGTCCGTGGTTGTAGCGTTTCAGCCTGAGCTGACGTTCCTCGAGCCACGGACCGAACTTGCCGACCGCGGGAATCCCGACCACGCGGCCGGCGCACACGTTGTCGACCAGGCGCTCGAAGAAGAAGGTCAGGAACCGCAGTCCGCGCTCGTCGGTGATCTTGGCCCGTTGCGCGGCGTAGTCGATGCAGTCCGCGAGGGCTTCGCTGTCCGGACCGCCGGTGTAGGGAATCTTGATCTTCATCCGCCGAGCTTGCCCGTGGTCTTCGCAACGTACGCCTTGCCGGAGGCTGCTTGTCCCGCGAGACGCGCCCCCTCCGACGTCTGTTCCCTACCCGGGCCGTCGGGGGCGTTCTGCTTCTTGCGGTCCTCGAGGATCTTCGCGGCCTTGGACGAGGCGGCCCTGATGGCTTCCTCGATCTGTTCCGGTGTCGCCTCCGCCTGGCCCTCGTTGAGCTGAATCTCGATCGTCTGCGCAGCCTCCGCGGCGCGGCGGAGAACGCGAACGTCCTCGTTCAACTGCTTGATCGCGGCCTCCTCTTCGTAGTCGTCTTGCAAGAGGTAGTTGTCCCCGTTGCCGGCGACTTCCACGGGAAGCAGCGAGGTGTCGATCTGCTGCCGCGCGAGATAGTCCACCTCGTCGGACGCCAGCTCCTCGAAGCGACGGATCCGATGTTGGAGACCCGGCGACTGCGCCACGCAGAGGTGAATCCACCGCTTGTCCTCTTCCGTCAGCGGGCGCAGCATCGACAGCTCCGTGCGATCGTTGTCGAGGATCTGCTTCTGCTGTTCGAGAGGCAATGCCTTGAACGCCTCTCCCCGCCCCTCGACGGGCTTCTCCGCGGTCTGTTGGATGAGCCGCATCACCAACTCATCGGGGAGTCGCGCGAAGTTCACGAGGATGTAGACCGCCCACATGCGCGCGTCGAGCTGCAGGTCGTTCTTCAACCCCGTCATGGTCTGCACGATCTCGTAGCGCATGCGCACGAGTTCGAGCCTCTCCAGCTCCTCGAGGTAGGAGATGGGCGACATCATCACGAGGTACTCGTTGTCGCGCTCCAGCGGATCGTACTTGCCTTTGTTCTGCGGCGTGCCGAGAAGCGTGAAGTGCACGTCGAGCAACTGACGGATTCCATAGATCGTCGCTCGCTGGATCCGCTTGGCCGTGCGCGCGAAGCGAATGTCCTGCTGCTGGAGCGTCGCCTTCGCGTCGATCTCGCCCTCGAAGCCGAAGTACGCCTTGGGCACGGCGGCCGAACCAAAGAAGGCGTCGCGGAAGTGCTCGAGGTCGTAGATGTCGCCGATGTTCCCGCCGCCTTGCAGCGTCTCGATGCGTGTGTTCGAGTCCTGCCGGATCGGATAGAAGAGATCCTCCAGCGGACCGATCGGGTTCCACTGCTTGCGGTAGGTCGCGCTCGCCGGATCCACGATCTCATGCTTGCGCAGCCGCTTGCGCCACTGATTCACGTAGCGCATCGCCTCGTGGTCCTCGAGGCTGCCGACGTCGACGAGCACGACGTTGCGGTCCGGCATCCGGCGCAGCCGGTACATGAGGATCGCATCCTCGGTCAGCGTCATGTACCGCCACTCGCGGAAGAACTGCTCGCACAGCCCGCTCCCGTAGCCGTCCTCCTCGTTCTTTCCGAGGAGTCGGAAGTGCAGGTAATCCCAAGGGAAACTCGTATCAGTGCCCTTGGGATGCAGCGCCTTACGGAAGGCCCCGCCCTCCTCCTTGAAGCCGACCAGGCGACCGAACTTGTCCTCCACGCGGGTCATGTTGCTCTGACTCGCGTAGCGCCAGCCGAGCACTCCCTTGCCCGACGCGTAGAGCAGACGTTGGAACGCGTCGCCGTACTTGCACGTCCGCCGCGTCACGGCGAAGACCCGATCCTCGATCTGACAGTTCGCGAGACAGGCGTTGCCCGCCTCGATCATGTGCTTGGCCTTGGACTCGATCCAGACGCGCACACCCTTGTCGTAGTCCGGTTGCGTCGCCTCTTCCGCGTAGACCGACAGCACCGCTGAGACCAGGCCGAAGCCATCCATCTCGTCGAAGATGTCGTAGCGGCGACGGCGGTCGCTGGAGAGGCTCAGGTGCTTCGACAGCTCGGCCCAGCTCGCGGGTGAGCCGCTGCCGGCGTCGGCGTACCCGTAGTCGAAGCTGGTCGGCCGGGTCTGCCGGCGGTAGAGGCCGAACAGCCTCCAGAAAGACGGAACCGTATGCGGCTGCGTGGGCGCACTTCGCTCGGGAGCGCCTCGACGGGCTCTTACGGTTCGGTTTTCGTTCTCCGGCACGGGCGTCCTCCGCTTGGGGTGTGGCGCGCTCAGGATACTCCGCGCGGACCGGGCACTCTACACGTTGGCCCGCAGATCGTCCCAGGTCTTCTCGGTGACTCCCAGCCGACCCTTCCGATGATCCGGCGGAACCGGATCGTTGACGGCATGCGCTTGCGCGGTGCGCGCCCGCGACGCGATTTCCAGATCGGCGACCGAATCGTGCAGTGCCCGATCGTCGTTCATGCAGAGCCAGATGACTCCCGCCACCGCGTCGCTGACGTCCTTCGACCCGCGTCCGCCCTTGGACGCCTTCTTCGGGTGGTCGACCTTGCGCTTCTTCACGTCGCGCTCGAGGTCCAGCACCTCGTCGATGAACGGATCGTAGCGGTAGGTGGCGATCCTCCGGTCGAAGAACGCCGAACGCAGCGACAGGTAGGCATCGTCCCGCTTGTCGACCGACTGATGCCCCGCGTCGAGCCGCTGCTTCTTGAGGATCTGAATCGAGTCGGACGATTGGAACTGGTCGAACGTGACCTTGGCGATCGGGAACAGTCGGCGCAGGTACAGGATGAACGCGCGCACCTTAGACAGGTCGACCTCACCTCCCGCCGGAGACGACACGCGGAGCATGAGGTCGATGATGATGTACGGATTGACCTCCGTCGAAACGGTCCCCTCCGCATTCACCCGCTCCGTCTTGACCGTGCCCGCAACGTGCCCCATCGCGAAGCCCAGCGAGTCGTTGGTCAGACCGATGTCGACGTGGATGAAGCGCGGGCACTTCGGGTTGAGCCGAGGAACGTTCCGCGACTCGACCACGCGGGTCACGTTCCGCAGGAGGTAGTGCTCCTCGATCAGCGTGCTGTCCGCGATGTCGCAGATGATCTCCTGCCGCGTGAACGGGTGCGCCATCTTCGGATGGACGGCCTCGAAGATGGACGCGCGATCGCGAATCAGCGGCGACGTGCCGAAGGTCGCGATGCCGGCCATGTCGCGGAGGGTCTGATCCAAGTCGAGGTCTGCCGGCCGTCGAAGCTCCAGCGGAAGCTCCACGACGCGCGCGCCTGAGCGCGGCTTCTCCCCCTCCTTCAGGATCCGCGACTTCGCCAGGCGATCGCCCACCTCCACCGTGAACCCGGGGAAGGTGTACTTCGTGTCGTGGATCTCCCACACCGCGTAGTCCGACACGAACGTATGCTGCGCGTGCTCCCCGGACAGCACGCTCTTCGTGTGCTCCTCGAGGAAGGACGTCTGCGCGTTCCGCGAGGAGACGAGCAACACCATGCCGGGAAGCGAACCGCCCTTGCGACCGAAGCGCGACTGGAGACGGGTGTAGGTCGCGTTGTAGAGTTCGTACGCCTGTCCGATCGTCTTGCCGGACTGCTTGTCCTCCTTCTCGTCCATGAAGTTCGCCTCGTCCATGAGGAAGGCGAACAGGTCGAGACCGAGCGCGTGACCAGAGCGGGAGCCCTGCGCCACCTGAATCTTCTTGCCGGTCAGCGGCTCGAAGTCGATGCGCGTGTCGATCTTCGGGTCGCGCGGGAAGTGCTCCCGGAAGTAGGGCGACACGTCGAGGTAGCCGCGCAGCTTGTAGAACCCCGCGTCGGCGGCCTGCGTCAGCGTCTTCGAGTAGATGCCGAAGACGATCTTCTCGTTGGGGAGCAAGCCGTAGTACCGCGAGGGGTCGCGCAAGCATGACAAGTCGCATAGCTTCTTCGCCAGCGCAATGTCACCTACGGTCGTATTGTGCGTGACGATAAAGTGTCGCACGACGAACAGGCCGTCAGGGGCCGCGACCTTGAAGCAGACGACAGCATCTTCGCCCGTCGGGGTAATCGACGCGATCATCCTGCGAGGCCGGTACTTCGTGGCGGGCCGCCACTCGTCGGCCTTGCGCGGAACCCAAAACGGGTTGGTTGAGAGTCGAATGTCGAGGATGTGAGCGTCCAGATGCGTCGTCTTCTTGCGGTGACGCGACGCCACACCACCCAGCGATTCGACCAGATGTTGCACGTCTCCCGCCAGTTCCAACGAAGCCGTGCAGAACAGAGTCGAGCGTCCTCGGTTCTGGACCCAGCCGTCCGTATCCATCAGACCGCGTAGCAGCTCCCAACGATCCTCGACGCTGGCGAACAGGTACGGTCGCGGGATGCGCTTGTGCTCCGATCGAACACTCACACCCAGGTCACGAAGGCGCGAGAGAGGGTGCTCTTCACGATCGCCACGGTCGCGCGACATGCGGTAGTCACACCCGTCTCCAACCGGACGGGGATCCAAGTCCAGCTCACGCGCGACGCGCTCCACGATCTCCAAGTCCTTCGAGGAGAAACGGATGGTGCTTGAAGTCAACCCTCCGTCCCCGATCAGCGCGCCGAGAGCGTAGGGCGCGATCGGAAGGGGTGGCGCGTCTGCGAAGCGCACAGGCTCGACCAGCGGGATATGCCACTTCTTCGACCCGACTGCGTTGCCGATGTGCAGGTCGTCCGCAAGGTCAGCCGTCGAGCGCGTCTGCCAACCCTGACCGCGATTGCGCTGCGTAGGGGTCTGGACGGTCCACAGGTGGTCGCCGTCGACGTTGACGTAGTTGCCGTCGTCGAACTCGACCCGGTACAGAGGCAAACGGCCGCGCGGATACACACCCTCAACGCGCGTCGGCTTGCCGTCCTGGCCAATAAGGAGGTCGCCCTGACGGATGCTCTCGACCTTGCGCCAGCCGTCAGGGGTAAGGACGACATCGCTGGTAGCTAGACCTTTCCCGACTCCGATAGCCCCGGTGAAGATCCACTCGAACACGGGCGAGCCGGGGCGGAACACCTCGCGCAGATCGTCCTTCCACTTCGGGTGCAGGAACGACGCAACCCGGCCGAGGTAATACTCGTCGTGCAGGAAGGTCTCGATGTCCGGGGGCTTGCGGATGAAGTCGACCTCCCAGATGAGATCGTGCATCGTCGTCTGCACCTTGCCGTCGACGATCGCCTCAGCGAGCCACTCAACGACGAGCTTGCGCTCCGCGGCGGTCAACGAGTCGAAGAGCGCACGATCTCCGTACAGCGTCTCCTCCGCGATGCGCTCGAAGAGCTGCACGTGCTCCTGACGCAGCGCGGAGTCGGTCGCGATGGATCCGTGGCCTAGACGAGCTGCTCCGACACGGCGCCGCTTAGCCTGTCGCTTTGCCACGGCTCGCGGAGGACTTCTTCTTCGCGACCTTCGCCGCCGTCTTCTTCTTCCGTCCGCCCGTACGGCCACGTGCCGGACCCTTCATCGCGTCGAGGAACTCCTGCCGGAACTTGTCGCGCGCGGCCGGCAGGCGCGGCGCCAGTCGATCGATAGCCGTGCGCACGCGCTCCCGCGCCAGCACACGCTCCTTCTCCGTCAGCGAGCCGTCCTCAATGTCGACGGTGCGGGGCTCCTCCGCGGCCTTGAAGAGCAGGTGCACTTGGTTGTCCGCACCGGGCTCCGGGTTGATGCGGAAGTCGTGCAGGCCGACGCCGTGCAGCACCGTATCCACGGCCTTCATCTGCACGGCGGTCGGCTCCGCGTTCTTGAGCATGGGGTTCCCGCGGCTGTCCCGCATGATGGTCCCCTTCTTCGGATCCCGCAGGTACTCCGGCCCGGCCAACGACAGCGCCAGGACGGACAGCGCCGGCTCGACGAGGCGGTGCAGCGATCGACGGACGTAGAACTTCGCGCGAGCCTTGAGCTGGTCGTGATGATCCAACTCGCGCTTGAGCGCGAGCGCCTCCGTCTGCACGTCGTCGCGCTCGAGGAACGCACGGATGTCCTCCGGGCTCATCCCCGCCTCGAGCAACGCGGCGGGCCCCTGGAAGAAGGCATCCTTGACGAGCTGCCGCTCGAACTCCTCCAGCACGGGAATCGCTTACCCTCGTTGACCGGGACCGGTGAAGGAGCCGCCCTCGTGCGCCGGGCTCGCCACCGAACCCATCGGCGCATGCAGCCGAGGGTCCGCCTCCAGCTCAGCGATCCGCTGCAAGAGGCGCTGGCGTTCCTCCGCCCAGTCCGTTGAGGCTTCGCGCACGCCTTCCACGAGCACGCACAGGTCCGCGATCTGATGCGGCACCGCGGACATCGTTTCCCAGCCGTTGCCGATGGCCTGCCGGGCCAGCAACGCGAGGTTCCGCGCCGACTGGCGGAGCTGCTCCACCGAGCGCGGGGCGGCCTCGGGGCGCTTGGGCGGCGCGGTCTGCACGGTCTCACCGACGGGCGTCGGGCCGTCGACGGGGGGCTTGCGCTCGACGTGACGGGGCGCCTCGTCCTCCGGCTTGGGGCGCACGCGGGCTTGTCCTGCGGTCACGGCCGATTGGCCGAGGGGTGTCGGTTCGTTAGGCATCAGTCGGTTTCCTTGAGCTGTTCCCGGAGGTTCCGGGAGGACTGGAAGCGGACGGCACGCACCGGCCGGGGATCGATGGTGCTTCCCGTCCGCGGGTTACGGTACAACCGGGGCGCGCGTTCGTAGACGGCCAGGGTCCCCACGTTCTTGAGCACGACGGATCCCCCGTCGGCCAGCGTCTCGCGGAAGAGGCCGAGAATGTGGTCCCAGACCGCGGCCGAGACCTCACGGGTCAGGTCGAACTCTTCGTAGAGCGCCTGGGAGACGCTTTCCTTCGAGAGCTTCGGTGCGGGGGCTCGCGAGCTACCAGATCGTCGAGCAGCAGCATCCCGAGCGGCTCCTCTGAGGGGCGTTCGAGCCGGACCACCGGTCCGTGTTGCGGTTTTGAATCGAGCCATTCCAGCGTCTTGTAGCGCGCCAAGACGTAGGTTTTGCGGCGATTCCGGGAGAAAAGCAAGAGGGGGTGAGCATTTTCCCACGTGCCCGCCTGCGCGACGCACTGCTTCCACCACGACCAGAGCGGGTACTTCGGCGACTCCCAGAGCCGCTCGAGCCCTTCCCAGCGCTCGTCGTTCTTGCACTCGACGGCGAACGGCCAGTCGGTCGCGTGCTGCGGATGCACGTCGAGGTCGCCCTTCCGCGCCCACCCTTCCATCGGCGCGACCACCGTGCTCTTCGGGCGCAGGGGCAGCATCGTGTAGTGCAGCGACAGCGGCGTACCGAACCACCAATGCGCGAGCACGCGGCACTGCTCGAGCATGAACGTCTGCCCCTTGCGGCGTCCGTCGGTCATCTCGACTCGGGGTCGATACGGAGAACCTTGAGGAGCCCGCTCGCCTCTTCTCGACTGACGGTGAAGCCGCGCTTCCTCGCCCACCCCAGGAACACGTCGAGCATCGTCGGACCCGGAGCGTGGCCGCCCTTCGTCAGCACCTCGTCATCCTCGGCCACCTCATCGGCCGGCAAGTAACCGACCAGCCTGCCCCCCTCCGCGCGAACCTCCGCGCGGAGCGGGGGCGGCTCCGGAACGATTGCCCCCGCCATGCGCACCTCGCCGGGGAATCGCGCCGCCGCGCCGACGCCCATGCAGGATCGAATCACGGTCCCCGCCAACCGCACTCCAAGGACGCGCGAGCGGTCTGCATCCATGAGCACCGTGCAGACCGCATCGACCGGCACTGCGACGGTAAGCCCAGGCTCGGCGCGGTACGTCAACTCGTCCGTGCCCGAGTTGTAGCTCGCGTGCGCGGAGAACGATTCGATCGCGTCAAGCGGCAGAGTGTCCGCGGCGTCTTCCCCGAGGCTCACGAACTGGTCGAAGATCTCCTCGCCCAACAGCCGCTCGGCAATGGTCCGCGTGTACTCCGCCCAACCGGGGCGACTGAGCGAGAGCTTCGCCAGGGCCAACAGGATCGCCTGACGGTCCTCTTCTCGAATCTCGAAGGTTTCAAACGCGCTCATGCGTCCTCCAGGGTCGCGACGCCGTTCTTGTGGTGCACCACGAGCAACCGGTCAGCCGACGCCTTGAGCGCATCCGAGTGCGTCACGAGGGCTACCGGACAGGTCGCGGAGATCTCGCGCAGCAGCTCCACAACGGAGTCCTCTCCCGCATCGTCCAAGCCGTCGAACAGCTCGTCGGCGAAGAGCTGCGCGAACTTCTTCGCGTAGCGCCGGCCGACGATCTCTCGGAAGGCCAGTAGCAACGAGAGGTCCAAGCGCCTCTTTTGCCCCTTGCTCGCGCCCGGATAGGTGACCGTGCAACCCGGAATCGTGGCGCGCACGTCCAGCTCCTCCCGCGTGTCGCCACCCTTGAGCTGACGCGTGGCCGACATCTGAACCGTGGCCCCCGGACCCAGGAGCCGCTGCGCGTAACGGGACGCCGCACGGTTGATCTCCGGAATCTCCGCCTCGATCAGGAAGCTCCGCAGACCACCTGCTCCGAACCCATCGACCCAGAATTCCAGGCGGTCGGCCTCCAGCGCGTCCTGCGCGGAGTCCGCGGTCAGCTTCTCGATCTCCGCGAGCATCTCGCTCAAGCGCGCCTGAATCGCCTCGCGTTGCTGCGCGGCGCGCTCCTTCTCGCGGGCAGCCGCACGAGCTTCGGACTGCGCAACGGCCACGTCGCGCTCCTGCGCGGCCACAGCCTCGCGCCGTTGGCGGAGAACCTCCTTCGCGCCTTCCAAGAGCCACAACTGCGGCGGCTCCGGCGGCTCCCCAAGCCGACTCAGCGCCTCCTCTAGCGCCTGCGCATCCTTCGCGGCGGCCTCCGCGGCATCCTGCGCAGTGTCCCTCTTGGCCAAGGCCGCTCGTTGCGCACGTAACGCGAGCGTCTTCGGCACGACCTGCAAGCAGGTGGGGCAGTTCTTACCCCCGAGACTCTGCCAGGTGGCGAGATCCTGCTCTCCAACCCGCGCATCGGAACGGTGCTGCGCCCGGAGATCCTCCTTCGCGCGCCGCTCCGCCTCGATCTCCCGACGGCGTTCCTTGTGCGCACGGACGGCCTTCGCGTGGGCTTCGCGGATGACTTCCGCGGCTTGCTCCTCCTGCGCGACGTCCGCCTCAGCCTCCACGACCTCTTCCCGCAGGCGCTCGAGCTGCCGCTCTGCCAGCACCACGCTGGCGCGTGCCTTCTTCCAACGCAGCTCGACCTCCCCATCGTCCTGCCCGAGCAGCTCGTCGAGGGTCTTTTGCTGATCCTGACACCGCGCTTCCAACGAGGCCCTCTTCCGCTCGCTCGCGCTGAGCTTCTCGGCCACGGCGGCCAGCCGGACGCGCGCCCGTTTCTGCGCCTGCGCGTAGACCTCCATGCCCAGGAGCTTGTCGAGCGTGGCCTTACGTTCGGAGTCCGTCGCGGCGAAGAAGCCCTTCACGTCCTCCCGCGCACCGAAGGCGATCGAGCTGATGAACGCGCGGAAGTCCATCCCGAGCGTCTGCTCGATCGCGAGGTTCGTCATCGAATCACGCCCTCGCGTGACGTCCTTGCCCCCGATGAACAGCTTGACCTTGTTGCCTTCGACGGCATGCCCTCGGTAGCGCTCGATGCGAATGTCCACCGAACCTCCAACGACGTGCACGATCCCGTAGCACCCATCGGACGGACGGATCGGAGACCCGTTCCCATCCGTTCGCAGCGCGAGCTTGTTGCCGCCATTCGCCTTGAACTGGAGGCGGATCAGATCGTCCTTGCCGTAGCGCTCCCGCAGCACGCGATCGAAGCAGACCCACGACACGCCCTCTATGAGCATGCTCTTGCCGCTTCCGTTGCTCGTGCAACCGGGACGGTCGTGCATGACACCCTCGATCCCGGTGAGCCCCGGCTTCGAGAGGTCGAACTCGACGTGCTCGAACGGTCCGAAGTTGTGGAGGATAACCGGGCCGATTCGCATCCCTTAGCTCCGCTTCCTGAAGAACACGAGCATCCCCGAATCGTCCGGGTCGCGGTTTCGGGAGGCGGCAACGAGCGTTACCGTGCCCTCCCGATTCCAGGCGTCGATCGCGTAGTACGGCGTCAGCGGGTGCCGGAAGACCTGCCAGAGCCATCGACGGACCTTCGCGACGTGCACTTCGCGTGACTGGATGAGTCTGGGACGACTGCGGATCACTCTTCGGCCTCCCCGGCACTCGTGAAGAACGCGCTCCGCTCCGGATCGTCCGGACCGAGCGGAGACGACAGGGCGAGCTTGTCGCCCACCGAGACCATCTTGTGATACGTGTCTCCCGAACCCGGACCGAGCATGTCCAGCAAGCCTTTCCCGATCGCGCTGTCGAACGGATAGCAAAGGAGCAGTTCGCCCACCGAACCGTACAGAGCGAAGGCCGGAGGGTCGCCGAACGGCCGGTGGATACGAACGACCGTAGCCGACCCGCGCTCGGCGAGTTCGTCGAACGCGTCTCCGGAGATCATCTCCATCATCCTTCGACCTCCGTCAGGAGATCCAGACCCGTAGCCACAAGGCCGGGGATCTCGCTCTCCGTGTGCTCAACCCATCGACGAAGGATCCCCTCCGCCGACTCCACCCCCTTGACGTCGAGACGCGGCGGCAATTCCTCCAGGCGCACCGTCTCCGACTCGACCCACGACGCGAGCCTCCCGGCGCGCAACGCGAGTTCCTCCGCCAGATCCGGATCCTCTGCCCGCACCCGCACGAAGTCGTTCTCCCGGATGCCCTCAAGATCGGCGGCCTCCTCGACGTAGTGAAACCGCGGCGAGACGTCGTTCACAACGAAGTCGAGGTCCGCGGAGTCCGTGTCGAGCACCCAGAATCCCCGCTCTCCGGCGACGTCGCCGAAGTGGTGCTGCATCGGCGCACCGGCGTACTGGATGTTCGGCGGAAACGCGAGCGGCTCGTGCACGTCCCCCAGGAGAATCCTGCGCCAGCGATGCGGACGCAGATCCTTCTTCGGGATGCCCACACCGGCCGCCGGCACGGCGCCGTCCAGCGTGACGTGACTGAAGAGGTAGCGCGCGCCCTGCCCGGCCACCTCACCGATCGCCTTGCGGTAGGCCCCGGGCTCCTCCGTCCAGGGAACGAACGCCAGCTCGCCGTCGACCCCCGGAGCGTCCCAGATCTCCGCCACCCCCAGGAGCGCCTGGAGCGAGTTGATCTCCGGCGTGCGCTTGTACGCCTCGTGGTTCCCCATGACGGCCGCGATCCACAGGTGCTCGGACGCCACGCTGAACGCTCGGCAAGCTCGATCGATGACCGGCACCGGGATCGATCGACGGGGATCGAAGATGTCCCCGAGCACGACCAGACCTTCGCAGTGCTGCATGACGGCCTGCTCGACCATCCACGCGAAGCACTGCACCTGATCGCGCAGGCGCGAGGTCACGCCCTCCTCGGTCTGGTAGGAGAGCTTGGTCTGCTCACTGAATTGGAGGTCTCCGGTGACGGCGATCTTCATTGGGTTCGGCTAACCTCGCCTACGAGCGGCAGCTTGGAGAGACGCTCGAAGTCGTCATCCCCGCGGAAGAGCCACCGCCCGGTAACCGGCTGCGCGGCCTTATAGCCGCCGGCCGAAATCAGGACCCACTCCGGGGAGTGCACGATCCGACGCAGCGCCTTGCAGTCCCGCTCGGGCATCGTCGCGGGCCACGCGGCGAAGTCGAACTCGCGAACTTCTTGCAGGCCCATCCCGCGATGGTCCCATCCGCGCACCACTCCCGAACGTCCGTGGAGCAGGATGAGCGCGCGGAACTCCTGCCCCAACTCAACCCGCTCGCCGTTCTTCGGAGCCCGCAGCTCGCACACGTGCGCACTGAGGAGCGTGTGACGCGCCGCCTCGAAGCCCGCGAAGACGTCCTCGTGGCTCAGATCCTCAGACACGGCCGCTCCTCCCAGCGCAGCAGGCGGTCGACCTTGCCCCGAACAGCCTGAACGGGCGGATGCTCCGTCAGCGCGCCGAGACCCGTGACGTGCACCACGCGCTCCAAAGCGCCCACGGCCGCGCGAAGCGTCAGCTCCGGTCCGAAGGTCAGGAACATGATGCGCTCTTGCGGATCCGCGATGGTCTCAGCACGCGCCAGCGTCGCTCGCTGCATCTCGCGTGGATCCATGACCATGCCCTTCCTCTTCGACGCGACGAAGGTGTAGCCCACGTCGCCCTCGTACTGCACGCGCCCGAAGTCCGGCACCTCCTTCGCGTAGATCTTGCACACCGACACGAGCCCTGCATCGTCGGGGATATTCGGCGGCGTTCCGGGAGCCTCCGGATCGTGCTCGAAGTGCTGGCACTGGAGAACGATGCGCTCGCCGAAGAGGCCCACCTGCTCGTCCGCGTAGTCGGCGATGACGAAGCACGTGTGCTCTCCGTCGAGCGCGATCACCGGTCGGGGCATCTTGAACTCGATCGACGCGGCATGCGCGCCGCCGCGACCGTAGACGTCCTCCCGGTCGATCTCCTCTCGGTAGTCGAGCGGCACCGCCCCGCGAAGACACCGCATGAGGCTCTTCGCGGGGTAGTGCCTTTCGACCAGAGCGCAGAGCTGGTTGAACACGCGACTACTTCACGCGACCGCCGCGCGGACGAATCTCCACCCCTTCCTCGATCAGGACGCGTCGGATGACCGCGATGGAAACCTCGTAGGACTCGGCCAGCTCGGCCATCGACTTCTTCTTGTAGCCCTTGACGATCGAGGCGCGGTCTCTCTTGGTGAACTCGTACGCTTGCGGCATCAGGTGTCTCCTGCTTCAGCCTTTCAAGAATAGAACGGAACACGCGGCCACGTGGCCGAGCGTGGGGTAGTCGATGAGCCCGAGCGAGCGCAGGCTCCCGAGGTTGTTCGCATAGCCCGACGATCGCGGCGAAGCCCCGATCCGTTCGGCCAGCTCATCGCGCCCAAGCGAAGCCGGGTAGGCGTCGATGCACGCTTTGAGGATCCGCCACTTCGCGGGCGGCAGACGCGACGCCAGGGCCGCGTGCAGCTCCTCCACGGACTCGATCGTGCAATCCTCATCGGCGATCGCTCGGCCGGCTTCGGTCAGGCTCACCGATCCACCTTGCGGGTAGTCGATGTAGCCGGCCGTGCGCAACGCGCCGAGGTTGTTCGCGTAGCCCGAGGACTTGGGGCTCGTGTCGGCGAAGAGCGCGAGTTGCGTCCGATCCGCCGGGAGAACATCGAGGCTCTCGAGGAACAGGAGAGCATTCAGAATGCGCTGCCGGGCCGGCGGAAGGTTGTTGTTGACCATCCGGTTGATCGGCGCCGGAACGGACCGCGGCGCGCTCTTCTTCAGCACTTGCGCCGACGGGGCCATCCGAAGCGACGGTCGGAAGTGCCCCTCGATCGCTTCGACCACTTCGTCGATCACCTGAGTTGCGCGCTCGCGCAAACGGGCCGCCGCCGTGCCGACGTCACGTTCCAGACGAACGCGCTCCAACTCGACGGCTTCGGCGACGGCCTTTTCGTCGACCACGGGCTCCGACCGGACGCGCGCCAGCTCCTCCTCCAGCTCTCGAATGCGCCGCTGAAGGTGTCGCGGATCGTTGGCCTGCGCGCGCTCCACGGTCGCCGCCATGCGAACGCGCACGTCCTCAAGGTCCACCTCCGCCATGCTCTTCGCCGACGTCCGATCCTTCGCGGTCGGCGTGCGCGAGCTGTCGTAAGTGCGCCGCTTGCGGGTCTTCGCCTTGACGAGAAGGTCGAGCCAGCCGGGGCACCACCACCAAGCCGTGCCCACGGGAAGCGAAGCCAGAGAATCGATCACGAGCTTGCGCTCCGCGTCGCTCGCCTGCGCCTTGATCCACTCGTCCAGCGCGCTCCGATCCTGGGGCGAGAGCATGCGAAACGCGACGAGGCATTCGATCTGCGTCAGCACGTTCTTGTTCAGCACGGCCGAGCGCTGCGTCACGAGCGTCGCACCGAGCCCCCTGGCACGCCCGCGTCGAACGATGTCCTCGATGGCGCCCAGCATGCGCTCCTGTCCTCGCTGCGGACGCTGCGGAGCGAAGGCGTCGGCCTCGTCGAGGAACAGGTGCAGCGGCTCCCGATTCGTGTGGTACAGCCGTTCGGCGAACTCCGTCATGAAGCGCACCTGCGCCCCCTTGCGCAGGCGGGACAGGTCGAGCACACAGGAGACGTGTTCCTGCACCACGAGATCTGCAACGAGGTGACCCGAGGTCTCCTCGAGCGGGATGTCTCCGTGGTCGCCGCCGAGCACGAGAACCGGGATGCCGGGCCGTTTACCGTCGGCGGACGTGCGCAACCCCCAGCACACCCCGATCGGATCGGCGATGACGAAACGGAGCCCGCTGTCCCACATCTCCTCCGCCATCACGAGCATGGTGTAGGTCTTTCCCATGCCCCGCTTGGCGAGGATGCCAAACGTCTGGGTTTGAGCCTCTTCCGGCAGCGTGAGGTTGCGTGCGATGTTCAACACAGCGGGCGCTAAGCCTACCGATCCGAACATCGTTTCCGGTCTAGCGATCCGTGCTTTTTTGCACAGCCGCACGCGCAGCCCGTCGAAACGGTCGGACGAAACGCTGATGACTGCCGAGTACGGACGATAGACCGACGCGCTTGCAGCCGCGCAAGAAGTCCTGCCAGTGAACCTCCGGCGTTTCGTCCAGTCGCGCTTCCAGTCGTTCCGTAGGACCGAACGAGTGGCGTAGGTCGATCCCCTGAAGAACCTTCTCGATGCGCCTGCGCGCCTGGAGGAGTGCGTCCTCTCGCTTCGTGCGCGTCGTCTTCCGGCCCAGGTGCGCACAAAGCGCCGCGAGCTGGTCCCGCGGTTCGCGGTGGCTCCGCACGTCCCAGTGCGCCTCGTTGAGCAACTCGGCTGCCGTCTTGGGACCAAGCCCGCGCACTCCCGCGATGCCGTCGGACGTATCGCCCACAAGGGCTTTGTAGAGCAGATAGGTGTCCGTGGAGACGCCGGTTCGATCGAGGAAGTTCCCGGCGTCGAGGATCGCGTGCGCGTGGAGATCCCAGACGCGACAGCCCCAACCCACGGTCTGCCAGAGATCGCGGTCCGAGCTGACCACGAGGGGCCGCTCCCCGCGGGCCGTGAGCAGCCGCGACGCGGCCCCCAGCCCATCGTCCGCCTCGCGCTCGCGGAAGCAGAGCACCGTCGCCCCGAGCGTCGGCAGCAGGTCCCACAGCGCGTGGATCTGCGCGAAGGCTGCGTCCTTCTGCTCCTGCGTCTCAAAGGGGTAGAGGTCATCAGGGTCCCGCTTACGCGCCTGCTTGTACTCCGGGATCAGGCGCAGGCGACGCGGCGGCGTCGAGTGGTCGAAAAAGACAACGATGCGCCCGGCGCGGACGTGGTGATCCTCCAGCACCGCACGGAGCACGTTGAGCGACCCGTAGACGCCGCCCGTGAAGGCCAGGTCGTTCCGGAGTTCGTCGTGCACCGCGGCCATGATGCAGCGGACCGCGAGCGAGTTCCCGTCGACTAGGATCGGATCGGCCATGTCCAGTGACACGCTGTCACCGGGAAGGTGAGGGGGACACGTACCGTCGCTTGCACGTGCCCCCCTCGGGAGGGAGAGTCCGCAGGCTTACGCCCCCGCGGCCAGGCGTTTCTCGTGCCGCGCGGCCTCGTTGGCCACGATCTCGTTGAACAGCGCGTTGAGCTTCTTCTCCTGCGCCGGGTTCTCCATCTCCTCCTCGTAGATGGTCGGGAGGAAGGGCGACTCGAGGTCGCCCCGATCCCACAGGAGCGCCGCCAGGCCGCCGCGCAGCTCGTGGTAGTCGTACGTCCCGATCTCGTCCCCGTCGGCCCCGTGCAGCGACATGGCCATCTGACCGAGCTGCATCTTCTTCTCGGAGGGCGTCTTCCAGGCCGTCGCCTGCCGGGTCTTGGCCTCGCCGCCTCTCTTGCGGCGGGACTCGATGTCTTCGCCCTTCTCGGCCTTCTCCTTCGCCGCGTCCGCCTCGATCTTCTTGCGGATGCGCCGGATCTCCGAGGCGGTCGTGTCCGGACCGAGACGGTCCTCGATCTTCTCGCGAACGTCCTCCGGAAGCTGCGTCAGCTCCAGCGCGGCCGTCATCGGCAGCTCACCCGCCTGCACCTTCTCCTGCACCGACGGCGAGACCTCGCTCACGAGCTGGATCGCGCGGCGCACCTTGCGCACGTGCAGCCCCATCTCCTTCGCCATGCGGTCAGCGGTCCAGCCCTTCTCCTGAAAGCGCTCGGCCTGCCGCCCGATGTCGATGATGTTGAGATTCGACCGACCGTCTTCGGAGTTCTCGGCGATGGCGACGGCCGTCGCCTTGTCGTCGTCGTCGAGGTCCGTGCGGATGATGACAGGCACGTGCTGCCACGCCTTGCCACCGACCTTCTGCGCGGCCTCGAGGCGCCGCTCTCCGGCGATCAGCTCGAAGTCCTTGCCGTTGCCCGCCGGCCGCACGACCAGGGGCTCGATCACGCCGCTCGTACGGATGCCCTTCGTCAGCTCCGCGATGTCGCCCACGCCGCTGCTACGAAGAGCCTGAATGAACTTCAGCCTGCGGATGCGATCGCCTTCCACGAAGCCCGTCGCCGCGTAGCGGCTCGGCTTGCGACCGTCGGCCGTGACGACCTGAATGCCGTTGATCTCGTGTGCCGCGAACGGACTTCCGTTCGGCATGGTCGGCGGCACGACCGACGCGCGCGACCCGCTCGCCTTCTTGGCCGTCTTCTTGGCCGTCTTCTTGGCCGTCTTCTTGGCCCTCTTGGCCGCGGGCTCGACGGCGGCCTTCTTGGCCGCGGGCTCGGGAGCAGCCTTCCGAGCCGTCTTCTTCTTGGCGGTCGTCTTCTTGGACGTCTTCTTCTTCTTCGCGGACGTCTTCTTCGACGAACGCTTGCGCGTGCTCGTGGTCACCATGTCGCTGTAGTCCTCCTCAGCGTTGTCCGAGGGCTTGGCCGGTTAGGGGCAGGTAGCAGGCGTAGCTTCTACGCCTCTCCCGCCGGTGTCAACTATTCCTCGCCCTCTTCGTCGTCATCATCTGAAGTTCCGGCCTTCGTCTCGCGGTACTGCCGCGCACCGCCGGCCGCCATCAGCTCCCCGATCGCCGCGTGCACCCCGGCCCGGAAGCCCGGGTCCGACATGTGCTGAAGCCACTCGGCACGGCGGAAGGGCTTCGACGACCACGGCCCCTTCACCATGCCGGGACCCTTGCCCTTCTTGAGCATCCCTGCCTCCGTCAACAGGTGGCGAGCGGACAGCTCCGGAGAAGGGCCCAGGCGGAAGTCGAGGATCCACTCCGTAGACCGATGCGGGGGCGCTAACCGGCACTTGTCGGTCGTGGTCTTGATGATGTAGCCGGTCGGATCGGTGCCCTGCTTGCGCCGAACCCGCTTCACGACCTTGTTCGCAACCCGCTGGGAAGCTGCGAACTTCACCGCGCGGCCCCCGGTCGTGTCCGTCTGCGGACCGCCCCAGCCGGAGAAGCCCCCGATCTTGGACCGATTCTGGTTGATCCACATCATGTGCGCGCGGACCTTCGAGATCTCCACGAACATCCGCATGCAGCCCTGCGTCATGATCCGCGCGTGGAGCCCGATGTGCGAGTCGCCCATCTTCCCGTCCCGCACGTCGGCCGGCACCGCCGCCGCGATCGAGTCCCACAGGATGAACGTGGGCGCATCCGGCGGGGAGGATTTGAGCTGCTCAACGATCGCCCACACGGTCTCCCAACCCTCCTCCGCCGAGTCCGGGGCTACGTACACGAGCTGATCGGGGTCGATACCCCGACCGCGCATCTTCTTCTCGTCGAGAGCCCGCTCGAAGTCGAGCAAGACGGCGAGCCCACCGAGCGCCTGACACTCCCGCAGGGCTTCGTAGCCGAGGGCGGTCTTTCCGCACCCTTCGTCTCCGTACACTTCGCTGGCACGTCCGACGGCCCACCCGCCTCCGATCACGCGATCGAGATCAGGGAACCCTGACGGAATCCACTCGGTCACTTCCGAGAGGACGTCCTCCTGACCGAGCACCGCGACCGCGCTCTCGGACTTCTTGCCGAGGCGCTTCCTGATCGCCTTGACGATGCCGTCCGCGTCGGCCCTCTTGCCGGCGGACTTACGTCGAGCGACGGCGGGCTTTGCGGGCGACCGCTTTACGCTTCGCTTTTTTCCTTTCTTGCCGGCCTTCTTCTTCGCGGGCGGGGAAGGGAGTTCCGCCACGCGCGCTCTGTCCTTCAATCCCATTTCGTACGACCTCTTCGCAGTGCTTGATGAGCTTCGTCGTGCTGTAACCCAACGCCGCGTCCAACTCGGCGCGATCCCGCACCTCCATCAGAACTGCGCGCCGCAGCTCGACGTAGAGGATCCGATCCATCTCGTCCCTGTCCGCATCCGGATCGGATCCGAGAACCCGCCGCAACGATACGGCCGGCTTGAACGAGTCGTACTGGGAGAGCCAGACGGTCGCCTGCCGCCGGACAACGATGTCGTCGCCTTCGCGCAATGCCATGCTGTTCACCTAGGTAAGCCGACAGCGATCCCCCGGAGCCTGCCCCCAGGGGATCGCCGCGGATCGACGGGCTACCGTCGGCTCTTCTTCTTGGAGGACGCCTTCTTCGTCGTCTTCTTGGACGTGGCCTTCTTCGTCGTCTTCTTGGACGTGGCCTTCGACGTCCTCGCCGCCGGCTTCGGGGCGACCTTCCGCGTCGTCTTCTTGGAACCGCCGCTGCGGATGGTCGTACCCGCTCCGGAGGACTTGCGGCCGGTCGGCTTCTTCGCGCGCCGAACCGTGGGCTCGGCCTCCTCCGGCTCCTCCTCTTCCTCCTCCTCTTCCTCCTCGTCTTCGAGGATCGTCACCTCGTCGACGTCGATCAGCCACGGATCGTCGGCGTCGCCGTCCTCCTCGACGATCGCCAGGAGGAAGTTCGAGGAGTCGTCGGGGTCCTCGGCCCAGGAGTGCACGACGCCTTCGGCGTCCCCGCCCTCGGTCGCGAACGACACGACGGTCTTGCCGAACTCGATGCCCTCGGGCGGGTCCTCGAGCATGGCGTCTTCCTCCTCCTCTTCCTCGTCGTCCTCGTCTTCCTCCTCCTCTTCCTCGTCGTCCTCTTCTTCCTCGTCGTCCTCCTCTTCCTCGTCGTCTTCCTCTTCCTCCTCTTCTTCTTCCTCAGCCTCTTCGTCGTCCTCCTCGACCTCGCGCGAGCCTCCGGACTCGGCCAGTTCTTCCAGCTCCGCGAGGAACTCGTCCGGGATCTCCTCGTCCGTCAGCGCCATGTACGCCTCGGTGTAGTCCTCCAAGTTGAAGGAGAAGAAGTGGTTGGCGGGGTCGAACTTCTTCGAGAGCGCGACCAGGGCCTTCGCCATCTCGCGATCGTCGGAGATCGGACCCGAGTCCATCTTGTCGCACTTCCAGTCGACGTCGGTCTGCCGACTGCCCGTCTTCTCCCGCTTGATGAGGATGTCGCGACCCTCCTTCGCGTCCGTGACGTCCTCGCCGTAGTCCTCGTCGATGATGAGATCGATGATGTACTGATAGCTGCTGTTCGTCAGGCGCATGATGCGGACGTTCGGGTGATCGGGCGTACCCTCGTCACCACGCACGATGCAGGGAGCCCAGTATTCGACGCTGCGACGGATCAGGTCGCCCGCGTGATCCTTCTCCGCCTTGTCGCCGGTCTTGAAGAGATCGTCCAGCTTGTCCCAGAGCGGATCGGGATAGCCGAACGTCGACGGCGCCGTGACGCTCTTCTTCTCGTGCGGCAGGTAGAACGACCGGAACTCCTTCGCCGGGTCGTCGCCGTGCGACGGGAGCAGACGGATGCGTCCCTTGGTCCAGTCCTTCTTCTCGATGATGACGCCCTTGCGCGCCATCGATTGCTTCCGCTTCGCCATGCGCTCGCGGAATTCCTTGCTGGGCTTCTTTCCCATGCTTTTCGACTCTCGCTTCTTTTGCTTTAGGTGGTTGTTGTCAGTTCGGTCTCGTCTGAGCCAGGTCCACCCGCATCTTGCGCATCCGCGCGGTCTTGGGCTTAGGTAGGCTCGTATCTGCCGATCAAGGTCCGAACCATCGAGTCGCGATGGTCCATCGCGTCCCTCACGGCCCGGAGCGCGCCATACTCCTTCTTGCGCGCGCGGAGTGCAACTTGAAACCCGTGAAGTTTGGTGTCGCGCGAAAGGTGCGAACGGATCGTCGCCTCCGTCGGGACGCTGCCCTGCTCCTGCTCGTAGAACGTCCTCCAGATGAGGTACTCGCGACCTTCCGCGGACGCGAGCTTCGCCTCGGCCTTGCGCAGCGCATGGAGCGCGCGCTCAGTCTGGTAGTTCCAGAAGGCCAGCTTGGCGGGAGACTGTCTGCCGGCCTCGAACAGCTCGCGAGGATCCCGAGGGATCGCCAGCTCCTCGCTCAAGTTGAACGAGGCGCGCTCGCCGTTCTCCAGCACGATCTCGAGAGCCTCGACGCCATCGAGCGCGCTCTCCGCCTCACGTAGCGTCGCCGCTCGCTGCGACGCGTTGTTCCTGTTGCGTGCCATGTTCGATCCTGTCCGCGATGTACTGCGCGTATCGCGCAAGCCAGCCGTTCGTGTAGAGCGTTTCGGTGTCGTCCTGTTCGGGCAAGCTGTTCGCGATGCTCCACAGCGTCGCGCGCTCCGCCAGCCCTTGCGCCTCGACGGCCGCCAACCAGTCGAGAAGACGAGTGCAGGGCTCCTGCGCAGACAACCGCCTGGCGAGGCTCGTGCACTGAATCGCAACGGGGAGCGGTTCCGACGGAGCGTCGAGCATCCGCACGACCTCTCCCAGCAACCCGCAGGGAACGTGGTCCCGCAGGAGCAGGTAGATGAACGCCACCAAGCGACGCGCATCGTGCACGCAGCCGGACGCCTCGCAAGCAGCGCGGTTTGCCGGATCCATGCGCGCCAGCAGCTCCCGATGCCCTTGCTCCCGCTCCGCGGCCGTCAGCGCTTCCGGGCTTCCGTGCGTTACGCCTTCTTCTCTCGCTTCCACTCGATGACCTCCCAGAGTTCGTCTTCGTTGGCCGGATCCCGCGCCAGGAACCAGTCCTCCTTCTCCTCGTCCCACGCCCACAGTTCCTTCTTGCTCGTGGCGCCGCGCAGGATGTCGTCGGGATCAATGCCCACGAGCGCCTGCCAATCGCGGCCGACCTCACAGTCGGCGACGATCGGAACCTTGAGCCACGACCAGTCCAGCCCCGGCAGCACTTGATCCGAGAGCTTCGTGATCGACTCCATGATCTGCCGAGCGAGCGACATCACCTCGAAGGCTTCGTCGACGTGCAGATCGAAGATGATCGAGTCGTGCACGGTCAGGATGATCTTCGAGCGGTAGCCACGGTCCTGCATCTCCTGCCAGATGAGGACCAGCGACATGAGCGTCATCTCGGAAGCACCGTTTTGGATCGGGAAGTTGCCCGACTGGCGGAGTGCACGGGCGACGATCTCCTCGTCCTCGCTGTACACCTCCGGCAGACGCCGACGGCGGCCGGTGAAGCTCTCCAGATAGCCGAGCTTGCGCACGCCGCGCTCGAGCGCCGCGATCCCTTCCTTGAGCTTCGGACGCACGCGGAAGTACCGCTCGAGCAGCTCACGGCATTCGTCGAGCGTGACGAACACGCCGTCCTTCCGCAGGGTGTTCTGGAGCGTGGGCGGACCACCACCGTAGAGGATGCCGAAGTTGATCCGCTTGGCCCGCGTGCGCCACGCTTTCTGATCGGACGACGACAGCCGCTTGAACTTCTCGGGCGAGAGACCCGAGATGTCGATCGCGGTCAGCATGTGCACGTCCTGCCCTTCGCGGTACGCGCGGAGCATGTTGGGCTCGCTGAAGACGCTCGCCGCGACCCGCAGCTCGATCTGCGAGTAGTCCGCTTGGCCGAGCAGACCCTCGTCTCCGAAGCGCGAGACGTAGGCGCTCTTGATGAGACCGCCGCCCTTGTTGGGGATGTTCTGTAGGTTCGGATCGTCCGAACTGAGCCGACCCGTGACGGTGCCGTGAATGTTGAAGTTGCCGTGGATCCGTCCGTGCGGATCCAAGTTGTACATGAGCGGCTTGACGAACGTGCCGTAGAGCGTCTCCGCCGCGCGGTACTCGAGGATCAGCGGGCAGAGCTTGTTGCCCTTGCGCTCCAGCTCATGCAGCACCTCGGCGTCCGTCGAGAAGAACTCCCACTCCGCGCTCCGAATGGCCTTCTGCACGACGGACTGAAACCGCGGCTTGGGCCCCTTGCGCCGGTTGCGCCACTTCTGCACGGCCTTGTCGTAGCGCAGCGAGAGCCGCTTCAGTCCGCCGTCGGTCAGGGAGACCGGCGTGGCACCCATGTAGCCGAACAGCACGTCCTGTAGCTGCCGGTGGCTACCCGGATTGAAGACGCCGGGATCGCCCGTCTTGTCGGGCGACTGCGCGTACTCAACGACAGCGGGGAAGCGCGCGATCTCGCGCGTCTTGTCCGCCATGATGCGCGTGTACTTCTTGTCGAGCTTCTTGACGACGCGCTTGTCGATCTGCGCGCCCTCGTACTCGATGTCGGAGAGCACGACCGACAGCGCCGGCAGGAACGTCTCGGCCAACGCCTGCAACCGAGGATTCGTCCGGTACGCCTCCTCCGCGAGCAGACCTTCGTCGACGCGGAACGTCACGTCGGCGTCCATCCCGGCATACACGAAGAGGATCTCCCCGGGAACGTTGGCGTAGCTCCCTCCCCGCCTCACGTTCGCTTCCGGGTGCTTCTCGCAGTAGTCGTCTAGCGGCTTCTCGTAGCCGCCCATGCCCGTGTAGCCGTAGGCCAAGGTCTTCAGGCCGTGCGTTCCCTTGCGCTCGTCGAGGACAAGGTGCGTCAGCATCGTGTCGCGGTAGTTCACGAGCGCGTAGCCGATCGCGTGCTCGACGTGCTTCGCGTCGAACTTCCCGTTTTGGAGCACCTTCTCGATCCCGGGGTCCTCGAGCAGCCCACCGATGATCGTGAACAGCTCCGCGCGTTCGTGCTCCAGGGGCCCACCGACACGCCACGGACTGTCCTTGTGGTCCAGCGGAATCACGTACGCCTCACCGGCCTTGTTGGTCAGCGAGAAGCACAACAACCGCGGCCACTTCTCCTGAAACCAATAGAGGCTCCCGGTCTCGGTGTCGACGGCCACCTTCGTTCCCACCTTGCGGTAGGAAGCGATCAACCCGCGGACTTCCGCGAGACGCGTCAGGACGGCGTACTCACCCGGCCCCGGCAGCGGCTCGTGTGTTCCCATCACGACATCCGCGAGCACCTCGAAGGCTTCGATGAACTTCGGCAGCTCGTGGTCCATCCGCAGGATGTACGCGGGGTGGACACAAGCCACGACCTTGAGGTCTTCCCAGCCCGGCAGGACGCAATCGAGCACGCGGGCGTTGAACGACGTGATGCCCGTCTGCCCCGTCAGGTACTCCAAGGCGATGCCCCCGAAGGCCATCAGCACCTTCGGCTTGCGCGCCTCGATCTCCCGAACGAGCTGGGGCAGGCAGCTCTTGATCTCCGTCTTGCCCGGCTTGCGGTTGCGCGACGACGGCCGGCAGCGCACGACGTTCGTGAAGCCGAACTGCTCCACCTTCAGGGGCGTCGTCTCCGCGAGGGTCTGAATCGTCTCGCGCAGGAGCTTCCCCGAGCGCCCTACGAAGGGCAGCCCGACTCGATCCTCATCGCCGCCCGGAGCCTCGCCCACGCAGAGCACGTCGACCTGAGTCCACTCCGGCTCCTGCACGCAGCGGTTGCGGACGCGGTGCCCCTCGGGTTCCTTAGCGCGCTGCTTGTCGGCGTCGAGGTGATAGTCACCCTCGCAGGGAAAGTCCGCACTCCAGGGGAAGAGCGGACACCACCGACATCCGGACTTCGGCTCATCTCCCCGCAGCACGATCGGCCGCAACGAGATCGGCCGCGCCTCTCGCGCGCGCTGCTTGAGCCCCGGCCGCTTCTTCGCCGTTGCCTTCTTGCGTCTAGCAACCTTCACACGGGAATCCGGACGCGCGGCAAGAGGTGCACGGGTTCCTGCGCGTGACGTTCGTAGCACAGCACACGAAGCCCACAGGCACGGCACTCTGCACAGCGCTCCGGTTGCCCGAAGCAACGCGGGGTGATCGCCGGTGACTTGAGCATGACCCTCAGCCGCGCGACTGAAGCGTCTGAGGGGCGGCTTGACTTCGATCGAGCGGTGTCGGGCATCGGTCGTACTCCGTCGAACCGTCCGCCCGCGTGACGAGGAAGCCGCCGGTGGCAACCAGCTTCGACTTCAGCGACACCATCTTCCACCGAGGCGAGTTCTTCGCGATGCGCACGGTCTCGCTGACCGTGAAGTCCGCGGAACCGTCGTCGCGGTTGTTCAGGATGCGCACCGCGAAGACGACACCCTTGTCGAGCTTGAAGACCTGAAAGCGCCGCGACGTTGGATGGGGCTCGGCGGAAGACGCCGGAGGCATGTAGTCGAGCAGGTCGCCGGGCTCGATCAGGTTCCACTCTTGGTCGCGCATCGGGGGGAAGAAGCGGGGGGACGAGGGGGGAATTTACCAATCCTGACGGGTCTTTTCCAGACCCGTCACTTCGCGACCAACCGTGACCGGACGCGTTGGCCTAGGGTCGGCTCGGACGTGCGTCCGGTCACGAGGCTGCGCAGCTCAGCGCGCCGGGACGCGGGGTCGCCGCTGTCGAAATAGAGCGTGGTGACGCGGGGCACGCGGCCCGTGAGACTCGTGCGGATCTCGTCCATGTCCGTCCCCGCACCCGGGTCGAGCGCGATCACGACCTCCTCGAGGCCCAGCTCCGCGAGCGCACCGATCAGCGCGGCCTGCATCGCGCTCAGCTTGCGCCCCATGAGCGCGATCGCCGGAGGGTCGACGAAGGCCACGCAGTCGAGCGGCCCCTCCACGAGCGCCACCACTGGAGCGCCGACCACGGCATCGTAGTTTAGGAGGCAGTGCTCGCGGCCGTAGCGATCGTCACCCTTCGGGGGGTTCCGACTCTTGATCGGGTTCTTGTCACCGCAGTAGCGACTCGTCCAGTAGACCGTCTCGCCGCCCTGCACGACCGGAAAGATGATGTAGCCGCTGTAGTCGCCCGTGGCGCAGTAGTGCAGGTCGAAGCGGCGCGCGTCCTCTAGGTCGAACCCCCGCCTTCGCAGGTAACCGACGGCGCGCTTCCACGGCATCTTCTTGGGATCGACCTCGGTGAGCGCCTTCGCCTCACGCGGCAGCCGATGCGTACGCAACCTCTCCGGCCGCGCATCGTCCTCTCCGCGCAGCAACGCCTGCACGGTGCGACGCACGGACACGACAACCAGCGGAGGGTCGTCGCGAAGGAGGATGCGCTCCTCCGGCGTCACGAACCCGCCGTTCAGGTAGCGGAAGAGCTGCTCGAGCGCGCGGAACTTGAACTCGCAGCGGAAGCACTGACCGCGCTGCTTGACGAGGTTGACGGCGAACTTCTTCTTGCCGCTGTCGCTACCCAACCGAGCGGAGCACGCCGGGCAGTGGAACGTGTACTCCGGCCCGTTCCCTGAGTGCTTGCCCAGGCGCGAGTCGAGGTAGTCGATGAGCGAGCGGCGTTTCATTCTCCCGCCTCCGGCTTACGATTCGTCTGCCGCGTGAGGATGAACGAGCAGTCCCGCTCCCTGGCCACGGCCGCCAACTCGTCTGCGTCCGCTTGTGTCAGGTGCGGGATGTCCACGGCGATCACGTCGAACCCCTCCGCGAGCTTCGCGAGGAAGGGCCACAGGTGGTCACCGGAGCGGGTGTGCAGCACAGAGACCTCAGTGTTGCGGAAGAACGGCTCGAGAGAGCCCGGAACGTGATCCGCGTCGACGAACGCCACACGGAGACCTCCGTCCACCGCGAACCCCCGCGCCACCGTACGCAACACCGTGCTCTTACCGCTACCGGGGGGACCCGTAATCGTCAGGACGTGTTTCATGCTGCCTCCACCTTCCTCGTCGGACGGTCACGACGTTCGGCGACCCTCTTCCCACCCTTCTTGGTCGAGAACTTCTTGCGTGCCACGGGCCGCGCTTCGCGCTTCACGGCCTTCTTGCGACGCAACCCCGCTCGATCCTTGATCGTCTCGACGGCCTTCTTGCGAACGACCTCGGTGCGCGTCTCCGTGTAGTCCTCCCGCTTATCGTCCACGCCGTCCACGACGATGCGCGTACCCGCGACGTCGAGCAGCGAGATGGAACGGATCCGACACTGGTTGCGGTGGATCTCACACTCAACGGTGCGACCGTCTTCCTGATCGCGCAGCGCAGCACCGAACAGACGGCACTTCCGCTCGATGCGCTCGTCATCGGTCTGGCAAAACGCGATGGCCGCGTCGACGATCGCCGCCTTCTCGAACGTCTCGGCGAAGTCGTTGATCGTGATGACGTCCTTCTCGAGCGCGCCGCGACTCGCCTGCGAACCCGTCCACACCACGGCGTTGAACTCCCCGGCGAGCTGGCGGAGGTCTTCGTAGATGCCGGCTTGCTCGTGGCGCATCTCTCCTAGGCGCCGCTCGGGCTTCATGATGTCGGCGTAGTCGACGATGATGACGTCGGGGTGGAAGGCTCGTGCCGACAGGAGCGACAGGTGCGAGCGCAGCTTCGACACCGTGGCCGTGCGCGTCGGGTAGTTCTTGACGAAGAGCCGGCCGCGCACCGTCTTCTTCAGACGCGCCTCGAGCAGCTCGGCGTAGCGATCCGGGTCGCTCTTCCTGAGCTGCACCTTCTCGCCCATCAGACGATCGTCGTAGCGACGGCTCACGCGATCCTGATCCATCTCCATCGAGTAGTGCACGACGTTGTAGCGCGACACGGCCGTCAGCGCACCGAAGCCGATGTTGATGAGCGTGGTCGTCTTGCCGCGCTTGGGGGGCGCGAGCACGACGCCCATGCCACCGCGCGCGATCCCTCCGCCCAACATCGCGTCGAGGTGGGGAACGCCGGTGCGGATCTGATCGGCGGCCTGCACCTGCGGGTTGCGGTACCACTCCAACCGGGACTCCGGACTGCCCGCGTAGTCGATGCCTACGTCGAGCAGATCCTCGCCGACGAGCGCGGCCTCGTCGAAGAGCGGGCGCAGGTTGCGGTCGCCGCGGTCGAGCTTGTCGGCCGCCTTGAGCGTCGCGTTGACGAAAGCCTGCTGCTTCCCGAATTCGATCAGTCGCTCGAGGACGGCACGCGCGTCGGAGATGTCCTCCTTGTAGAGCCGCGAGACGACGCGGCGCACGCCGGGAAAGTCGTCGTCTCCGCTGACGTCGCGAACGTCTTCCAGCAACGTCGGCTGCTGCGGGAGCTTGCGGTGCACATCGACGTGCTTGAAGAGCGCCTCCGACACGATGCGGAGCTGCTTCGACCCGAAGTAGGTGTGGTCGAGCGCGGAGCGGTAGCGCACGACGCCGCCGGGGATCCGGGCGAGTACAGCGAGAGCATGATGCTGAAAGGTGTCTCCGAACTCGTAGGTCCCCTCAGCAACCATGCCAGGCGACCCCCTGCACCTCGGCCAGTGACAGCGTGTCACTGGGCGTGTCGAGCGGGTAGAGCCGCGCGATGAGCACGGCGAAGTCGGCCCAGGTGAACGCACCGCGGACGCCGACGCGGTGCGAGAGGTCGTGCTCGTAGCTCTCGGCCACGACGCAGGCCGCCTTGAGCGTGGCCCGCTGCTTCTCCGCCGACAGCCGATGCGTGCCGAAGATCGTGCACAGCTCGTGGTAGCGCTTGCCTCCCGAGGGGCCGCATTCGACCGCGCGCCAATCCGCCGACGGCTGCGCCTCTTCGATCGCGGCGGCCCAGCTCGCGTCTCCCTCGGCCACGTACGTCCGCACGTACTCCAGCCCCACCGCGTACTCCCCCAGGAAGATCTGCTGTCGGATGTTGGCCGTCAGCGTGCCGCCCGTCTCGCCCGTGTGCCGTTGCTGCCGGAAGCGCCGTCTCTGCCGGCCGAGGTACGCGTAGTAGCGCCGCAGGGCGCGCTCGCCGGACAGGTGGTTGGGTTGGAACCCGATGCGCGGATTCGACTCGACCCAGGGCTTCATCGCCCACATGTTACCGGCGACGTAGGTCGCTAGGTCGATCTCCTCACGGCGCAGGAAGGCGAACAACCGCGCGAAGAGATCCTCGTTCGCCTCACTCGAGGAACGGCGTGAGATCGTCCCGAAGATCTCGCGGTGCAGCCGGTCGTAGATCTCTTGCAGCGTTTCGTCGGAACGCGCGTGACGCAACCGCGCGTCGGCATCGGCGAGCAGCTCGGAGAGCGAGCGCTTCTCGCGCCAGCGTTGCGCTCTCGGTGCGCAGTGTGCGCGCACTCGGCAGCAAGCGCAGCCCTTGTCGGCCTCGCGGTACTGAACACCGAAGCACGGCGGCACGCCGTCTGGAGACGGGACTGGTAGTTTCGTCTTCACGCTCTCTCGTCGAATCAAACGCCATCGGGATCACCACGGGGGCTGGTTTATCCCTTCCGACGGGCGACGTCAAGCGTGTCTCAAGAAAATTTCACGCCGAACGTTCGCACGAATCATCCCACCTCGCGAACGGAAGATCTAGCTCCTTGCCTTCTTCGGGCCAGTCCTCCCACACGAGCACTTCGTACCCCTCGCCTTCCCACGCATCCGCGCGCTTCGCGGCGTGTTCGATAAGGGTCTTGTTGCAGGTGGGAACAAAGTCAACAACCCAAACATCCTCGGTGTCTCCGCGCATCCCGCGGCCGACGCGCTGACGCGAGTTCGTGGTCGCGGCCACACCCTCCGCGAACACGAGTCCGTTCACGCCGGGGATGTCTTCACCCTCGTCCCAGATCCCTGTCGCGAGGACCAAGCTAACGCGCCCGTCGCCGAGCGCCTTCTTCGCGTGGGCACGATCGGAGTTGTCCGTCGCGCCCCAGACGCCGATGAACTTCGTGCCCTGTTCCTCGAGCAGCTCCGCGAGGATGTCGTAGTGCTCCTTGTAGCGGCACAGGAGCAGCGTCTTGCGGCCGTGGTCGACCATCCACTGCGCGACGCGCACGACGGCGCGGTTGTGACTCTCGTTCTCCAAGATCCCGAGCCGGTAGGCGATGCGGTACTTGCTCGGCTTGGGCGTCTTCCCGCCACGAGCCCTGCGCTTCTTCCGAAGCGCGGCCTCCTGCTCCTCGCACGCCAGCTCGATGTCTTCGTCGATCGAGGGCCCGCTCACCGCGTCGCTCATGACCATGAGGATCTTCGGACGCGCGGCCAGCCCCCGCTCGATCAGCCCGGTGGCGGCGACGTCGAAGACGATCGGACCCGTCGCTCCGATCAGGCGCATGTCGTCGATCACGTTGTCCTTGATCGGCGTGCCGCTGAACCCGTAGCGCCGGTGCGCACCGGAGTTCATCGCGATGTCGTACCACATGTCCGAGCTGGCCTTGTGGCACTCGTCGAGGAACATGACCTCGTAGTGCTTGACCAGATCGCGGAGCCACGCGTCCGCTGGACGGATGCGCCCCTTGCGGCGCGTGGTGCGCCAGTGTTGCATCGTCTGACCCGTCGCGATGACGACGTTGCCTTCGACACGCTCGCCGTCGCCGGCCATGCCGACGGAGATCCAGTCGTGGAAGTACGCGCAGGCGCGCTCGTACGTCTGCCGCATCAAGCCCTTGGTGGGCTCGATCACCAACGAGCGCCAGTTCCGTTGCTCCCACAGGTACGCGGCCACGGTGAAGATGTCTTCGGTCTTCCCGGACCCGGTGGGGCTCTTGACAACACCCCTCTTGTGACTAAGAAGAGAAGTGATTGCGTTCCATTGATGATCCCACAGTTCGATTCCGGGAAGGTAGTCTCTTGTCAGCTCGGACAGGTCGACGTCTTTCCGATCCTCGAAGCCCGAGATGAAGACGTCCCGCCCGAGTTCGCTCAGGTACGCCGCGACGATCGGCGTGTGCCCGGCCGGGAACTGATCGCCCTTGAACAGGCGCACGCGGCCGTCCCAGCGCTTCTCCCGGAACGCCTTGGAGTACCAGGGGTTCGGGTGCTTGAACGAGAGGCACCCCTCCAGCGTCCCGGCGGGAGCGTTCCTCAGCTCGGCCCAGGCGCCGCGCACGTAGATGGCCGCGCGATGTTTCATGGCAGGTATCCCCGTCCGGTCGGCTCGATGAGCCGTGGTCTCGGATGGAAAAGACCCCCCGGACCCCGAAAGGCCCGGGGGGCTGTTCCCGCATGGGTGTGGTGACCTGCGCGTCCGAGCGTGAGATCCCCACGTGGGAACAGGATTCTACCGACCGGGGGTACCTGGGCGAAGCTCGCGCGCAGATTTTTTCCGGTGACACGCTGTCACTGGACAGGTGTCCGGGCGGTGGCTTCCCGAACCCAAGCGAAGCCTTCCGGTCGGGGCGGTCCGCCAGGACCGCCCCCTCTTGTGTATTTTGTAGCTTCTGTCTCTGTAGTCTCTTTGGTCTCTACTGTTTTGGAAGGCGCCTTCCAGGCTCCCTTACAGGCGTCTTCCAGGGACCTACAAGCTCCCTTCAAGGCCCCTTACAGGCATAGTGCGCGTGCGCGGATACAGGTCTGGCGGCGGCTCGTCAACCGCAAGATGTTGGGGGTCTACTTCCCACGGCCGCACAAGTGCCTACTTCGGACGTTCCCCGCGCTCGAAGTAGGCGCGCACCTCTTCGAGGTGAAGAAGCCTGCCGTAGACGTCCCATCCGACGTCGAGCCGGTCGGGTTCCACCTTGCGCTTCCCGTGGGAGTGACCGTGTACAAGCACCGTACCGCGTTCACGGCCGGGCCAGCGCTCCGTGTGCCAGTGGCTCATCACCGCGCGCCGGTACTCGCCGAGCGCCACGAAACTCTCCGACCGCGGCACGACCTGCACGTTGTCCGGAAGCGCCTGCTGTCGCGCGAGCTTCTCGAGCCGCTCCCCGTCGTGGTTGCCGCAGAGGAGCACGATCCGAAACCCGCTCAGCGCGCGCAGCAGCTCGAGCGTTCGAGCCCGACCGATGCGGAAGAACAGGTCTCCGACGGAGTAGACGACATCGTGCGGGCCGACCGTGTGGCGCCACTGGTCGAGCAGCGCCGCGTGCATCTCCTCCGGCGTGCTCCATCGGCTCGCCCGCGAGGAGCCGTGCTGCGGATGCAGGATGCCGTTGTGGAAGAAGTGATGATCGGCCGTCAGCCAGACGTTCTTGGGGCGGAAGTCGAACATCATTCGGTCGCGTGAAGGAAGTAGTGGCGCAGCATGTCCTTGCGCTCGTCCTCCCCGAGGAGCCTCGAGAAGGTCCGCATGCGGTCGAACCGAGCGAAGTCCCGTGCGCGCTTCTCCTCGATGCGCCCTACCGGTAGCTCCACCTCGAGCGGAACGCGCCACTTGAGGATCTTGATGAGGTAACCCGACTGCGCCTTGCCGATGTCCAAGACGGCCCCCCGCTTGAGGAGCGCCTCCAGCGCCTTCGTCACGTAGTACGGGCTGAGCCCCGAAGCCTCTTTCAGCGCCGTCTTGTTGATCCAGACGGTCAGCGGATCCTCAGCCGGCGCCTTGGCCTGGGCGGGCTTCACGCAGTTCTCGGCGAAGGCTCTCCAGACGTGCGTGATCTGCGGCCGGGCCTTGCCCGGGTTGGCGAGGGCCTCCGTGAGGCCGTCCAGCTTGACCTTGACGGGCACACCCTCCTCAATCGGCCGACGCTCGATCAGACCCACCGAATGCAGGCGGTTCAGGACCACGCCCACCTGATCGGGGTTCATGGCGGCGACCCCCTGTCGCGAAACCGCCTGCGAGATCGACATGCGCGATGCGCGCAACGTCTCGCCCGGCTGGAGCTGCGCATGGAGCCAGTCCCACAAGAGCACGTAGGACTGGAGCGGCGGGTTCTCGTTCTCGATCATCCGCATCTGGAAGCTGGCGGACATCTCGTCGGCGATGAGGATCGTCTTCGACAGGAGCCCGTCGCGGCCGGCGCGGCCGGTCTGCTGCACGTAGTCCTCGAGCGAGCCCGGATACCCGAACAGGACCACGGTCCGGATGTTCGGAACGTCGACGCCCATCCCGAAGGCTGTCGTCGCGCACGCGATCTTGACCGCACCGCTCGGATCGGTGAAGTCCTCCTGAATCGCGGTCCGCTTCTCGCCGGTGAGCCCCGCGTGGTACGGGGCAGCGATCCCCGACCACAGCTCTTCTTCGCAGACCTCCGCGAGCTTCTCCGCGCCTGCGCGTGAGTTCACGTAGACGATGTGCCGGCCGTCGCGCACGTCGAAGGTGCGCACGATCCGGCGGAAGATGTTCCACGCGTTCCCGTAGCCGTCGATGCCCCCGTCCTCCACGAGGTAGCTCAGGTTCGGCCGAATCGGATCGGCGACAAGGGTGCTCACCTCGTCGGCCTTGAGGCCGAGGGACTGCACGATGTCCTCCACCACGATACGCGTGGCCGTGGCCGTCATGGCGAGCACCTGCGGCCGGGTCTCCCCATCGGAGAGCGAACGGATCAGGCGGTGGATGTGCATGTACTCCGGCCGGAACTGATGCCCCCACTGCGAGCAACAGTGCGCCTCGTCAACGGCCACGATCGACACGTCCGCGCGCTGCACGGCCGTCAGGAACGAACGCACGCCGATGCGCTCGGGCGAGATGTAGAGCAGCTTGTAGGCGCCGGAGACGAACCCCTCCAAGGCGTCCCACTGATCGTCCTCGTCCATGTTGGAGTTGATGCACGCGGCCGGGATGCCGCGCGCCTGCGCGGCGTCGACCTGATCCTTCATCAGCGCGATCAGGGGCGACACGACGATCGTGCCACCCTCTTCCATGAGCGCGGGGAGTTGGAAGAGCAGCGACTTGCCGGTGCCGGTGGGTAGCACGGCCAGCACGTCATCCCCCTCACCGATGCAGCGCATGGCTTCGCGCTGACTCGGCCGGAAACTGGAGTAGCCCCAGCGCTCGCGAAGAACCTCAAGCGCCGCGTCGATCGTGAACATCCGGTGTCTTTTTCCTGTATCGAAGTCTAATGTTCTCTTGTCCCATCGCGCGCAGCCGTTCCGGCCCCTTCTTCAAGCCCATCGAACTGGCCTTCGCGATGATGGACTTTACCGACCGACCGAGCAGAGACGCCAGTTCAACATTGGAACTCTGCGCGTAGCACTTGCGCAGCAAGGTCTCTTCCTCGTCGGACCAGCGCGGCATGCGGGAGGACCCGCCGATGCTCCGCACGAAAGCCTTGTCCTTCGCGAGGTACATCTGCGCGGCGGTCGACTCGATCACTTCCCCGCGTCGACCGAAGATCACGCGCAGCTCGTCGAGCTTGCGGCTCCCGTAGACCCGCTTGAGCACTTGCCGCTCTGCGTGCGTGAGCGGCTCACTCCGCTGCGCCTCTGAGAGCAACCCCCGCAGGCGCTCCTGCACGTCCCACGTCGACCGGCGCAACCGCACAGCAACGTGGGGCAGCGCACCGACTCCGACGCACTCCCGAAGCAGCGCGTCCTCCTCTTGCGTCCACGGGCCGGCGCGCTCCGGACCCTGGAAGAGGAGTGCTGCGCGCGCTTCGACCTTCTCCGGCTCGCGTCCGATCTTGTCGGCGAGCTGCTCCAAGCGCGTGCGCGCGAACTCTTCGGTGATGCGCGCATCTTCCCACGCGGCGTACCTGCCCCTTCTCCGTTGCATAGCTGAACCCGTAGCAGTGGATGGTTGAAGAAAAGGGCTGCCGAGAAGCGTGTTCCCGACAGCCCTCGTAACGGCCGGTTGTCGTTCGTCGCGTCAGCGGTCGAAGTAGCCTTCGTCCTGCCAGTCTTCGCGCAGCTCCTCCAGCTTCGTCGGAGGCACTTCCCGCGCGATGCGATCTGCGCCGAGCATCATGATGAGCGCCTCGTCGATCGTGGGCGCCCAGCTCTTCCAATCCTTCGCCTTGACGCGTTCAGCGATCCACAGCCCCTCCTCGACCGCCAGGCGCACGCCCGGATACTCGGCGAGCAGATAGGCCATCGTGCGCAACGTCTCGGCGTCGGGCCGCTCGTCGATGCGCAGCACCGAGAGCCACTCGCCGATCGCACCCTTGGTGACCTCGGATCCGCACAGCGACAACTCGACCTCCAGCCACTCGACGCGCTTCTTGAGCGTCGCGTTCTCGCGGTGCAGCTCCAGACACTCTGCGGACACGTCCGGAAGCACCGCTTGGGTGGAAGAAGGCGCGAGACTGCCATGCTCTTCGGGAAGAGCAGCCGAGGGAGAAAGGCTGGCAGGCTCGCGCACGGGCTCTTGCGAAGCCGGCTCAATGAGAGCCCTTTCGGCATCGCGAATCTCACTGCGCGCGAGCACCGCCCGGTGCTCCTGCGCTTCTCTCGCAGAGTGACGCGCGAAGTGCGCGAAGATGAGCACGGACACCACGACGGCCAATACTGCGAGGGTCTTCATGGCTCGGACCTAGGTGTGAACCACGACGGACGAGCCCGCCGGCACGGAGACGTGATCGCCGCTCGGGAGGTTGACGGTCATGTCGCCACCGCCCGCTGCGTTTTGAACCGTGATCGTCGAGCCGCCGGAGACGTTGATCGTCGAACCGCTGCCGGAGACGGTCGCCTTGTTGCCGCTGCCGAGGTTCACGGTGTCGTTGCTGTCGGTTCCCTCGATCTTGCCCTGGAAACCGCTCTTCGTATCGACGGTCGTAGCGCTCGCTTCGTCGCCATCCTTGGGGTCGATGGTCGCGTTGCCGGAGCTGGCCTCTCCGTTGCAGACCTTCACGCCGTCACCGTTGGTGTGGCAGTCGCCCGGGTGAATGGTCTTCTTGGTGCCCTTCTGGGCCGCCGCCGGGATGCTGCCGATGTCGTTGCCGCCGGGCGTGAGCTGCGCGTGGAGCATCAGCGGCGAGCAGAGCATGGCCGCCATCAGACAGAGGTGGGAAAGTGCGCGAAGCATGGGGGATCCTCTCAGGGAATCAGGGTTGTTGTCATTGGGGCAGCGAGCCGGTGTCGCCCGCCACCCCCAGAACATGACGAAACTCGCGGGGTGACCCGGATTCGTTTCGACGGCACGCAGCACCGAACGCGGCATCCTCATCGGCGTGTCCGCAAACCGTGCAGCGACCATCTTCGTAGCGTCCCTGACAGGGGCGCTCCGCAACACGAGGTTCCGTCATGGCATCAACGCTACCCCCTCCGTCCGGGAGACGAAAGGGGGCTTTGCGGTTTCCTTTCCGGAGCGAGAGGAGCGGATCGTTAGGCGGCGACCCGTTCCTTCTTCGACCTCCGCGCGGCCTTCACGCGGTAGAGCGCTGCGTCGGCCGCGTCCCAGGACGCGCCCACCCCGGCCGAAGCGGTGACGCCGGAGTCTTCCCATTGTTGAACCCGCTCCGCGACCGCTTGCGCCCCCGCGGCGTCCGCGCTCGCCACGACCACGAATTCGTCCCCGCCCGGCCGTGCAGCCAGGTAGTCGTGCTCGCGCGTCGTCGCGCGCAGCCAGTCGGCGAAGCGCCGCAGTAGGGCATCCCCCCACGGGTGCCCTCGATCAGGCGCGTCTTGAGCGGCCTTGAAGCCGTTCAGGTCGATCGCGATCACGTACGCCCCGGGACGCTCCGCGAGCGACTGATCGCACGCACGCCGGTTCAGGAGCCCCGTGAGGCCGTCCGTGTTCACGAGCAATTCGAGCTGGCGATTGCGCTCTTCGAGGAACGCCACGCGGCGCCGCAGTTGGGTTCTGGTCAGGTCTTCCACGGACCCTTCATCGACCAGGGCGGCAACGGGACTGAAGCGAAAACGACCCCTGGAGAACAGGACTCCAGGGGTCGCTCGTCACTCAGGAGAATCGGCAAGCGCGGCTGACGAGACCGCGTTGCCCCGATGCACACGCAATGTCCAGTGACACGCTGTCACCGGGCTTCCACCCAACGAGGTCAGCGTATCACGTGGAGAGCACGACCTCTACGCGCAGCTCCTCGGCCAGCTCAGGCGTCAGACGCTCCAGGCGGCTGCCGTTCACGTCCTCCTGCGCCACAGGGCTCTCCAGCCCTTCTTGGCTGGGGACGCCGCTCCCGCGGTAGTGCAGGCCCTCGGGAAGGTTGCCGTGCTCATCGGGGCGGTTGTCGGGGTCGGACTCATCTGCGTCGTCCATGATCTCATCCACGGCGCAGACGAAGGCTTTCTCCAAGGTCTCCGCACGCACGATGCCGGTGACGCCTAGCGTCTCCAGCAGGACCCACAGGGGACCTGAGCCGTCGTCCCAGACGCGGACCTTGTAGCCGTTCACGGTCGCGCCACGGAGCCCCTGCTCGTCGTGGATCAGAGGCTTGCTCACGGCTGCACTCCCGCCGCTCGCCAGGGGCCGTGGAGGAGCACGTAGCCGAGCCCGGAGAGCAGGACCGTTCCGTCCTCCGTTCCGATCGGTCGCTCGTGGTGCGACGTCGAGTCCGTCATCGCGTCGAAGCTCTTGCCCTCGTAGGGCAGCGCGACCTTCGCGACGTCTTCGTAGAAGGGCGGGCCTTCCGACCAGCGCACGCTCACGTTGCCGTAGGCCGTGCCTCGCGAGAGACGGACCGAGAACTTCACGCCGGGGAAGCTCTTCTTGAGGCGACTGCGAAGGCGCTTCGCGGACTCCTGCGGCGTCAGTCGCTTCTTCATGCTCTTCTTCACGCCGTCTCCCGACTCGACTCCGAGGTTGTTGAACGTCCGCATGATCTGCTCGGCCTCTTCGCGCGTCTTCGCGGGCGGCCGGCTGAGACCGACGGTTCCGTTGTCGTTGCGCCAGGTCCAACCGGACGTCTCCAGGGTCCAGTCGGCCTTCTCGGCGTCGCTCGTCCACGGCACGCAGCCGTAGATGCTCACGGCGCGGCCGTTCACGACGTTGCGCCAACGGCGCGCGGGGATGACTTCGATGACTCTCATGACGTTGCCTCCTAATACTCCCTCATCGACCGAACGGCGGTCGGACCTTTAGGGCCTTTTCTTCCGAGCGTCCCGTCATCGGGGCTCAGCTCACGAACACCGAGAAGACCGGCCGACCTTCCGCGGCCTCGACGCGCCGCCGCATCTCCACGTCCCAGCCGGCATCGCAGGAAGCGCGCCGGGAGGACCGCACGGTGACGGAGCCCTCCTGCCGCAGCTCGCCGAGCATGCTCTCGGGCTCCGGACCGGCTCCCCAGCCTTCGTAGACGACGAGACGCGGGTAGGCACCGAAGGTCCGCGAGCGCGCCTTGCGCTTGCCCTTGGGCACGTACGTCACGTGCAACGCCGAGGGGTACTGCGCGTACTGCGCCTGGTAGACGACGAGGTTGCGCACCTCGACGCGAACCCAGTTGCCGAAGAACTCGTTCGGCAGGTAGATGGTCGCCTTCGGGAGCGTGAGGGCCGGAGTTTCGGCCACCCCGTCGCGAAGGTGACGGAAGACGTTGCTGTTGGTCGGGATCTCGATCTGCATGGGATGTTGCCTCCACAGACGTCATCGGCATGCGACCGCGCGTCACTTGAGGAAATGTCGAAGAACGGGCACGAGGCTCGTGCCGTCCCCCAAGACGCCACGGTGCCCCGTCTCCGGATGCGGCTCGAAGAGCGGCTCCCCATCCAGGCGGAGCCACTCCTCGACCTCGTGCAGCTCCCGCGCGGTCACGGTAGCGAAGACGGTCCGCAAGAAGAGATCTCGCGAGAAGTCATCAAGGCGCTGCTTCGGGATCTGCGTCGTGTACATGAGCGGACGCACGGCGTCGCCGCCCTTCTCGCTGTCAGGCTCGTCTTTCCCGAAGCGAAGGATCAGACCGCCGGTGTGCGGCTCGGGGTACGCCTGGAGCGACCAGCCCGGCTTGTAGGTGAGCCGGCTGACGATCGCGATCGCTTCGGAGACGTTCATGTCAGGCGCCCGGCTTTCTCGGGGATCAGGCCGCCGGAGTCCTTTCCGCGAAGACCCCACTTCTTCGCGAAGCGCAGCGCTCCCTTGCGGTCCGTCCACCTCTCGCGACATTGCGGGAAGCGCAAGCGGCTCCCGCTGTAGTAGCGGTCATACGTCCAGCGAATCACGAACTCATCAGGGTATGCCGTGGACCTGACGCGGTGACCGTAGCTGCCCGCACCCGTGTAGCGACTCATGCCGGCTTCTCGACGATGACCATGACGGTGTTGACGTCCGTTCCGGCGTCCTTGAACGCGCCCGGAGCGAGCGGTCGGATCTCTGCGCCATGCTTCTCGAGGAACGCGGCGAGAGCCCCATAGCGGCCGGTCTGACGACTCGCCGCGGCAGCCGACATGACCGACACGAGCCGGCCTCCGGGCTTCACGTAGGTCCAGGCACGGAGAACGTGCTCGACCTCCTGCGCGTTGGCGAACGGAGGGTTCATGACCACGGCGTCGAAGCGGTCCTCCAGCGTCCGGATCTTGAAGTCGAAGAAGTCGCACCCGATGACGCGCACCGCGTTATGGCCGCGTTTGGCCACGCGTTCCGCGAGGTAGCCGAGCAGCTCAACGGCGCGAGGGTCGTTCTCGACGGCCGTCACGTGCGCGGCACCACGGCGCAATGCCGCGCGGACGATCGCGCCCTCACCGGCCGAGGGCTCGAGCACGCGATCTCCGCGACCCACGCCGGCCGCTTCGACCAGCTCGGCCGCGAGGTCTTCGGGCGTGTAGAACGCCTGACGCGCGGCCTTCTCGCTCTTCGCGACGGCCGTCGAAGCCACGGGCCGCTGAGCCTCGCCGCGACGGCGTGAAGCCTTCGACTCGGCCGGCTCCGGGATCGCGCCAGGGTGCCGGTGCGCCATGATCCTGTTCATGGCGTCGACATGCCGCGTGTTCAGGATCCGAACGTGCGTCGTGCCCTTGCGGAAGCACTTGACCTGAAGCAGCGGAGCGCCGCCGCTGGGACTCGGCACCTCGACCCACTGTCCGTAGGGGATCCGCTGAAGCGCGCGCAGGCCCGTACCGTGCGTCGGCGGAGCTTGCCCGTCGAGGATGCACAGGACGCGCTCGAGGTCGTGCAGGCTCTCGTGATTGTTCAGCGAGACCGTGTTCCCTTGCAGAGCGCGCGACCACTGGTAGAAGGCCCCGTTGACGATGAGCTTGTCGCCGATCTTCGCGGGCTCGTTGGTCTTGTGATCCCAGCTCAGCGAGTTGTAGACGGATTCGACGCACTTCTCGAAGAACTCGCCTTGCTGCGCGTGCACGGCCGCGAAGGTCGCTTCGATGTTCTCTTTCGTGAGCGGCGGCAGCGCGTCGTCTTGATCGGACAGGTACGCGCGCGAACGGTGGAGCCGCTCGAACAGCTCGTTGCGCGTCTTGTGGTCCATGATCGTATCGATGTTCGTCAGCTTGAAGAGCTGCAGCCAGACGAATCGGTCGATCTCGTTCGCGATCGGCTCCGCGTAGCGCTCGTCACGCAGCGAGCGGTACGTGTTCCCCGGGAACTCGACCTCGACGTCGGGAAGCCGAACACCGAACGCCTGGAGACGCTCGGCAGCGGCGTCGAGCAACCGCTTGGCCTCGAGGAACGCCGCGTGCGCGCCGTCTCGGGCGGCCAGGAGCGCATCGATGCTGATGGAGGGAATGACCCCCGCCTCTTCGTAGGTCGTGTTCACGCGGGTTCCCTCGACAGATCCAGATCCTCGAGGGTCAGCCCGCCCACGACGGCCGCGCGCCACTCGGGCACGCGCCCGTTCATGTACGCGTCCGCGTCCGCTCGCGCGTCCTCGATCACGCGAGGACGATCGACGTACGTCTCGCGATAGCGCAGCACGGGGCCGCAGAAGACCTCCAGACGCCAGCCGGGAAGCAGTCCGCAGCCCGGACGGCCGTCACCCGAAAGCGGATCAAGGGTGGCCCACCACAAGGGCGGACCCTGAAAGACGTGCGGCTCGGGCTTGGCGAATCGATGTTGCATGGTTCGGTTCTCCTGATTTCGGTGTCCCGTTGTACGCCCCTCTTCGACCGCGCGGGGTCTCCGACTTGAGCTAATCCTGACCCATCACGGCCCGCCAGTTGTCGATCGGCACGCGCGCCTTGAGCCCCACATCTCGCAGTCCTGAGTAGATCGCGTGCGCGTGCGAACCCAGGCGCGAGAGGGAGAGGTTGGCCAACCAGAAGGCCATCTCCTGCGTGATGCCCGGCGCAGAGCCGAGAAGCTCGTCCAGCACGAATCGGTGCGCATCGCGATCGTGCTTCCAGATGTCCAGGCACACGCGGTCCGCGCTCGAGCGGTACGGGGGGCACGGCCGCTCGTTCGCTTCACGGTAGCGATTGCCGCCCATGTCGTAGTAGTCGTTCGGACCCTCGTACACGTAGGGCTCGACCCCCTCGAAGACCCAACGCGTCGGATCGACGATGCGCGCCTCTTCAGGCTCGAAGCTCGGGCAGGTGCAGTGCGCGCACGGAGCCAGGAACGAACTCTCGTGCTCGTCCTCCATGTGCGCGCAGGTCGCGCAGGCGCGCGTGTAGGGGTCCACGGGGATCTCAATCCACCCGTGCCGCTGGAACGGCGTGCCGGCCGCGTGGCTCTCGCGGAAGCGCGCCACCGGGCACTTCTCGCTGACCGGCCCGAGCCAGTGCCCGTAGCGCAGCTCAGCCGTCTCGTCGTCGATGAGTTCGTGCTTGAGCATCGCGCTCGCGATGCCGTAGCACTGCCCCGGCCAGCGCTCGACGGGAATGCCGATGATCTTCGCGACCTCCGCCGCGGTTCGCGCGTACCTCATGTCAACCTCTGCCACGTTTCCCAGACCTCAAAGATGTTGTGCCCGAAGGTAAGCCCTCGCTGATAGATCCACTTGAGGAACGCCTCCGCGTCCTCCAACTCTTCCGCTGTCAGCCACTCCTCGATCACGACCAGCGCGATGCGCGGGTCGTACGTCCCCGTCGCGTTCACCGCGCGGCGCAGCTCGGCGGCGAGGTGCCTCGTGAGCGGACGCGTCACGCCGTTCCGATCCGTTCCAGCGCGGCCTTCTTGCACCGCGGGCAGAGCGTCGCGTTCGGTGAGACCTCCCGATTCGGCGGATTGCAGGGACCCACCCCGCGAAGCGCCTTGCCGCAGAGCGGGTCCGCGTACGCTTCGACGCGGCCGTAGTGATAGACCTCTCCACCCCCGCGGATGTGCATGTACTCGCCGGGAGGAGTCGCGTAGGCGTCGAGACGCAGGAGCAGCACGTCACGGGCGACGTCCTCCGGGTCCCGCGCGAACAGGTCGGCGAGCAGAAGAACCGAGATGAACCCCGACACCGACTCGGGATCGGTGTCGAGCGGTTCGTCGTTCTCGGCGATCCACTTCACTCCGTAGCGGTAGCTCGCCATCACCGCGCCTCTCCGCACGCCTCGCAGCGCGCCTTCTCGGCGACCCCGTGCGCGCAGACGAACTGCACCGTCACGCTCACCGTACCCCCCTTGGGGCAGAGCGCCAGCCGCATCGGCATGTCCGTCCGTCCGGGCTTGTTGCGGAAGTCGGTGTGCGTCGCGAAGAACTCGCGGCGCGTCATGGTCCAGTGGCTCGCGGTCCCGTCTTCGCGCAGATGCAGTTGTTCCGTCACGGCTTGTCTCCCGTCTCGTTCTCGAAGCAGTCTGCGCAGACCTTGACCTCGCGATGATCCCACTGCGCGTCGACGGTGCCCTCCACCGCCTCACAGACCGCGCAGAGCGGCGCCTGTCCGAGGAGCTGCGCCACCTTGGCGAGCCCGACGGACCCAAGCTGTTCGCGAACGTAGGCCGCCGCGCGCACGCGGGCCTCGTCGCTGGAGTCGCGCACGTGCGACCAGTCTGCGGTGAGCCCGGCCTCGATCAGCTCGTCGGCCGAGCGCGACCCGTAGCCGTCGCAGAGCACGAAGGCTTGCAGACGTTGACGGCCGTCGAGCGCGAAGCGCGCGGGCGAGGAGTGGTAGAGCGCGGCGTGGAGCAGATCCGCGTCGCGGGTGAGATCGTGGGTTCGTTGCATGGCGTTCATCTCTCAGCTCTCCTTCGTCCAGCTCCTCGACCCCTTGCGGAAGCGCTGCTCGTAGAGCCTTCCGCGCGCGCCCGCTCGCGTGAAGCGACCGAGCCCCGTGCGCACCGAACCGGACACGCCGCCACAACGAGCGAACGTCCAGTAGATGCGTTGCCCCGCGCGCAGCCGGCGAGCGAGCGCCTCCGGACCCTCGTCATCGAGGAGCGGGTAGTACGCCTCGGCCGCTTCGACGACGCGCCGCCAGTTGGCAGCCGTCGGGGCGCTCTTCCAGAGCGCGAGGTAGTGCTCGACCTGAAACGCCTGTTCGCCGATTCGACGGCGGTAGGCGAGGTGGCGGCCGACGCGCTCCTCGGGAGTCAGTTGTTGGTTCATGGTGATGCCTCCTGCTCCCTCTCTTTCGACCGTTGACCGCTCCCACCTGAAACGTACCCGGAGAATCTGGAGCGGGTCGTCAGATTCCCGCGCAAGACGGCTCGTCCACCCGAAGTCCGCGGAGCCGCTCTGCGGCCCGCGGGCTCGACGCCAGGTCCGGCTTGGCATCGGCGACCGCTTCCTCCAGGGTCTTGCCCACGGCGCGCTCTGCGGCCTCTAGGAGGCCCTCGCGCTGAGCCCAGGTCACCCAGGACCCCGGCCGGCGGTCGGTCTTCCTCGTGCGCCTCCACAGGCCCTCAATCGAGTGCAGGCCGTGCCGGCCCATGTGGGCGACCTGCTCGATCACGAGCGCGCGCAGGAACAGCTCCGGGGAGTGCTCCGCGATCGCGCGCAGTTCCTCGACCTGCTGATTGGGGCAGAAGAAGCACGCGCTCTTCACCGGGACCGGCAGGCCCTCGCGCGCGATCTCTTGGATGCAGCGCTCGCGCGTCCAGCCCCACTCGACGAGCGGGAACCGGTACTTCGCCACGGCGTCCTCGCTGACCTTGGCCCACTTCCCGCGCTTGCCGCACTTCGTCTCGGTCGCGTCGTAGCCGATCAGCTTGGTCGGCTTGAGACCGGCGAAGCCGTTGGCCTCAAGCCAGCCTTGCTTGTACGGACGCTTGCGGCCGAAGAGGAACGCGTCCATCGGCTCGTGCTTCCACTTCGAGCTGCACGCGCCACGACCGAACGCTTCGCTGGGTAGCGTCTCGTTCTCGAGGCAGTTCTCCTCGAGCGTCGTGTAGCCGACGCGGCCTTTGATCTCGGACGGACGGCTGACGGTCGTCACGGACGGGAACCCGCGGAAGCGAAGCCACTTCGACATGCGCTCCACGTTCTCGTACGTCGCCGGCAGCTCGCCTCCGGTGTCGGCGAACAGCACGAGGTCCGGACGGGCGGACTCGTCACCGTCGCGTACGAGGCGCGTGAGTCCGACGAGAATCGCCGTCGAGTCCACACCGCCGCCGAAGTTGACGATCAGCGGCTCAGGCAGGTCGGGGTCGAAGAAGTGCTTCATGCGTCGGTCCTTGAAGAGGGAGTCACCGACGCACAGGGCGGCGCTCCGGGTTACAGGGTCTCCGAGCCCCCTGCCGGCTCTTGCTTTTGGTCGGGCTGCTGCGATTCGGCCCGCTCCTTCTCGTCCAAGACACCTCGCGCGTGTGCATCGGTGCGCGTGGTCTCGACGAGTCGATCGGTGAGAGAATTGGTCGCCTTGTGCACCTCTTCGGTGACCCTCGCCACCTGTTCGACCTTGCGAACGCCGCGCATGGCGACGACGAGAGTAGCGGTCGCGAGCAGCGTCGGTGCGAGACTGGCGGCGAAGGCGATTAGAACTTGGTCACTCATGGATCTATCCAGCGAGCCGAGACCACCTAGACCCAGGAGGCCGATCCCGCTTGCAGATCACGCTAACGCGTCTCCTGGGGGAGGTCGAGCTTGCGCCGGGCGGCGGCACGGGCGCGGAGCAGACGCGCGGACCGGAGAGACGAGCGGGTTGCAGCATCGTCATTCCTCGGGGCGGTTGTGCTTGCGGAACTTCCCGTAGCCATTGGCCGTCACGAACTGCGCCGTCTGGCACTCGGGGCACGATTGGTAACGGCGACCGCCGACGGCGGGCCGTCCTGAGCCAGGGCAGGTCTTTGCCGCCTTCGCAGCGGCCTCCGCCGCGTTGCGCTTCTCTGCGGCTAGCCACCCGGGCAGCGTCGGCGCGTCGGGGAAGCAGATCGTGCAGGCAGCCGTTCCGTACACCTCGACCATCGCGGCTTCGTCGCACCCGGACAGCTCAGGAAGCCACCCGTAGTGGGTCGTCGGGTAGCAGGTCGAGCAGCTCATGCCGCGGTGCACGTGGCCGCCCGGAACGAGGAAGTACCGCAGCCACGGACGCCGCGCGTACTCCGCGCGGAGCGGAGCGAGAACCCCAAGCGCAGCGTCGCGTTCCTCGCGGCACTGATCCCGGTACGCCTCGGCGGACGCGTAGCCCGCGTACACCCGCGGACGCTCCCGACGCAGGTTCTCCTCCGCCTGCATCAGCGAAAGCGCCGTGCGCCAGTACCGACCTTCGTACTCGGCCGCCAGCACGTCGACGACGGACGGGGGCGACGTGGACAGCTTCAACTCGCCCGCGAGCGCATCCCGCAGGCTGTCGCGGAGCTTGTCGTGCAGCGCGCCTTTCTCGCGCACGCTGGCAAGGCGGCGGCTCAAGACGTCCCGGTATTCGGCGAGGTTCTCGCTCATTGGTGTTTTCCTACGCCCTCCTCATCGGCCGCCGCCTGCGCATCACTTGAGCGAAACCGGACCGAATCCCGCGGGCCTCAGTCCTCAAGCTCGAACGTGTGGCAGTGGTAGTAGCGCCGCGGCATCCCGGAGCGCCGAACGCCGTTGTCCTCATCCGCCATCCGCTGCCTCTCGGACTCGTTCTGCTCCCGGACCCACGCCTCCGCCTTCTCCTCGCTGCGCATAACGCGCTCGGGGAAGTCGTTGCACGAGACGACCGTGACCCTCAGCTTCCGCTTGGGCATCAGTTCCAACCCCCACGGAACTCGGGATCATCCGGATCGCCATAGTCCCCGAGCTTGTGCGTCGGCTCGTCGCTGACGTAGCGCTCACGGTACTCGTCGACGCGCCGGTCCGACGCGATGTCGCCCCAGTGACCCCGCCCCTGATACTGGCGACCGCAGGAGTCGCAGTATTGGAACGGCGTGAACGGACCGGCTTTGCCGCACGGGCACACCGCGGCCTTGTCGTTGCTCTCGTTCATTGCTTGTCCCGCAGGTCGCACAGACGTTCGACCGCGCGCTCGAAGCGCGTCACCAAGCTCTCCATCTGATCGTGCCGAATCCGGTCCGCCTCCTCGCGGAGCATTCGATCGTGCTGCAACGTTTCGTTCAGGGCGGACGCGGCGAGGGCCATCTGCTCGGCCGCAGACCTCATCGCGCTGCCGGCGGAACGCACGTCCTCCGCGCCTTGCAGGTACACGAACTCTGCCATCACGTCCTCGGTTGCACGCCGGAGATGTCTCGCGTCGGGATCTGAACGCCTTTGGGGAAGCGCGGGCCGTATAGCCACGAAGCCCCGTCGACCACGTTCCGCTCAAGTACGAGCACCGCGCTGCCTCGCTCGACCCATCCCCGCAGGAGCGCACGGAACTCCGGCGTGTCCACGCTGCCCGAACGGAACGCCCGGACCACGAGGAGCGTGTTCGAGGCGTTCGCGCCGCCAACGACGTCGAAGAGCCGCGACGTCTGTCGCTCCACCGACACGAACCAGCCCGCCTTGTCGGGGCGATCCGCAGAGCGGCCGACACCGTGGAGCCAACCGCAGGAGAACTCCTGACAGCGCTTCGGACGCACCCGGTAGATGGCGCAGCCCTTGTCGCACTCGTGCTGGCAGGGCGTGCCCGCGGGCGTGTCGACCTCGGGGATGCTGAGCACCGTGCAGCACGCGCGGCACTCTCCGCAGACGCGCTCGCGCTTCACGGCCTGCTTCTCTTTGCGCGCCTTGCGACGCTGTTCCTTAGCCCGGCGAGCGGATCCCATCGCGCAGCTCCCTCTGCTTCCCGCGTAGCACGTCCGCACGTAACCGGAGGCGCTGAGCTAACTCGGGGTTGCCGGCGGTCTCGATGCGACCGGCGGACGCCTCGATCTCTGCGACAGCGCGATCGATCTGTTCGCACGCCTCTTCGACCTGGGCACGGTGGGCTTCGAGCGCCGCGAGTTCTTCTTCACGCATGTTCATGTTGATCGTCCTCCTCTAAAGTCGATGACGAGCCCGAGGCACGGCAGGGGCAAGACGTACAGCCGACGCTTGGCGCGGTCGTAGAAGGCACCGACCCACAGGTCGTACCACGCGAAGACGGGGCGCACCGTCACGGCCACACCTCGGACAGCTCGAGCTGGAGCAGGTCCGGCCCGTGCTCGGCCACGAGCAGCGCGAGCACCACGCCCAGCTCGGTCTGCGACTTGTGGAAGCCCTCGTCGAGGTGGCTCTCGGCGTAGTCGTGGCCCAGCTCGTGAACGAGCAGCTTGAGGTGGTCCTTGCCGAGACGCCCGTCGTCGAGCGCGGTCCGGAACCAGGCGCGGCCGAGGCGGCGTAGGTTCAGGTGCAGCATGCGCTTGCCGTAGCACGCACCGTAGTTGCGCGGATCGTTCAGGAGGTCGACGCGCAGGTCCCCCGGGAAGCCGAGCAGCATCTCGCCGATACGCCGGAAGGCTTCGATGACCTCCGGCGCTCCCGGCACCTTCGCGGGGTCGACCGTGACGTCCTTGCCCGTCGCGCTGAACTGCACACGGTTCGACGGCGTGACCTGTCCGGCCGGCTTGATCGCTTCCGACTCCCGAACGTTGGTCCAGACCTCGCGCGGGAGCGCTCCGCCCGAGACGACCGTGTAGCCCTTGCTCATGGCGAGCTGCGAACCCTCGACGTCGCTCGGGTCGTACGAGACCCGCTTCTTGCCGAAGCGAAGGTCCATGACGTACTCGATCAGGTCGGAGGTCGGCCGCGGGTTGCTCGAGCCCAGGGCTTCGGTGACCCACACCTCTTCCGCCTCGTTCTTCTCGCGCACGAGCGCCGGCCGGGCGTTGAGCGCCTCGACGCGCACGCGTCGCAGGAAGGCGGGCTTGACGTTCTCGCGGTCGATCGTGAGCGGGATCTTCTGCATCACGTTGAACGAGAGCGAGCCCTCGATCTCCACGACCGGGATGCCCATCTCGTAGAGCCGACCGACGTCGGCACGCCAGACCTGTACCTCGGTCTGGCGGACGGTCGGCCGAAGCTCTCCGTCTGCGCCGGCCAGCTCGGTCGGCAGGGCGGCCGTGAAGACGACCTCCGGCCGGACGGGCGCGAGCTGCGTCACGTCGACGTCCTGCACCCCGTCGCCGAACCTCATGGCGATGCGCGTGACGATGCCTGCGGGGCTGACGAGGTTGCTCAGCTCACCGTCGGCTTCCGCCAGCTCCGCCCGCGTCATGCGCAAGCGCGCGGAGACTTCGGTGCCGATCTCGCGGAACTGACGCGAGCGGCTGACGCTGCCGTCCTCCGAGAAGATCAACGAGCCGCGCATGCTCGTGATGCGCGCTTCGGTGCAGAGTGCGAGGAAGAGCTTCTCGCCGAGGTTGAAGCGCCCGCGCTGCGTCGGGTCGCTCTTCTTGCGGCTCGGCGCGAAGAGCGTGCGGGCCTCCTCCAGATCGAGGAAGCCTTCAGGCGAGTTGTCCACGACCGAGAGGTCGACGAGCGCTCGGCCCTCGACCGCGCGCAGGTACACGTTGACCTCCGTCACACCCGGCGCGTCCCACGCGTTCGAGATCAGCTCGAAGATCGCGGCGGCCTTGGACCGTCGGGCGAGCACCTGCGCCATGCCCTTGCGGTCGACCGCGAACCAGTTGTCCTTCGCCATGCCTGTAGTCCTCCGTTGTGGGCCGAAGCCCTGTCCTCTCCCTTGTCGGCGGAGACGCCATCCGAACTTTAGCCGATCTCGGATCGTCCTGCCTCGACCTCCATCAGCGCGCCCTCTTCTTCAGGAACGGGTGACGAGCCTCGAGCGCGACGACGGCCTCCCGCCACTTCCCCTGCACGCGCCTACGCAGCTCATCCGACATTGACGGCAGGTACGGATCCCTGGCTCGTTGCTTCCAGTCCTCATGCAGGTCACGGAGCACGTCCGGATCGGCTTCGATCCCAATGAGACGCAGCGCTCGCTCGCACGCGCGGGATCCGAGACCGCTCACGCCGCCGCCCATCAGGAACACGGCGAACTCCACCCTGGTCGGCTTCTTCGCTTCCCGAGGGAGAGCTTCATAGGCGTCGGCGCACTGCTGGTACAGCCCGATCGCATCCTCCCAGCGGAACTCCCGCTCCGCCCGAAGGGCCTGAGAGTACAGGTCGGCGGTCTCTCTGACCTGGGGGTTGCTGTAGTCGAGCGCCATTACAGGACTCCTTGGATGCAAGATCGGGGTTCCTTGCGGACACCCGGAGCTTACCCCGCGCACCGACCCGCGGTCGGCGGACGAGCGGGATTTCTGCCGACTGGGAGCGGGTTTTCTCAAGATTTGCCCCGCACGCGCTCCAGCGGCTCGGTAGGGTTGAGTGAAAGCAAGGCGCGGCCGGAGCTAATCCGGCCCTCACGAACCCGACACCAACGGAGAGACCGATGCTGTATCCGAGCAAGAACATGGTCACGCGCGCCGCCCTGCGCGACTACGCCGTCCCGACCGTCGAGGAGTTGCGCGTGCAGCGCAAGGACGATCGCGCCGGCAGCCGGTGGAAGCCCATCCCACACCTCGAGCTGATCGAGGAGATCGAGTCGGCCGCGAAGAGAATCGGTCTGCGGGTGGAGAGCGAGAGCTTCTGCACGAGCGACGACGGCCACGACATCTACGGCTTCCTGCGCTTCGACCCGGCGAGCGCGCCGTCGATGCCCGACCTGCCGGGCTCCGGTGGGATCACGCCGGAGGTCGGCTTCCGCCACTCCAACATGCAGCGCATGCGTCTGTACGGCGTGCACGGGGAGCGCGTCGCGGTCTGCGCGAACGGCATGATCGTCGGCGACTTCCTCTTCGGCTTCAAGACGACCTCCGGCAACGTCGAGCGCATGGAGCAGGGGATCTCCGAGGGCATGGAGGTCTGGTCGCAGCAGGCCACGGACGCCAAGCGCCTGCTCGAGTTCCTCTTCGGCGAAGAGGTCACCGACGAACGCGTCGATCGTCTCCTCATGGAGGGTGCGCGTCGCAACGCGTTCGCGTGGGGTCAGCTCGGCAAGATCGACGCGGTGTACCGCGGGTACCTCGACGAGGAGAACCCGTACCACGAGGCGTTCGGGCCGCGCAACCTCTGGTCGCTCGTCAACGCGGTCACCGAGGTCGCGAAGACGTGGAGCAGCCCGCGTCTCATGGAGCGCGGCGTGAAGGGCTTCCCGCGCGTCATCACCGACGCCTACGGCTTCGAGGTGGGCAAGCTCGTCGAAGACGAGCGCGAGGGCACCGCCGCTCTCGCGTTCAACGAGAGCCGCAACTAGCGCTCTCGGTGGGCCGGGTCTCTGGCGAGTCCGCGGGGAGCTTGGACACCCCTCGAACGGGTTCGATCCCCGTCCGATCCACCAACCTTTCTGGCAGAGTCGCAGCATGCTCCGAACCGGTGAAAACCCGGTCAGACCGGGGGGTCATCTCTCCCTCCCTCCATCTCCGCCCCGGTGGACTTGACTGCGGCTCTGCCTCTTTCGCGCAGGGAAAGCTCTTCCCGCTGACGGCGAGGAATCTCGCGATTTCCGCCGATCGACTTCACGCGGGACTGCCCGAACGTCGATAGGGAGAGAGTCAGGAGACACCTTCCATGATTCAGCTCACTCTCGATCCGACCGGCGAAACGGTCACCCTCAAGCTCACCGCCTACCTCGGCGGCGACCGCTTCGGCGCCTACCGGGACGTCTGCTTCTCCAACGGCGCGCGCTTCGTGCCGGCGGAGAAGGCCAACCGCGCGCCGGTCGACGCCGTGCCGCAGATCCTCGCGGGCCTCACGGACGCGGGGCTCCCGGTCGAGGTCGACCGTGCCGTCGCCGAGCGTCTGCGCGAGCAGGCCGCGGAGGCGACCGCGCTCCTCTCCGCCGGCCGCGAACGTCTCGCCAAGGTCGACGTGGCCCTGGCCGAGCGCGGCGAAGCGCTCTACCCCTACCAGCGCACGGGCGTCGAGTGGATCGCCCCGCGCATGAGCGCGCTCCTCACCGACGAGATGGGTCTCGGCAAGACCGTTCAGGCGCTCCTCGCACTGCCCGACAACGCCGCTGCTCTGGTCATCGTGCCGGGCGCGGTGCGCTTCGCGTGGGAGGGTGAGGTCCGCCGGTGGCGCCCCGACCTGTCCCCGGCCGTCGTGGCGTCGCGCCGGCAGTTCCGTTGGCCGGTCGCGGGTGAGGTCGTCATCGCGACCTACGGCGTGATGCCGGACCCCGAAGAGATCCCGGGCATGCCGCCGGTCGGCATGGTCATGATGGCCGACGAAGCGCACCTCTTGAAGAACCCCCGGGCCAAGCGCACCGCGCGCTGGCAGGGGCTTCGCGAGCAGGTGAGCGCGAGCCAGGGTCGCGTGTGGCTCATCACCGGCACGCCGCTCCTGAACCGCCCGCCGGAGCTGTGGCACGTCCTCAAGGCCGCCGGGCTCGCGGAAGCCGCCTTCGGCAACTGGTACAACTTCGTGCGGCTGTTCGACGGCCGCAAGGGGCAGTACGGCTACGACTGGGGTCAGCCGAGCGAGGAGGTCCCCGACGTCCTGCGCAAGGTCATGCTGCACCGCCGTCGGCTCGAGGTGCTGCCCGAGCTGCCGACCAAGGTCCGTCAGGACATCGAGGTCAATGATCTCGACGCGAAGACCCGCAAGCTGTGCGACGCCGTGCTCGAGACCCTGGCCGAGAGCGGCATCGACCTGAACGACGCGGACGCGGACGTCGCGGCGACCAAGATCACCGGGGCCGCCTTCGAGCAGCTCTCGCGCGCCCGCGCGGCGCTGGCCACGGCCAAGATCCCGGCCATGCTCGAGCTGGTCGAGGAGTACGAAGAGGCGGACGAGCCGCTGGTCGTCTTCTCCGCTCACACCGCTCCCGTCGAAGCGCTGCGCCAGCGCGAAGGGTGGGCGGTCATCACGGGCGAGACCGCCCTCGACGAGCGCGGCCGGATCGTCGAGCGCTTCCAGGCCGGCGAGCTGAAGGGCGTCGCCGGAACGATCGGCGCGATGGGCGTGGGCGTGACGCTGACCAAGGCGAGCCACCTGCTCATGGTCGATCTGAACTGGACTCCTGCGCTGAACCAACAAGCGGAAGACCGCGTGTGCCGGATCGGCCAAGACCGCGGCGTCGTCGTCAAGCGGCTCGTCGCGCGTCACGCCGTCGACGCCCGCGTCGTCGAGCTGCTCACCGAGAAGCAGCGCATCATCGAGGCCAGCGTCGAAGCCAGCGCGGTCGAGGCCGACTACGTTGGCGCGTCGCCCGCGGAAGCGCTCGCGCGCGCCGCGGAGCAGTCGGCCGCCGTCCTGACCGAGGTCGAGGCCCGCAACGCAGAGGTCGCGCGGCAAGCCGCGGAGCAGGCCGAGCAGGCGGTCGCGAGCGTCAAGCGCTCGTTGGGCTCCGCCTACGACGGCCGCGAGCTGCAGGTCAGCGGCAAGTTCCGCTCGGCCGCGAACGCCGTCGAGGAGCACGCCGCTCGGGCGCTGGTCCAACTCGCCTCGATGGATCCCGACAGGGCGCAGGAGATCAACGGCATGGGCTTCAACAAGCTCGACGGCGAGTTCGGTCACTCCCTGGCCGCGCAGATCGAGTCGCGCGGACTGCTGTCGGACAAGCAGTGGGCGGCGGCCGTCAAGATGGCTCGCAAGTACCGCCGGCAGGTCGGTGAAGCATGAGCAAGATCAACTCCGTCGGCCGGTGCGAGGATTGCCGAGCGTTCTATCGCGTTCGGGTTCCGCACCACGGATCCGCCTGTCTGGGCACGCGCGGCGCGTCTCCCGTCAGGTGCCCGGTCTGCGGGGGCAACGTTCGTCGGTCGACGGTTTCGGCGTATCACCGCGCCGTCCGGGCAGCCTCCCCGAACGACAAGCTCACGTCCGTTCGGATCGGCGGGGCGCAGGCGCCCAACGTTCGGATCCCGGCGCCCCCCGACGACCCCAACTACCACGTCCGGAACGCGGATCGCGGTCCGGTCAATTTCGACGAAACGCGACCCCCTACTCAAAGACCATGAAGTTACGAACGCTTATGTGCATCGTCGTGCTCGCCGGACTGCTCCTCGGGATCGCACTCGGCTTCGACGAAGACACGCCGCGCGTATCGACCGGCAAGGGTCTCGCCGCGAGCGAGACGACGACCGAGAGCAAGAGCTTCGCCGCAAGCGCGAAGGAGACCGAGGCGCCCAAACCGAAACCGAAGCCCAAGGCGAAGCCCAGCACGGTCGATGCAGTCGACGCGTGGGTCATGGCGCAGGACTTCGTGACGAGCGCGCTGCGCTCGCCGTCGACGGCCGACTTCGGATCGGCCGGCTGGTTCGGCGGTGGCGAGTACCAGAAGCCGAGCGAGAGCGCCCTCAACCTCGGAGACGGCACCTGGGTCGTGAACGGCTGGGTCGATGCGCAGAACGCGTTCGGTGCCACCATACGCGAGACGTGGGTGATCGAGATGAGGTACCTCGGCAACAACCGCTGGCGCCGCGTCGGGCTCGTGGTCGGTAATCCGCAGACGGCCGCGGATATCGCCTGGCTCGACGGGCTCTCCGCCCGGCTGAAGAGGTAACCCCCGTGCCGACCTACGATCAACAACGGACGCGCTGGGTAACGATCCTGGCCACCGACGCGCAGGAGTACGTGTGCAGCGAGGACTGCGCGCGTAGAGCGGTCCGGCCGGTTCGCCGGCAGGAGACCCTACGCGTCGCCGCGGAGACGGCGTGCTGCGTCGTCTGCCGGAGGTACGGCACCTTTCCCAAGGTGCCCCCTGCTCAGTGACAGCGTGTCACTGGGCCTTTGGGCTCAAGTCGCGGGTTCCGGGAGGACGAAGAGAGAGGCAGAAAGGCTGGTATCGCTATGGGTTGGACATTCACTTCAGGTGCGACGAAGGCGGACGTGATCCGCGAGCAGATCGAGCAGAGGCCCTTCGAGTACGGGGGTCACCGCGTCGAGCACAAGGCCCTCGACAAGTCCGTCCAGGGCAACGCGCTCTGGGTCCTGTTCGAGACCATCACGACCGACATCGAGAGCGGCGAGGAGCGACTGGAGCGACAGAAGTGGATCGCGCTCTTCCTCCTGGCCTCGAAGCGCGGCTACGGCTGGGGCTACAAGGACATGGAGGAGTCGATGGGCTCGTACACGTTCTCCTGCCCGCTGCGCTTCCTCGACGCCGCCCCCGTGGCGTGCGCGGAGTGGCGCGAGGGCGTGCGCGCGTACTGGCAAGACAAGGCCGAGAAGAAGAAGCTCCGCCGCTCCCTCAAGCCCGGCCAGGTCGTGCGGCTGGACAGCGCGACGATCCCGGAGGTCGAGATCGTGTCCGTGAGCGGACGGCGCATCCTCGGCAAGTACAACGATCGCCTGTACCGCGTTCCGCTGCGGTTCCTCGGCGAGGTCGTCGCGGCGAGCTAGATCAGGGGTACGGGTAGCCCGGCCGGTTGCGCACGTTGATCTCGCCGCAGTCGTAGGTGATCTCTTCACCCGCGATGAAGACGGTGAGCCCGAAGGGGTAGTCCGCCTGCGCGTTCGTGATGGGCGGAGCGATCACGACCACCACGGCACCGTTCGCCCAATCCGCGCCGGGCTCCAGCTCGCTCACGGGGATCGGCGCCTGATTGGTCCCGTCCGGCAGCTCCCACTCCAAGAGGATCTGCGTCGCGCCGGAGACGTCGGCCGGCGCATTCTGACCGAACCGACGCAGGTTGATCGTGTGCCTGACCGTGTTCCCGACGAACACCGGGATCTTGATCCCTTGGCTCATACGACGACTCCCTGAATCGACGCGACCGCGGGCGCAGCCGAGAGCGTCACGCCGACGAGAAACACCGTCGGCATCTCGTCACCGACGAGCAGGTCATGGACGTGGAACAGCACGGCTTCGTGTGTGGTGACGGGCTCCAAGAGGATCGAGGTTCTCGGCGCGGCCGTGGCAGTGTGCCCGGTGACCGCCGGGAAGACAACCGACGGCGCCGCCTGTTGGAACGGCAGCACGAAGTCGAGCGCGCGAGCCTTCGCAGGACGAGCGGCGAGCGTCACGACCGTCTGCACGATGCGCTGCGCGGAGATCTCCGCGAGAGCATCGCCGGCTTGGAGCGCGACCGACGCCTCCACGTTGAGAGCCGCGACGATCGCAACCGTTGCTTGACCGGCCACCGCGGCGACGTCGGCTTGCACGACCCGCTGAGCGAGGACGGCCGTCGTAGCCGCGCCGGCTTGGAGCGCGAGCACCGTCGAGATGCCGATCCCCTGCTCAATGACGAACGTGACCGTGGCCGCGTCGGCGGTCAGCACGAGGACGGTCTGGCTCAGCTTGTCGGCGTCGAGCGCGACCGTGGCCGCCCCGGCCTGCGCGGCGACGGTGACCTCGCTCTGGATGACCGTGCCGTCGACGTCCGCGGTCGCGGGAGCCGCCGCCAGCGCCAGGTCCGTCTGTACGACCCGCTGGGCCTGTAGGAGCGCCGTGGCTGCGCCCGAGGCCACCGCCAGACTCGTGAGGCCGACGTGATCGGCGTCCACGGAGACCGTCGCAGATGCCGCCTGGAGCGCCAGGGAGGTCTGGACGACCCGCTGGGCCGCCACGACGGCCTGGGAGGCCCCCTGAGCCGCGGTGACCGTGCCCGTGCTCTGGAAGACGTCGCCGGCCGCCGAGACGGTCGCGGCGCCTGCGGAGAGCGCCAGGGAGGTCTGGGAGACCTTATCCGCGTCGAGGGCAACCTCGGCAGCCGTGGCCTGGAGGGCGAGGTCGGCTTGAGCGATGTGGTCTGCCGATATGGCAGCGGTCGCCGCGCCGGCCTCCGCTGCCACGGCCGCAGCCTTCTCCCCGACCTTCTCCGCGGCGACCAGCGCCGTTGCGGCCCCTGCGGCGACCTGGGGGGCCGTCTGGCTGAGCTTGTCGGCGTCGAGGCTGACGGAGGCCGCGGAGGCCGCGGGCGCGAGGGACGCCTGCGAGACGCGCTGAGCGGCGACGCTGCTCGCGGCGGGGTCCGCCTGGACGGCGAGATCGACCTGCTCGATTCGCTGCGCCGCAATGGCCACCGTGGCCGCACCGGCGGAGGCGGCAACCGTGGCCGCGAGCGGGAGCTGCGTGACCACGGCAACCGTCGCGGCACCCGCCTGCACGGTGACGTCGGTCTGGCTGAGCTTGTCGACGTCGAGGCTGACGGAGGCCGTTGCGGCCAAGACGGCCAGGTCGGTCTGCCGGAGCACGTCGACGTCGGTGAGCACGTCGGCCGCGCCTGCCTGCACGGAGACGCCGACCTGATCGACGCGCTGCCCCGCAACCGCGGAGGTCGCCGACCCCGCTTGAGCGGCGACGTCGGTCTGCGGGACGAGCTGCGACGCCGCTGCAACGACAGCCGCGCCGGCTTGAGCCGCGACGGAGGTTTGAACGACCCGCTGCCCGGCGATCGCGGAGGTCGCCGCACTCGCCTGAACGAGCGCATCGCCCGATATGGTCGCACCGACGTCGACGGCGATCGCACTCGTCGCGACGCTCGCCTGAGCGGAGACAGCCGTCTGACTCAGCTTGTCGACGTCGAGGGTGAGCGTGACCGCGCCGGCCTGGAGCGCGAGGTCGGTCTGGACGATCGTGTCGACGTCCGTGAGCACGTCGGCGGATCCGGCCTGCGCGGAGACAGCGGTCTGAACGACCCGTTGTCCGGCGACCGCGGAAGTCGCAGCACCCGCCTGAACGGCGGCGTCGGTCTGGAGGGCGAGCTGCGCGGAGGAGACGGAGGTCGCGGCTCCGGCGGAGGCGGCGACGTCGGTCTGGACGATCTTGTCGACGTCGAGGACGAGCGTGACGGCGCCGGCCGAAGCGCTGACGTCCGTCTGGAGAACGAGCTGCCCGGCGATCGTCGTGTCGGCGGGATCCGCGGAGGCCGCGACGGTGACGATATGCGTCGGCGGGAACGCCTGATTGCGAACCGCAACCGGAAAGACGCTGACCGGGCTCTCCACCCCGGGCGGGTAGGCCAGGTCACGCGTCGCAAGGGCGAAGACGCTGACCGGGTTCGGCATTAGATCGGCGTGCGGTCTCGACGATCGGCAGAGATGGAGAAGCTGAACGCAATGGACGTGTCGTCGTCCTCGTACACGTCCATCTGCGTGTCGGTGCCGTTCACCACCACGCGGTTAGCCGTCACCTTCTTGATCCGGGGAATGTCGTCTTCGATGCGAGCGATCGTGATGCCGCTGAACGAACCGAAGTGGTAACGCTCCTCCGGTCCGACCTGTCCAGCCGCGAGCGGGTCCGCGTCGACCATCACGCTGTACTCGAGCGCGGCGTCGGGCGCGAACGTGTAGCGGTACGCGCCGTCCCCAACCTCCGTCATCGACTGCGCCGTCACGACCGCCGCACCCGTGTCGAGCCGCCGGATCGTGATGCGCGGCAGCGTCGTTGGCGTCGTCAGCGGTACGCCGGACGAAGTGACGTGTGCGACGATCTCGGCCATCAGGTCTCCACCCTTCGGAACGTAGCGTACACGAGGCAGCCGCCGGTGAAGCTGCCCGCCGTGAGCGCGAGCGACACGGTGCTACCCGACGCGATCGTGTTGCTGTTGATCGAATCGGACGCGAGCTTCTGCTGGCTACTGAGCGCGAGCGAACCACCTGTCACGTCCGTCCCGTCATCGCGCACGCTGAACGTGCAGGTCGATGAGACCATGACGAGCGCACTGAACTCGACCACGATGCAGTCCCAGGGGCAGACCCAGCCGATCGCAGCCGCGTACGGCACCGCGGGGTTCACGAACAGGTACACCGGTGCCGTGTTGTTGGCCGAAGCGAATCCCTTGATGCAGTGCGTCCGCACCGAGAGCCACTTCGATCGGGAACTGTCGAAGTAGAACTCCTCCTCGAGGTCGGTGCGGTAGAACTTCTGACCCTCGCGCGGCGTCCCCGGGAAGCTCGTGCCCGTTGGTGTCTCCCCGACGTACCGGGTCCCGTCGTGGACCATCACGTCGCCCGCAGCCGCGCCGTCCTCGAGGATCCCGCCGCCTCCGAGGTCGAGATCGTTGCCGTCGAGATCGAGGTCGCCCGTCATCGGCCGCGACCCGTCCGTCAGGAGGTCGCGCACGAGCGTTCCGCCCGAGTGCGTCTGCGTCCCCGTGATCGAAATGCACGAGAGTCGCAGCGTCCCGCCGCTCACGTTGTAGGCGGTGTCGGCTTCGATCGCGCCGACCGCGAGGTCACAAGTACCGTTCGAGACTACGATGCCAGTGGTCGTGGCGGCACCTTGATCGCGCAGACTCGCGATCCGTCCACGGATCGAAGCGCCGGCCGTCGTGAGCGAGAGCCCTATCGCGGACGTGTCGATGATCTGAGCCTGACCGATCGCAACGACCAGCACCGAACCCGAGACCGTATTCGTGACGGCGCCGATCTGCCGGTCGACCTTGTAGAAAGCCTCGCCCGTGCTTCCCGTGACACGATCGATGCTGCCTTCGTGGATGTGCGCGTTGAAGCTCGACTGGTCTTCAAGATCGACGTCACCCGCCAGCACCGAGAACGGCATGAACACGTTCACGAACGACGGGACCGTCAGATCCTCTACGTGCCGTTCCGCGTCGAGAACCACCACGCTGTTCGGACCCGCCTGCGTCGGACCGGCCGCTTCAGCAGCGTCGATCGCGATCTGGACCAAGCGCATCGGATCGTTGGGGTCACGACCGCTCGCAGCATCGTCCCCCCACTCGGCCGCGTACCAGATGCTCGAGGCGTCTCCGGTCAGTACCCCCAGCGGCCGAAACACACCCGCGCCGGAGTAGATCAAGAACTGGTCACCGCCCGAACTGGGTTCGTCCTCGACGATGTAGATCACGTCGGGAACGGTCGGGGAATTGACCCACCCGAACAAGGGGGCGAACGTCGCGATCGAGTGATCGGCAAACGCCGACCAAGCCGCACCGGTCTTACCGATCGGCAGAAAGTACGCATCGTTCACACTAGGCGAGGCAGGCTGTGCCGTCGTAGTGACGCTCTTCAGGGTCGGCATCGGATCAGGTCGGCGTGTACGCGACGAGTGCCACGGCGCTCCACGTGCTGAGGTCTTGGCTCGCACGGAACTCAAGGTTCGCGCCCAGGCGGAAGATGCTCAGCGTGATCGTCGGGCCAAAGCCGACAACGAGGCCGGGAACGAAGGCGTTGAGCGTGAGGCCCGCGTTGTAGACCGAGGCGATCACCATGACGGGCTGCGTGGTGTCGATGTCCGTGAGACCGTGCGCGAACGTCGCGGTCGAACCGCCCGCACCGTCAAACAAGATCGTGAACGGGATCTCCACCACGGTCGGGAAGGACACTGAGAATCCTGCCACGATCGCGCGCAACTGATCCGCGGTGAGGTCAACCGTGTTGCCCGTCCCCGCACCCGCCGCGCGGCCCTTGACGTGGGCCTCCAACATCTGCGCGAGCTTCGTGTTCACGATCGCGTTGTTGGCGATCGAGTTGGCTCCGAGCGTCCCGAAACCCAAGACGGTACCGGCGCGGCGAAGCACGGCACCGTCCGCGGGCGCAGCGATGTCGGCGGGATCGCCGACGCTGTTCACCGAGCGCCCGATTACGGAGAGCGCAGCCGAGTCGCGCAGCTTCGTGTCCGTGACGGCGTTGTCGGACAAGTCTGTCGTGCCGTAGGGCGGAGCTGCGGCGCCAGCTTCGATCCCATCCAGCTTCGTCCCATCCGCTGCAATGTCTCGACCGTCGACCGAGCCGAAGACGACGATGTTCCCGTCGACCTCGAGGTTCGTGTCGACGTGCACCGTGCCGTTGCCCTTCGCGTGCAGGTGCAGGTCGACATCGATATCGGAACCGACCGCGCGCAGCGTCGGACCACCCAACGAGATGCTGTTCTCGACCTCGAGGTTGTTCACGGCGCCGGGCTGCTCGACGAAGCTGAGCAGCGTCGCGCTGCCGTCTCCGAGCACCTGTCCGTTGACGTCGAGGTGACCGCCGAGCTGCGGCGTCGTGTCTTCGACGACAGCCGAGAGCTTCTCGGCGTCCAGCTCCTCGATCGCGGCCTGAACGTCCGTGGCGACGATGCTGCCGCCGGGGCTGTAGGAGACCTGGCTGGCGAGGGGCAGCGGGACGAAGTGCGCGGGTCTGACGAGGACGACCGACATCTGATTCGCCCGGAGCGCGGAGCCTTACGGCGAGGACGTGTAGGTGAAGCTGTTGATCCTCACGGCGTCACCGGGGTTGATCGTCGTGGAGGACAGCTCCATGTCGCCGCCTCCGCCGGTGCCCGTGACGACGCCTTGGAAGACCTCGGCGTTGTCCCGGTCGCGGCAGCGGAAGACGGACGCGGTGCCGCCGCCGGCCGCGTTGGAGTCCTCCAACGGCACGCCGAGCGCGGTCGCGGTGCCCCCGGCAGCCGCGCCGAAGGCCGGGTTGGCGAAGTCGATCTCCGCCAGGATCGCGGCGAAGCCCGCCGTGCCGATCTGGGTGTCACCGGCCGCGTCGGCGGTGCCCGCGTCGATCGCGTCCACGACGAGATCCGCGAGTGCGTTGCGGATGGCGGTTACGTGCGTCAGGGCCATGAGGAGATCTTCTCGGGCGGTTAGGGAAGCGTCGAGTGGGCGTATGGTGACGCGTCGCCCCGGGCGTGTCTACACCCCGCCGGGAGCGTCCAGTGACAGCGTGTCACCGGGCCGTGTGTCAGTTCTCCCGCGTTGTGATGGGGAACGGGCTAGTAGCGGATGAGCCAGTTCAGCGCGATCGACGGCTGCACGTTGTTGTGCGGCGTGCTCGAACCCGCGCTCCCCATCACGCTCGGGCTGATTCCGACCACGTTGTTGTTGTCGGAGGCGTTGTCGTCGCCGATCTCCGCTCCGCCGGCACCCTGCGCGTAGGTCACGTCGTCGTAGGTGTGCGTGTGCGACGGCATCTCCCCGCCCTTCAGGGCGTACCGCTCGACGCCCCCCTTGCCCCCGAGCAGGTCCGCGAACGAACTCGTGAGCACGTCCGCAGGCTGCCCGCCCATGATGTCCATGCCGACCACGGTCCGGCCGCGGAGATCGGGCAACTTGAACACCGAGGCGCTCGTGGGGCTGCCGTAGGCGATGCCGATGATGTTGAAGAGATTCTGGTAGGTGAAGCGCGACACCTCACGGCCGTCGCAGACGAGGAAGTTGACCGGAATCGTCCCCTGCGGACCGGCGTACGGCACCACGGCGCCGACAGGGACGTCCTGGGCAGCGGAGATCGCAACCTGCTCGTCGAGGTAGCGCTTGTTCACGAGGTCCGCGGGGCCCGTCGGGTCCCCCAGATTCGTCGGGATGAACCCCGGTTCGAGTGGATCGTCTCCGTCGAAGTTCAGGTTGGCCAGCATGCCCGGCACGCCCACCCGACGCAGGAAGGCCGACGTGATCGTCGCCTCCTCGGCCGTGAGCGTGTCCCTACGGATCGCGTCGGTGTCAATGACCGCGGCGGCCATGTTGAGAATCCGGAAGCCCCCCATGTTGAGAGGCGCGATCATCGCTGCGCTTCCGTCCTGCTTGACGACGAACGAGTCGAGCACCTGCTCCACGTCGTCCTCCGCAGAGAACTGCACCGCCTCGAGCTGTTGAATCGTAATCGCGTCCCGGATGTCCTGCGCGTCGGCGAGGTTCACGATCTTGAACCCGCCGAGGTCCATGTTGCCGCGCATGAAGTAGGAGCCCTGCGTCGAGTCGGCGATCGGAAGGTCCGCCCCGTCGCGATCCAAGAAGAAGTCTTGGATGAAGTTGTAGAGCCCTATCAAGACGTTCGTGATCTGCCGAAGCGTCTCGGTGCGCGTGTCGAGGGCCGACGGTTGCTGGTTCTCCGCAGTCGGACCGATGAGCGTGAGCGGACCGACCTCCGTACGAGACGGCCATGTCGCACCCGTGCTGGGTAGCGGAGAAACAGGAGTCGGGGGCCACTGAGCCATCAGAACAGGACGAAAAAGAGCGTGGCGACGAGAACACCGAGAGAGAACGCCAGCGGAGCCACCACGCACCACGCGAACTGCTCCGTGTTTCGGAGACCTCGGCTCTCCTTCTCGTGCGCGTACCCGACTTGGGTGAAGTCGTGCAGTGGAGGGCAGCCTTCCTCGTGACGGACGCCCGGCAGCACCCTCGCCTCATACAACGCCTTCGCAACGCTCACAGACCCGCCGCGGTCCTGCACCGAGGGCAGGCAGACCGGAGCGACGTGGCCGTTGAGGAGACGATCGATCTCAGCGTCGCTCTCCTTGCGGATCTCGGCGCGTTCCTCCGCGGAGAGGAGATCCAAGAGAACCGGGCTGTTAGGGGTCGCGGTCATGAGAACACCTCAGATCTTGATGATGAAGTTCATGGCGATCGACGGCTGCACGTTGTTGTGCGGGTTGTCGTTGCCCTGGGGATCCGTGACCTGACCGGTCAGGGTCACGAAGTCGGACGTCGCGTTGACCACGGACGGACCCTCCTCCGCGCCTCCGGTAGCGACGGCCACGTAGCGATCGTCGTATTGGTGCGTGTGCGACGCGATCTCGTCCAGCGTGAGCGTGTGGAACTCCTCGCCGAGCGTGCCGCCGAGGATGTCGGCCTGCGCACTCGTGAGGACGTTCGCCGAGCTGCCCCCCATGTTGTCGAGACCCACCGGCACGCGACCGCGGAGATCGGGCAGGCGGAACTCTCCGCCCGGTTCGCCGCCGATGTTGTACGTGGTTCCGACCACGGCGAAGAGGTTCGCGAAGGTTGCTTGCGAAACCGTCTGCCCCGCGCACAAAAGCCACCCGGTCGGCACGGCGCCCTCGGACCCTGCCCAGACCGCGATCGCACCCGGCGGGGTCGCAGCGATATCCGAGAGCACCTGCAACAGGTAGCCCCGACTCACGCCGTCCCCGTCGTTCGACGGGATGGCCAGGTTCATGTTCACGATCTTGAACCCGCCGAGGTCCAGATTGCCGATCATCGTGTTGCCGCCGTCGCGGCGCACGTAGTCGGCGCGGATCTGATCCAGCTCGGTGTCCATCGTGCCCTTGTTCACGGCGTCGGCGACGTTGACCGGATCGCCCAGGAACTCGACGCGGAAACCCCCCATGTTGAGGGGCGCGAGCATCTGGTTCGTGCCGTTCGTCTTGAGAGCGCCGTTGAGCTGATTCTGGAGCGAGTTCAGGAACGCCGAGAGCGTGTCGAGCTGCTGCTTGGTGACGGCATCGGTGTCGTCCACGCCGTCGGCCATGTTGATGACCCGGTGGAACGAGGGGCTCAGCGGATCGTCCCCCATGTCGAGGTCACCGCGCATGTAGCTCGGCGACAGCGACCCGTCCACGACCGCACTCGCGCCGTCGCGGTGCAGGAGGTTCTCGTTCAGCGAATTCGTGACCTCGATGAGCTTGTTGACCGCCTCGCGCAGGGTCTCCGTGCGCAGGTCGAGTGCCCGCGGCTGCCGGTTGCCGGCCTCGGGTCCAACCGAGTCCGGGTTGGGCGGACCGACGATCGACTCGAGCAGCGGATAAGTATTGTCCTCATCCGTCAGGTCGATCGACGTCGGCGGGTTGATCGGGTCGATCGGGATCTCGGGAAGTTCAGGCACGTCAAACGCTCCTCGTGTAGTCTACCGCCGCATGGTGCGAGAACGATGGAAGCCCGTCGTCGGCTACGAGGGCTGGTACGCAGTCTCCGATCGAGGACGCGTGAAGCGCGTACGGGGCGGCGACCGCAACACCGTTGCAGGACGCATTCTCCGACAGACCACGAAGTCCAACGGCTACCTGTCGGTCATGCTCTGCCGACGAGGCGAGACGCGCCGCTTCAACACACACAAGCTCGTCGCCGAAGCCTTCCTCGGCCCCTGCCCCGACGGCTACGAAATTGACCACGAGAACGACGATCGCCAAGCGAACTGCGAGGACAACCTGCGGTACGTCACTATCGGCGAGAACCGGCGGAATACGTACCGCAGGCGGCTGACGGAAGCTCGCGTCCGAGAAGCCCGGAAACGAAGAGGTAGAGGAGAGACGCTGAGCAACATCGCGGCTTCGTTCGGCGTCTCGCCGGGGACTATCAGTGCGGCCGTGCATTTCAGATCGTGGAAAGATGTTCGCTAAGGCCGTCCGATGAAGATCTGGTGCTCGAACTGGAGCGCGTGCGTCGGGATCTTGACCTCAGCGGGGAACGTCACCCGGGCCAGCATGGCACCGTTCTCGGCGAATGCACCCTCCTCGGTCAGACCCACGCCGTCGAGCGCTGACTGCGCTTGCGGCACGACGCCGGCCAGCGTGACGGACGTTGCGCTCGGATAGAAGGCCGTCACGCCGAGGATCGTGTAGAGCGGCGGCACGACGGAGATGTCCGTGTCACCTGCAGCCGGCGCGGGAGGCGAGAGCGCGGAGCCGATGCGCATGCTCGTGATCTGCAAGTCGCTCGTGTCCTGCACGCCGAACGCGCCGGTCGTCGGGAAGTTGAGGCCGAAGCCGATGAGCGCGCGGATGATCTCGAGACCCGTATCCACCACGAGGTTTTCGTAGCGACAGGAAGCGTGCGCGCGGCCGGTGTGGCAGAGACGGTCCACGGCGTCGGGCGACAGCGGGCAGCACGGATCCTCGCCCATGCAATCGCCCGGGATGTGCACGATGCGCAGGGAACCGCGAACGCGAAGCAGATCGTGAACCCTCACGGCGAGATGACCTCCACGGCGACCAGGGTAGTTGCCGCGCCCGCCTGCGCAGCGACGGTGGCTTTGACGGGAAGCACGGACACGACGAAGGAGGTCGTCGCGGGGCCCGCGGCAGCGGCCACGAGAGCAATGTGCGCAGCCTCGAAGGCCACCACGGCATCGGAGGCCACGACGGCATCCTCCGCTTCGACCACGATGTCCGTCGTGAACGTCCGGATGCGCACGTGCGCAGGCAGCACGTTCATCTTGAGGAACGTGGCGACCTTCTGCTTGGTCGAATCGTCGATGACGACGAAGGGCGTGCCATCCAGCTCGTTGAGGTGGATGGCGACCTGCGCGGCCGGGTGGTAGACCGTCGGATCGCTCGGCGTCGGGAACTCGTTCGAGTAGTTGAAGGGCTTCTCGATGAAGTCCGTTGCAGAGCCGCCGGGCTTGATCCAGATCTGCGTCGCGTAACCCGAGAAGCCGAGCATGCGCAAGGCAACTCGGACCGCCTGGTCGAGCCCCTTGATCTGCATGAGCGGGACCCAGCTCCGCAGGATCTCCCGCTGCAAGATCTCCGGCTGATCCGCGTCGATGTCCGCACCGAAGTTCGACGCGAGCAGCGGAAGCAGCTCGATCGGACACAGCTCCGGATCGATGAAGTCGAGGATCTTCCGGGTGTCGTACGCGAGCTGATGGTACTTCAGCCCGACGAGCTTCGCGTAGTAGTCGTAGATGCCGTTCGGATCGAGGATCTCGAAGACACGCATCCCCATAAGGGCCCGCTGGGGCAGCGTCGTGTGCGCGACCCAAGCACCGCTCTCCGCGTCGTACTTCTCGACGGTGCCGTCGAGCAGCGCCACGACCTCGTTCTCCTCCGGCCGGCGGAAGAGAATCGCCTCCTCTTCGATGCCGTCACCCTCGAGGTCCACGAGCACGCGCATCCCGATGGAGTTCGGCAACGCACCGAAGAGTCCGAGCTGTTCGCCCGGCGGCGCCGTGTAGGACGCGGCCATGCGAAACGCCTGGTTGAGTTCGAGCTTCGGCGTCACCCCGTCGGGCTCATGCAGGTTGCCGATGTGGCTCACGTCGTCGAGGTAGATCAGCAACGGGAAGCACGGCCGCACTCCCGTCGCCTGCGCGATCGCGTCTCGCGACAGCTCCGGGAAGAGCGCCACGATGAGGTCACCGGCGAGAAACGACGCGGCCGTGATCTCGCCGACGATCGAGACCGCGATCTGCAAGCCCCCGAAGAGGTTGCCCGCGGCCAACAACTCCGCGTTGGTGATGACCGCCGAAACGATCAGGGACCCGGTGACGCTCGCGGTAGCGGTGAGCTGCGGGTTATCGGCCGCGGGACCGCCCTTCGTCAGAGCGCCCGACAGGACGGCGTGACCGCCTACGCGCGGAAAGTGCGGGGGCCCCTCACCGAACTCACCACCGCCCCCCGAGGTCTCGAAGTACCACTCGAGGAACGTCCCGGCCTGAAGCAGTCGGTCGGTGGTGATGGAACGGATGAAGTTCCCGAAGAACGTGCCGCTCGCACTGAGCAGCTCGTTCCCGGGAACGTCCCCGTTGCCGATGAAGAAGCTCGCCACGTCTCAGTCCGCGAGGACGATCAGACGATCCGGATCGTGAGCTGGTCGGCCGTGATGGTGTCGTTCGTCGCCAGGGTGATCGGCGACGAGCGCTCCCACCACGCGAGCACGTTGTCGTCGCCGTCCTCGATGTAGGCACCGCCGATGTCGTTGATCGGGTTGGCGGTCGCCGTGAACGTCTGGTTCGGCGTGAGCACGATCTGCGTGTCGCCCGAGCTGGCGCTCGGGTTGGACCAGTTGCCGCCCTTGGTGAGCGCGATGACGCCCGTGTAGCCGCCACCGCCGGGGCTCGGGAGGTTCAGGACGGAGGCGTCCTTGTCGAGCACGGAGCCGGTATCGGCGAACAGCTCGAGCCCCGCGGCGATCTGCGCGATGCCGCCCACGAGGGCGGGCGTCGCACCGGTCAGACCGGCGAGGAAGGTGCGGTTGTCGTCGTAGAGGGCGACCTGCTGTCCGTAGTTCGTCAGGCTGGGCATTGGGTTCTTTCCTTGAGGGGTTAGCCGGCGATGAGAGTGAAGACCAGCGACCGCAGGTTGATCGCCTGCACCGTCGTTGAGTCGATCTCGGAGTCGAAGAGGATCTCGTTGTCGTACAGGAAGGCGTCGTCGTAGAACTTCTTCTCCGACGCAGCGGGAATGCTGAGATCCTGAAGCGGATCGAACGGCCCACCCTGAGACCCCGTGATGTCCTGATTGGTCCGGTAGACGTCGATGACGGTTCCCAGACTCGGATCGTCGAAGTCGATGTGCTCGAACGTGATCTGGCGAATCGTGAAACCGATGACGCCGGGCACCCGGTTGACGACGTTGTAGATGTCGGAGATCCGGATGAGGAACCCGCTCGACGTCTCGAACAGCTCGACGAGAGCCTCGACGATCGCCTCGTGCACGTCCTCCGTCCGGTTGAGCGTGTCGTACTTGACCTGACCCAGGTCGACGTCAACCTGCGCGACGGTCGGACGGATGACGACGTTGTGCACGGTCGCGATCGTGCGCGGACGGAGGTACTGCTGCACGGTGTAGACCCGCGCCGTAGGTGCCTGCACGTAGCGCTGATAGTTGACCGCCGACGTGAACCCCTGCCCCGGGCTCGTCGAGACGAAGGTGAACTGCTCGGAAGCCCAGATGTGCACGCGGACCACGTTGCCGTTCAGGCTCGCGATCGGGTTGTCCGCGAACGCGAGCGCTACGCCCGCCTGCGTCGCGACCGCCTCCTCGTAGTCCGCGATCGTGATGACCTTATCGAGCGTGCGGATGAAGGCAGGGATCGCCACGCGCAGCTCGGCCACGCTCTCGCGCGCCTGGCCGCCGGTCGCCGGCTGCGACGAGTTCTTGACCGGAATCGCGGCCGTGGTCGACGTGCCAATCACCTCGGCCTGGAGCGAGCCCTGAATCGTTCCGACGCCCGCGTTGCCGGCCGCCCCGTTGGTCGTGCGGTAGTTGATCGTGACCGTGGCGTCGGGGACCTTGCCGGCCGTCCCGTTGCCGAAGATGACCGTCAGCCGACCCTGCCCGTCGAAGAAGACCTGATAGGTCTCGGTGTCCGACGTCTCGAAGAGCACGTTGGGCACCTGCGTCCACTGGTTGAGCGGGTTGTCGGGGTCGCCGACGAACACCTGCCAGGAGGCTTCCTCCACGATGCCACGCGAAACGGTGAACTTCTGGTTCGGCTGCTTCGTCGGCGTGAACGCCTCAGTGAAGCTCTGCCCCTCGCGGAGCGTGAACGAGGTGGTCGACGAGCCCGGAATGATCGTCACGTCCTCGACGATCTCGTAGCGAAGGCCGTTGGCCCCCTGGACGGAGTTGCCGGCGGGCACGATCGCGCCGAAGCTCACCACGTTGGCCGGGAGGGCCCCGGAGGCCACCACGACCGTCGCGGCCGTGGCCGACCGGGGAACGTAGCCGACGGAGCGCGCGGCCCGCAGGGCGCTCTCCAGGCGCCGCGCAGTGGCCAGGAAGACCTCCTGCGCGGTGACGTCCTGCCCGTAGCTCAGGAGATCGCCGACGAAGGCGAGCATCTCCATGAGCGTGATGCCCAGGTTGGACGTGAAGAAGTCGGTGAAGTCCTCCGGCCGGGTGGCCTGCACGAAGCCTTCGAGCGCGTCGAAGATGGTCGCGAAGTCCCGGTCGGTGTAGGAGAGTTGCGGCGGGCTGACGTCCGGCATGTAGCTACACTCCCGCGTTCATCGCTGCGCTCGACGGCGGCACGTAGGTCTTCGGGATCAGGACCGTCTGCGCGCGCTCTTGGTCCCGGCTCGAGTTGACCCGGAAGAAGACCTTGATCTCGATGCCCTTGTTGCTCTCCGCAGTACGGATGAGCGTGCGCGTCACGGTGACGTGAGGAAGGTTCCGTGCCGCGATGTCCTTGATCGCCGCGTCGACGAGCTGGAACTCGCCCTCGATGATGGGATCGAAGAGCAGCTCGTAGAGCGAGCTGCCGAACGACCGCCGCATGACGCGGCCCCCGATCGGAACGAACAGCGCCATCAGGAGATCGCCCCAGGCGACGTCTCCCTCACCCTTGGACTCGAAATAGCCCCCGGAGCCCTTGAGGGCCGGGAGCGCGAGTCCGCGCAGTTCGCGGGAGGAAAGTAGGTCGGAGCTTACCATCGGTCGGGGGGCAGTCTACAGGGTGTCCGGGCGCCTCTCTACAGGGACGGCTAGGTGACTTGGACGTTGGGAATCGTTCCTTGCAGCACGCCGCCGAGCCAGCCAGCGGACGTGTTCGTCACCGATCCGGAGAGGTGAAGCGGAGCACCCTCGACGAAGGTCTTGAGGCTGACGAGCGTGCTCGCGACGATCGCCCCGAGTGTCGTGTTCGCCTGCCCGACCAGCATGACCGAACGACCACCGATGAAGACCTTGGTCGAGCCCGTCAGCATCGTAGCCGGTGCCGTGAGCGGAGGCGTGCTCGGGTAGGTGTAGGGACCGCCGACGTCGCCCTGAAGAACGGGGATAGCCATAGCGTCTTAGTGGAGGGCGTCGCGAAGCGCCGCGAACTTGGCTTCGCCTTGGGAGAGACGCTGGATCAGCGCCGCGAGGTTCTGGTCCAGCGTCGCGGGCACGCCACCGGTGAACGAGAAGTTCTGCGCGAGCTGCGCGAACTGGAGAAAAACGTCATCGAACTCGTCCGCGTCGCAGACGCTCTGCACCGTGGCCGTAATGACCACGGCCTCCGCGAAGCTGTTCGCATCGAAGCCGATCTGGCGGAGGCGCTGCTCGTACTTGCGCGCCTGCCGGATGAGCTTGTCGTTGGGCGAGTTCTTGAGCGCCTTCTCGTACTCTCGGCGGGCGCGGTCCACGTTGCCCTTGGAGAGCCCCTGCACCTTCTTGGTCTGCGTATTCACGTCCCCGCTCACGAGGTCTTGGATGCCGTCCAGCCCGAGCGCCAACGGCGTCAGGGGGCAGAGGACGTACTCGAGGATGTCCAGCGGGGACAGAGCCGAGGCGACCGGGATCGCGTCGACCGCGCTCTGCGTGTCGGCTACGGCGACACCCGCGGTGGAGCCGATCGCGTCGTTGAAGAACGCCGTCATGCTGACGATCGCGGAGAGCTTGTTCAGCTCGCTCCGAACCTTGGTCCGGAGCACGGCGACCACCGCGTCGGGGCAGTTGGAGCAGGCCATTGGGATTCCCTCGATGTAGGGGGGTTCGGGTCCAGTGACACGCTGTCACTGGGCTAGGCGATCAGCACGACGCCTCCGTCGAGCAGGGCCGTCGAATCGCCCGACATGTCGAGCAGAGAGGTTGCATGGATCGTGATGATCGGCGCTTCCAGGGTGAGCGCCGCGTCGGCCTGGATCGTGAGCGCGGCCGAGCACGTTACCTCGAGGTTGGCGGCCGACTCGATCGTGAGCGTCGCGTCGGCGTCGATCGCCATCGCCGCGCCGGCATGCAGCGAGAAGTTGACACCGCAGTCGATGTCGAAGTTCGCACCCGACGTAACGAGGATGTTCGCCTGCGCGTTGACCTCGATGTCGCTCTGGCTCTCGATCAGGATCTTCTGCGCCGCGTTGACCGTGAGCGTGCCCTCGGTGTCCACCTCGACGTCGCCCTCGACGTCGAGCAAGGCGTTGCCCTGCACCGCGAACGACGAGTTCACCTGCCCCGTCACCACGATGTCCGAGCCGGCGGCGATCTGGATGCCGTCCGCCGCGGCGATATCGATCGAGCCCGCGGACTCGATCTTCACGAGGTCGACGGCCTTGATGTTCACGACCAACGACGTCTCCGGCGTCGCGCCGAGCCCGGTCGTGTCCGGCGGCGTGTACTCGCCGATGTTGATCTCGTTCGCGCCGCGGATGCTCACCTTGTCGGAGCCGCGGACGATGGCCTCTTCGGAAACGTCGGCGATCAGCCGGGCTGTCTCCGCATTGATCTCCTCCGCCGCGATGATCTGCACGTTCGGTGCGTGCAAGATGACCCGCCCGGATGCGATGCACTGCACGGAGCCGTCCGCAGCGGAGACGCGTACCTCGGAGCCGTCCGGCGTAGAGAGCCGAACCCAAAGCTCCTCCTCCACCGGGCTCATCTCGATCTTGTTGCCCGCCCGATCGATCCGCGTCCAGCGCCGCTGCGTCTCTTCGTAGTCGGCGCCCGTCTGCTCGGGAGGAAGCGGTGGAATGCCGCCTGCGTAGTTGAGGATGCCGCCGACGATGACGGGGAAGCGCCGGTTGCCTCCCTCGAACATGACCCAGACCTCATCGTCGGGCTCGTAGGCCGGCACGTCGCCGAAACCGCTGCCTCCGAAGCCCACGGCAAGCTCTGCCCACGGAAGGTGCTGCGTCTCGACCTGGGGAGGGTGCACGTTCACCACGCGCACGCGGTAGCGCTTGCGCGTCTGCGGGTCGGCGACGTCCTCCACCACGCCCCGGTAGAGACCGGGGAACTTCTCGCGGGGGTCACCCGGGGTAACGGAGGGCGTTCTCATGTGGCGGTCAGCGTCAGGTCGTCATCGTCGCCCCCCGGCTGCGGGGAGACCGTCTGCGTCACGGCCAACGGAACCGTGCCGGGAAGCGCCTCGATACCCTCGCGCTGCATCTCGAACTCCGTGGTCCACCCGAGGCCCACGCCGACCGTGTGCTTGACCCTCAGCACGAGGAAGTTGCCGGACAGGTAGTGCGGCGTGCCGTCGGTCTTGGTGAAGTCCACGTTCACGTAGTCGCTCACGCGAACGCGGTGGGTTCCGTGCACGCGGAGGTTGGCCTTGAACGCCTTGCGTCGGTACTCGGCGTAGCGCGCCCGCGTGAGCCGTTCGACCTCCGCAGGGTCCCGGGCCACGATGTTGTTGTACGAGTGCACACCCGCACCGAGGTCGACCTGCGCCGAGGCGTCCACCGCGGCCGGCGCACCCTGACCGTTGAGACCGGCGCCTTGCGCGGTCTGCTGCTCAGCCTGGCCGCCCTGCAAGCTCGTCGGCGAGCTGTACAGGCTGTTGCCTCCACCGAACAACGCCCCGAAGAGCTGGTTGTCCTGCGGGGAGAACATGATGACGTCGCCAGACGCGTCCCGCGTGAAGTTGTAGCTATGCTGGACGGGCGTTCCGAAGAACGGCGAGTGGAAGTGGAAGACGTCGGCCTCGTCGAAGTAGCAGAGGAAGTCGGAGCCCTGCTCGCTGACCGCGTGCGGAAGGAGCTGCTCGAGGATGAAGTTCAGATCGCTCTCACCCTTCGAGTTGAAGGGCTGCTCGATGAACCCCACGCTGTCTTCGATCTGCACGGTCCAGCCGCGCGACTGCGCGATCTCTCGCACGATGTCGGAGACGCGCTGCCCCTCCTGAAACGAGCGAATGCGGCGGTCGATGACCTGCGAGAACGCCGAGCGGGATACGACCTCGAAGTTGACGACCGATCCGTGCGGCATGAACTCGAGGGCATAGCCCATGACCGAGCCGTGGAACTGTCTTTGGAAGTTGTTGGTCGGATCCGCCCAACCCCACTGAACGTCGATGTCCCGGTCGTGCCCGGCCGCGATGATGATCTGCTCCAGCCGGTCGCCTTGGTGATCGAAGAGCTTGAGGCGACCGGTCCACGAACTCTTGGAGACGACCTCCACGTCCATGTCCATGAGGTACTCATGGAAAGGCAGATCGATCGTCTGTCCGGCGGACAGGAGCGTGACGTTACCTGCCGGAAAGACGTTGCTGTCGGTCGATCCGGTCACTGCCACTCACCCGAGATCGGCCCGCCGCTGCTACCGGTCGGGAAGTAGCTCAGGTCCGCCTGAATGCGTCGGACCACCTCGAACTGCACGTTCACGTCGCAGCCGTGCGGAAGCAGCGTGTCCGTCTCCATCGGATCGAAGATCCAGTTCAGCGGACCGCTCGCCAGGATACAGCGCGCGGTGAACAGGTCCCCGAAGTGCACGAGCACCGGAGGCGGTGCGTAGGAGATCCCCTGGTTGGGGTCGTGCACGGGGTACTTGAGCGCGTCGAGGAAGCGCGCCGGCAAGATGACCTCCTGCTCGACGGCCGTCCGCGGGTCGGAAGAGGTCACCCCCTGCGCGCGGAACCGGAAGGGGATCTGGATCTGCCGGTTCTGCGTGTTGAGGAACGCCTTGTACGACTCGGCGCGTCCGATGACCTCCGTGTTGACGTAGTTCGGCGTCGCGTCCTCAGAGACACCCGAGGCAAAGTCGACGAACGTCACGCGCAGGGTGTTGCCCAGCGGATGCGCCCACAGGCCGATCTGCGGCCACGACGGGTCGATCGTGATCGTCAGACGGTCACCCAGGTTGCCGACGACGACCATCTAAAGCTCCCCTCCGGCGACCTGCTGCCCGAACGGAGACAGGCCGAGCGACGGACCCTGCGGGGTGCGCGTAGCGCTCGCGACGGGACCCGGCGCGGTCGCACCGGAGCGACGCACCTGTTCCTTCAGGAGTTCCACGACCTGTTCCATGAGCTGATTGTTCTTGTCGAGGCGCTCTTCCGTGCCACCCGTCGCCATCTGGAAGTCGCCTTCGATGAGCGCCCGAATCTCCTCGGGGGAAACGGCGGGGATCTCCGTCGGAGAGCGCATGTTCTCCGCCATCTGCGCGCCGAGCTGCCCCTGGGCTGCCGCCAACTGCGCCATCGGATCCAACGCGTCGACGCTCGTCCCCGTGGTCTTCCTACCGTAGGTTTCCTTTAGGTGCGCCTCAAGATTGGCTAGCTGCTGGTTGTAGCTCTCGAGCTTGGCCACCGCGACCGGGTTGGCCACCTTGCCGGCCGCTTCGTCGATGTCGATCTGCGCCTGCACGCGCTCGATGTTCTTCTTCAGGCGCGCGGGGTCCATGTGGAGGAACTTCTGCGCCTCCTCCGTCGCCTTCAGCGAGCCTTCCTCGATTTCCTCCAGCTTGTCGGCGAACTTCACGAAGCCGACACCCGCACCGGCGATCAGTGCGAGCGGACCGGCGATCTTGGCGATGCTGAGCAGCTTCGGACCCAAGCCCACGGCGAAGGACTTCACGGTCGAAAGCGACACTGCGGTTTGACCGGCCCCCAGCGCGAACGCCTTGAAGCCACCCGCGGCCGTGGTCAAGCCCTTGAAGAGCGGGCCGCTGAGGAACGCCAGGCTGAGCAGCGACGTCGCGTTGAACTCCTTGAAGAAGTCGAGCACCTCCACGCCGGAGATGCCGAACATCTGGAAGGCGGCGGCGTTGTCCGTGACGTCTTCTTGGAGCTTCTCGAACTGCGTCCGGTTGGCCCGCGCACGTGCCTCGAGGAGACCGAGACCGGTCCCCGTCGCCGCGATGCGCGTGTTCGCTTTGTCGAAGTTGGTATTGATGGCCCCGAGACCCTGACTGAGCTTGCTGAGGTTCTCCGCACTGAGGCCCACGGTATCCGCCAGCGCGTTGAGCTGCTGCGTGTCCATGCCACGCGCTTGCTCGCCGATCGAGTCGAAGATCCCCGCGATGTCCCCCTTCTCCAGTTGTGCCCGCAACTGCTCGACCGACTTGCCCGTGAGCAGTTGCGCCTTGCGCATCGCGTCCACGTTCTCCGGTCCGCCCTCGAGCGCTCGCGCGAGCGTCTGACGGATGTCGCCGGCCTGGTCGATGAACTGGCTCTCCAGCACGGCGCCGATCTGGTTGAAGCTCCCGATGAGCCTCTGCGACTCTTCGTCGCTCATCTGCCGCAGCGTCGTGTTCAGCGCGGCGACGTCGGCCGTCGTCTGCTCGAAGAGCTTCCCGGCCGAGATGTTGAACCCGGACGTCTTGTCGGAGAGCCGCCCCAACGTGCCGAGCGTCGCCTCGAAGCCTTCCTGACTCAGGTTGAGCGAACTGGTCAGCTCGAAGCCCAAGCTGATGGCCGACTCCTGCGCGATGTTCATCCCCTTCGCCGCGAGCGTGCCGGCCTTCGCCAGGCGGAAGAGCGTCTCCTCGTCGCGGATGCCGTGCTCTGCCGCCTGGAGCAGGCCGCGCCCCAGCTCGTCGAAGGTGATGCCCTCGACCTCTTTGGCCATGTCCCCCGCGCGCGTCTTGATCTCGCGCAGCCGCGCACGGCTAACGCCGAGGAACTGGTTCATCTGGTTGATCGCCTCGATACCCGAGGTGATCTCGTCGCCTCCCAGCGTCGTGAACGCGCTGCCGAACCCGGAGCGCAGTCCCCCGAGCCCTTCTTGTAGGTCGGCGATCGCCCCGCGGATGGCCAGGAAGCGCGCGGGACCGAGGATGTCCACGAGCAGCTTCTTGAGCGCCGTGCCGGCTCCCGTCGTCTCCTCCTCCAAGGCTTCGACCCGCTTGGTCGCGTTGAGCATCGCCGAGCCGAGACGCTGCTTGGTGACGTCGGCCAGGTTGTCGAGGTTGTCGTGAACGGTGCCGAGCGCCTTGTTCACGTCGGCGAGTTCATCCCCGTACAGCTCCGTCAGCGCGACGAGATCCTTGAGCTTGCCCTTGTCGAGACCACCCGTCTTGAGAAGCTGTCCTCCGAGGCTCTTGAGCTGCTTCGTCACGTCGACCGGCAGGACCAACTCGCCGGGCTGAAGCAAGGCGAGCACCGAGTCCATCGCCTTGTTCGGACCTTCGACGACACCGCCCTCGCGGAACTTCTTGAGCGGCTGAATCTTGCCCCGCATGTCCGGGGGCTGCGTCACGTTCGCGTACTGCGTGCGCAGGCTGACGGAGCTGTCGAAGAGAGCCATCCGCTTCTGCGGCATCGACGCGCTCAGGCGCACGTTCGCGCCACTCATCGCTTCGGAGACCGCGCGGCCCACCGCGGCCTTGAGCTTTTGCGAGGATCCGACGGTGAACACGATCTCGACGGACTGCGTGACCGGCTTGAGCCCCTTCTCGATCGTGGCCGAGGCGCGCGCCATCCCCTTCGCCACCCGATCGGGGAGCTTCTCCGCGGCCTTGAGGAGATCCGTGACCTTGCCGAGCCCCTTCTGCGTGCTCTGGAAGGCCCGCTCGTTGTACTTCTCCAGGGCCTTCGTGTAGCGCTCGTAGGAGGTGGTCGCACTGGCGAGTGTGCGCGTCAGGGAGACGTCTTCCGCCTCGAGGAAGAAGCCGATGGCGTTGTCGGAGAGTGCCATCTTAGGTCCCTGTCGGCGTCGGCTTGCGCGCCAGGAACGCCGTCAGCGCCTCGCGCGGGGGAAGGACGAGCCGCTGCCCGACGAACATGTCCGTGTCGACGTCGACGATCCGGTTGACGTACGCGATCGCCCACCAAAAGTCCTCGAAGCCGGAGCCGTAGAAGCGCGCGGCGATCCGGTCGAGGAAGCCGATGTCGGTCGCGGAGACCGCGTAGGTGCGGATGTTCGTGCCGAGCGTGAGGAAGTCGTCGAGCACCGAGAGCAGCCCGAACTCCAGGCCGTCCTCGTTGCGCCCCTCGATCCGCGGGTCCGTCTCGTGGTTCACGAAGAGCGGCGTCAGCTTGTAACGCGAGCGGTTCGAGACACGGAGCTGCCGGAAGAGCCGACCGATGTCCTCTTCGACGACGAACTGCTGCTCCGCGAGCGAGATCTCCAGCTCGATCTGCGGAGGCGGCTCCGGCGCCCCCGCGCCGGGAATGATGATGACCTCCGTCGTGGAGTTGTCGAACTGATCGCCCTCCATGCGCACGTAGAGGGAGAACCAGATCTGATCGGGGTCCAACTGCGACTGGATCACGAAGCGGATTCGCTTCTCGTCGAAGTTGAGACCCTCGGGCACCGGGAAGGTGTCCACCTGATTCTTGTTCAGCGCGAAGCTGTTGTCCTTCTCGTCGATGCGCAGGTTGAACTGCGAATCGCCCGGCACGATCTCCACCTCCCACCACGAGCGCACGTCGCCGGCATCGGTCGGACCGGCGTTGGCGGTCGCGGTCACGATCTTCGCCTCGTTCGCGGTGACGGAGACGACGACCGGGTTCGGGTTGACGAAGGGCGGAATGGTTGCGCCCTCGTCTTCGTCCGGCTCGGGCTCCAGCACCGCGTAGGGCGCGTCGACGTAGAGCGACTCGATCGCGCTATTGAGTTGCCCGTAGACGGACGACTGTTGGACCTGTAGCGCTTCCTCGAAAGGCTTGGGCTGTTCGATGCCCGTCGCGGCCAGGTTGCCAGAGACGTTCGTCGGCGTCGTGATCGCCGCGTCGAAACGGTTCGCGTAGTCCGTCGGGTCACTGGAGCGGGCGTGCTCGACGACCGAGTAGGCCCGGTCGATGACGGCACCCCCGTAGGAGCTGAAGGCGATCGTCGGGAAGGCCGTGAGCGCGAGCCCAGAGGCGTTCACGGCCACGACGAGGTTGTCCATCGTCTCTTCGACGTCCGCGCCGATCGTGACCGCCACGGCACCCGCGGTGACGCCGCCGCCGGAGTCGAACTCGAACGTGCGCACCGGGTTCACGCGGTCGTTGACCACGAACTGATCCCCGTCCGCCGGCTGCCCGAACAGCTCCAGCGAGCCGCGCGGTCCCTGCACCCGATAAGGCCCCGTCACGCGCACGTTGCCGAGCGGCCCCGTAGGAACCGTCATGAGCGGCAGGTCCCCGTCGGCAAGGTCGTCCTGCCGGATGCGCACGTAGCCGACCTCGTTCACGCCGTCCAGCGTGAAGACGACCGGAGCACCCGCGGTCAGGTTGAGCCCCGACGTCGAGATGACGCTCGCGACGTTCAGGAGCGTCTGCGTGATCGTCACGGAGATCGGCACCTGAAGGGTGCCCGGCGACACGCTGGAGTTGTTGTCGAACTCCAGTGTCACCGTGGTCGTGCCGTCGGAGATCGTGACCTGCTCGCCGTCCAGCGGCAGACCGTCGAACTCGATCGTGCCCGAGCCCTCCGGGTGCGGCTCGAAGGTCGCACGCGGAGACGGGGGCTCGTCGTCGACCTCTCGCGTGATGTCGTAGTCCACGCCGACGAGCTGCCCGAAGAGCAGGTCGCCCCCGATCTGAGGCGCCTCGCGGAGAGCCGCGCGCATGCGACCGTCCAAGCCGTCCGGCTGACCGTAGACGCCCGGCTGCAGCTCGTTGAGCGTCTGCGAGAGGAGCAGGTCCGGAAGGCACGCCGGGATGATCTTCGCGGCTCGGCGCGCGGTCTGCGGAGCGAAGGGGTTGATCGCGGCCCAGTCCACAGATTCACAGAATCGCAGCCCCGTGTTCGAGATCGCCGTGCCCGTTACGGCCGTGGAGATCTCGAACTTCTTCACCCCATTGATGAACAGGGTGAACTGATCGAGCTGCTTGTTGTAGCGCAGCGCGAAGACCGTGGCCGCACCGTTCGGAACGGTGCCCTCCATACCCACCACGGAGACGCCGAACTGATAGCGCGTGGGAGTACCGACCGCTCCCTGATAGACATCCAGTTCGAGCGTCTGCGCGTCGTAGTAGACCTGAAGGCCGTACAGCTCGAGCCACACCACGTCGGCCGCGGAGTTGCTGTCCTTGCGCCCACCCCAGATGACCGTGATGTCGTGGAACTCCGTGCGGAACCCGGAGACGATCTCCGGCTCGAGCTGAAACGTCGGGGGCTGATAGCGACGGAAACCGCCGTTCTCGACGATGTTCGTGCTCGACGTCGAGAGCGGGTAATTGGAGGCGAGGTTCTGGTCGAGGGAAACGCCCACGACCTGCGCGTTCACGAAATCCATGTCCCACTCGTCGCAGAACCAACGCAGATGCTCGGCAATGCCGGGGAAGCAGAGCGGCTGGTTCACCATCGTCAGCTCGCGCGCGCCGGCCTCATCGCGCCAGCGCTTGATGACGATGTTAGACGTCGAACCTTCGATGCGGTCCGGACGCCAGGAGGCGACGAGGTTCGCGTCGACGAGCGGACCGGGAACGTAGCCCGACTCGTCGATCGTGGCGACCTCACCCGAGCTGAGTACGTCGTCGAAGACGTGAACGGCGTGAATCGCACCCTGAAAGAAGTTCGCGGGCGCGCTACCCAAACTGTCCGCACCGATCGCGAACTGAGCATTCCCGGCCACCATCGCGCCAGGCGTACCCGTGTCGGACTGCGCACCCTGAGACGACGACCCGGCGACGTACAGCTCGAGCGCGGAGCTGTCCCAAGTGAACGCGACCACGGTGCGGTTGCGGATACCGGCACCGCCGACGGCCGTCGTGCGCGTCGCGCGATTCGATCCGTCGGCCGCACTGGAGACGATGACGGTGACCTCGCCCGTCGTAGCGTCCCAGTGAACGCGCCAGCCCCACTCGGTCGAGCCCGGGTCGTGCTTGCCGACGAGCGTTCCCGTGCCGCCGTTGTTGACGACCTCCGGATCGAAGACCACGGCGCAGGAGAACGCGGCGCCGCCCCGCAGGTCGGCGTCGGTCTGGTCGGGGTAGAAGAGGTACTGCGTCGAGCCGTCGAAGATGACGAAGGGAGGGGAGCCCCCATCCTTGAGCGTGTCGGGCTCCCCGGTCATGTTCGCGGAGGCCGCCGCGGAGAGAAGCTCATTCCCGAGGACGTCGCCCGCTCCGATGAACTCCTCGTGGCTCGAGCCGCCGTCGAGTGCGGCCGTCCCCGAGAGTAGGCCGGACACCGACGCCTGCACGGAGAGCGTGCCGCTGAGCTGCGCGGGGGCGTAGATCGGAAGCACGCCCAGCTCGGCCGCGACACCGGTCGCAGCCAGGTCCGCGTTGAGGGCCCCGCCGAGCAGCGCGAAAGGCAGGTTGAGCGACGCGGCCGACGCGAAGGTCCCGAAGATCGGGCCCCCGCCCACACCGAGGTTCGGCGTGCCCGTGACCGTGCCGACGAGCGCGAGGACCACGAAGCCCGAAACGGTGGCGCTCGCGCTGAGCAGGCTCGGGTCGATAACAGCGGCGATCGTGAGGTCGCCGCTGATCTGCGCTACGGGCTCGATCGGGAACTCATCGGGGTTCCCGACGGGCTGTCCTGAAAGCGTGAAATCCGCCATGAGCGTCGCTCACAGATAGCGGAACTTGTTGACCGTGATCGTCGTGACCTCTCCGTTCGCTCCGCGCTGCGTGTCGCCCTGCACGTTCCAGCGCACGGTGAGTCGCGGGGTCCCCAAACTCGTGTCCTTGGCGACGAAGGCCGCGTAGCTCTGCGGCGTGTAGCTCAGCTCCCCCTCGGAGTTGACGAACGCGGGGTTGGTGCCGGCGCACTCGATCGTGAGCACCGTGATCCACACGCCGTTGAAGTTGTACTGGAAGAGCAGCGGGTTGAAGCCCTCGGAGGGGTTCGATCCCGTCTGCGGGTCGTCCCGATTGAAGGCCGCGAACGACACCTGATAGAGCGTGTCGCCCGGGTCTCCGGTATCCAGATCGATGTTCCACTGAACCTGATAGGTCTGCGTGGAGATCTGGTCGGGGACCACGAAGATCTGTCGGTCGAATCCGGGGTCGTCGCTCCAGACGGCCGTTGAGGTGCCGGTTTCGAGGATCGTCACGGGCGTCGGGAACACGCTCGACCACCCGCTCGTGGTCATGTTGTAGAAGTCACTGCCGCTCGCGGTGAGCGTCACCGTCGCGAGCGTGTCGACCGTCGTGCCGTTCTCGTGCAGCAAGCCGATCGTCTGCCCCGAGTTGTAGGTCGGGACGAGGAACCAATCGAGCAGCGTGTTCGGGTCCGTGTGCAAGCCCAGCGGCGCGGAGATGTCGCAGAAACGGAAGCCGAGTCCCGTGAAGACGTCTTCGTAGAGCGGGCGCACCTCGCTGGCGTGCAGGGACGGAATGATCGGCCCGTACTTGTCGGTCGCGTCCGTCTCCAGACCGTCCGGAACGTGCACGGCGTACGCCAGGATGTGCCCACCCCCGCCGGTGGAGATCTCGCGCGGACTGGGCCGGGTGTCCGGCTGGTAGAGCGGGAAGATCGGATACTCGACGTTCTCCAAGTTGAAGAGCCACGAGTTCACGATCTCCTCCGTGAACTTCAGGTCCGCCTGCATGCGGTGGATCTTCGGACGGAACGTCTGATCGAAGAGCGGGTTCGATCCGCCGACGTGCCAGAAGTTTGAACCGGCAGTCCCCGCGGTGTTGGTCTCCCGGAGGTACATCGGGATGGCCGGGTTGATCCTCGCGAGGTTGCTGTCCTCGAGCACGGGCTTGGCCCGGCCGGGAATACGCGCCCCGCCGAAGATGCACCCCATCGCGATCTGGTCCCCGAAGGCGACGCGGCCCGAGCCACCGCCGACGTAGACGAAGAGCCCCGCCGGACCGAGGTACACGAACCAGTGACCGACCGCCAACGTCGACTGGTTGCCGGCAACCGATCCTTGGTACGGAAGCCAGTCCTCCTTCGTGATCTGCTGACCGCTCTGATCCGGGTAGACCGTATCGTAAGCCGTCGTCGGGGTGCCGAGACCGATAAGCCCACTTTGACCCCGCGTCCGGCTCATCGTGTAGATGTTGTCGAGCACGGGCGGCCCGTCGAAGCGGATCGCGTTCTCGACGAGCAGGGTCTTCTCCATGCGACCCGGGTTGGTCGTGAGATCCTCGTTGCCGTGGCCCACGACGACGAGCAGACACGGACGGTAGAGCGTGCCGTTGACGTTGAACGTCAGCACGCCGCCGTCGTCGGGATAGTCGAAGGCGAAGGGGTAGACCTGCCCCTGCTGAAGCGGGAACTCCGGCTCCGCAATCGGATCGAACGGCCACAGGCCGGTCAGCGGCTCCATGCCGACAGTGACGAGCGCACGAACGAGGTGGCTCAACATGCCGGCCTTGGAGAAGGTGCGGAAGGTGTTGTCCTCGTAGATCGTGGGGATGATGTTCTGACCGAAGGCAGTCATGGGATCCTACGGCAGCGTCAGCGTGGCGGTGGGAACTTCGACGCCGAATTGCGAGAAGCGACCATCATCGTCGAAGCGCGCGATTCGGTAGGTGGCGCCGCTCACGGCGTCCACGACGGAGAGCGACGGGATGAGCGTGTGGTCCGCAGCCGCGAAGCGGAAGATCTGCCGCATCTTGTCGCGGATGTCGATCAGCGACAGTGCACTCCCGGCCGCAGCCACGTTGTTCGAGCTGAGCGCACTCGTCACGCCCGCGTTGACGTGCGCAACCTCCTGAATCATGACGAGGGGTGAGATCCGAATTCGATCGTCCTTCGGCGTGTCGATGAGCCCGAGCGTCGCCGCGTACTTGGACGAGATGCCGGAGCTGGATGTGCCGAAATCCGAAGTCGTCGTCGAGGGGCTCCCGTAACCCATCGACAAGAAGTTGTCGCGCGCACCGATGTAGTACGGACGCTGGTTGGCGATGAGCGTAGCCAGCGAGTCGACGTCCGCAGTGCCGCGTGGGGAGTACGGCTGCAACGACGCGGTGAAGTTCTTGTTCGATCCGTCGTTCGACACGAAGCGGTCATTGCGACTCTGCGAGAAGCGACAGCGCCCGCGGAAGTCGCAGACGAGACCCTGCGCCGTCCACTTCGTCGCGAAGCCGCGCGTGCCGTGCAGCTCGGGGATCTCCCCGAAGGTCATGATCGCGCCGTGCCCGATGTTGTTCGGCGAGCTGTCGCGACCGACCTCGATGTAGAGCCCGTCCTCGCCGCCGTACAGCAAGTAGTTGTTGACGGCGAGGTTGTCCACCACGAGGCGAACCGACCCGAAGCGGTTGAACGTCGAGAAGAGCCCCACATGATCCGGCGTGTAGACCTGCACTGCCGTCGCGCCGGAGTTCTCCAGAAAGGACTGGAGGACGATCTGCTCCCCCGACTCGTTCGCGTTCGAGGAACCGCCGAGGTTGGGGCCGTAAGGGGCCGCCGTGGGGTCGGGGTTGTGCCAGACCACGATCCCGCCGTGCTGCGTGAGCAGGTCACCCGTGTAGCGCCAGCGATCCTGCGTCGTCCGGTCCGCACGGACGAAGTGACGCGCGTCGGTGGAACTCGGATCGGGCGCACCGACGGTGCCGGGGCCGAAGACGCCGCCGTCCCAGGTCGGCCGTTCCCATCCGGACAAGATCAAGAAGTTCTCGATCTTGTCCATGATGTACGTGAACGTGTGGGATAGACCCACCGGGTCGAACTGAAACGAGGCTTGATTCCACTCTGCTGCCACCGGTTACCTCCGCGTCGGGACGAGTGTAGGAAGCCCAGAGGGACGCGTCTACGCGGGGCTTTCAGCGGCGGGAGCGCTGCTTCGACTTGCGCTTCGCCTTGCGCACGGCCTCGTCGTAGGCTTCCTGCTCGGCCTTCTTCTGGTCTGCGAGCCTCCGCGCGTAGCGAAGCAGCTCATCAATCGTCATGTTGTCCACGTCCTCCTTCGTGAACCCCTTGCCGTGGTACACGAGGAAGAACGTGTTCGCTTCCAGCGTTGGCAGGTCGACTCCGCCGCTTCGGACGAAAAAACTCGGCCACGAAGGGCATGCTGATCTCGCTGACGTACTCGCAACGCGGGCACGCGGGGTAGACCCGCGTGTCGATCCCGGGCTCGACGTCGTTCACCGCGTCCTCCAGGGCGATGAGGTCTCCGGCCGACAGGTTCTCGATGAAGCGCTGACGGAAGGGAAGCGGCTTGTACGGCTCCTCCTCCTCGTCGACGGAGACGAGCTGCATTGCGACCCGGATCAGGTAGGACGGATCGTCGGGATCGTTGGACTGCATCTGGATCCGACGCGCGTTCGCGACGATCTGATCCTCGTCGATGCCGCGCAGGAGGCGTAGCCGCACCGTCTTCCCCGAGTCGGGCAGGAGCACTGCGAAGGGCTCCTCGAAGTCGTCCGTGGGCGTGCGCTCGTCCAAGTCCTCGACGATGTTGACGACGGACTTGACCTGATCGCCACAACCGCCGCAGCGGTACTCGTACTCGTAGACCGGCCCGAACGTCTTCGTGCGGATCGCAAGCAAGAGCGAGAAGCGGTCCGTCAGGATGAGCTGCTTGGCGCTCCCGAAGTCCTCGGGCAGACGCACGCACGCGTTGACGATGGCGTTCACCTTCCCGACGATCCCGCCACCTTGCTGGCTCAGCTTCGCCTGCTCGCGCGCGGTCATGGTGCGGATCTGCACCTTGCCGTCGGGAAGCCGGCTCCCGTAGACCCTCCCCCGAGAGGGGAGGGTGTAGTCGATCCAACCTAGTTCGGCCATGAGTGGGCTCCTGCGGTGTCAGGAGGTTGAGGTCCCGGGGTGAGTTGTCGGAGCCCAGTGACAGCGTGTCACTGGGCAGGAGATCAGGCGGAGGTCAGGCCGGAGGGCACGTAGATCGCCTTGTCGATCGTGAGCGTGCAGTTGATGCGCACGCGGTCCTCGCCCTCGTGGTCGGAGTCGCCCGGGTCGTAGTTGGAGACCCACGCGCCCTGGATCTCCCACTCGCGGTCGAACTCGCCGTTCGGACCGTAGAGGACCATGCGCCCGTTCTTCTTGTACTGCGACGCGAGCGCGGTCTTGCCCGTGAGCGGGTTGTGCGCGAGGTAGAACCAGTCCGCGAGCACCTTCGCCGTGCCCTGGTCCACGTAGTCGTTGAAGACCATCGGCATGTCCTCGAACGTCGGGGTACCCGCGAACTTGCGGATCTGGTTCAGGTACCTGACTTCGATGGGCGTGATGGTCGACTTCGGCAGCGGACCCGACGTGAACGACAGCGTGATGACGTCGTTCTCGTTCCCGGCGAGACCGGTCACGTAGAACAAGATGTTGTTCTGACGCTGCGGCTCGAAGCCGCCTCCGACCTGGCCGATGTGGTCGGCGTTCAGAGTGTCGAGGGGCATGGGAAGGGCTCCTTAGTGGATTGGATCAGAGAGGGAACTACGCGGCCACCACGGTCAGCGAGCCGGCACCGATCGCCTCGAGCACGAAGTCGAGTTCGAGCGTCTCGGCGGCGCCGATCGGCTTGATGAAGATCTTCGCGTTGACCGTCTTCTGCGCTTGCAGCTCGACCGGGTTCGTGTCCGCGTTGCAGATCACCTTGGCCCCGGGCACGAGCCCACGCACGCTGACGAGGAAGTCGAGGAGCGGCTGAACCGTCAGCTCCACGTTCCGCCAGGTCGTCGGATCGTTCGGCTCGAACTGGATGCTCCGACAGGCCGTGACGGCGTTGCGCTTCAGCTCGATCACGCCGCGGCGGATGTGGATCGAGTCGGTCGGACCGGGCGTCCGCTGGAGCGTCTCGTTGCCGTAGAGCTGGATGCCCGAGTCGATGAACGTCACGATCGGGTTGACCGCGTTCGTGCCGCCGAGAAGCAGGTTGCGCTCGGCCAGGTTCGGCGAGTATTCGACCGACAGCGCGTCGATCTTGCCGCGCTGCGCACCCGCGACGGCCCGCCAGGAGTGCCCGACCTGCCGGTCGGTGAGCGCCATCTGAGCCAGCACGAAGCCGCTCGGGGGGAGCTTGACGACGGTCTGGAGGTACTCGCTCGCGGTGGTCGGCCAGCTCCAGTAGACGCAGGCGTAGGACGTGTCGATCTGCGCGGTCGGCGAGGAAGGCAGCACGGAGACGCCGTTGTGCCAGTCCGCGGCCTGTTGCACGGTCATGTCGGCCGGCGGGTCGATGATGAGGAGCGCGTCCTGCCGGGACTCGCAGACGTCGATCGCCTCGGCGATCACGGCCGCACTCGAGACGCCGGGGATCGCGAGCAGGTTGAAGGCCACCGACTCCGAGTTGCGGAGCGCCTGGAGGCCGGTCGCCTGCGTTCCCGTCGCGGTCCCGATGTAGTCGGCGTCGTCCAGGGTGGTGATACCGTCCACGCCCGCGACCGTCGTGCCGAGCAGGTAGGTGCCCGCCACGGGCGCCTGATCGACGACGACCTCCACGCGGATGTAGCGACTCGGGTTGGACTGGTTGACGACGCCGGTGTTGACGAGGGTCTCGACGAAGCGAGCGTTGGTGGACGTCGTGGACAGGTTGAAGAACGTCTCGACGACCTGCAGCGCGCCGGAGGTCCCCACCGGGGCGATGATGTCGAGGTCGAAGCCCGTGCCGCCCGAGATCTGCGTGGGGCGCACGACGACCTGCACGGAGTTGCCCCAGGTGCCCGGGGTGATCGCGCTGATGGTCATGCCCGCGACCACGCCCGCAGCGGTGCCTCCGGCCATGCCCGCGAGCGTCTGCACACCGGCGCCGTCGGTACCCGTAATGGGCACGTTGCCGGTCGCGCCGTTGGCCACGGTGTTCGTGAGCTGCGCGATCGTGCCCGTACCGGCGAGCGCGGTGACGTCGAAGGTCTGGTTGTTGATCGCCTGCCGCAGGTTCTCGACGGTGACGGCCGTGGTTGAGCCGACGGCCACGGCGACGGCGCCGGGCGTGACGCCCGCGTCGCTGCCGCCGGCCATGCCGGTCTCGGCGACGTTGGTCGCACCGTTCACGATCGCGATGTTGCCCGCCGTGCCGACCGAACCGTTCACGAGGTCGATCGTGTCGGTGCCGACCTTGGTGCCGCTGATGTTCAGCGTCGAGACGCCCAGGCTGGTAAGCGCCGCGAGGAAGTTGTCGAGGGTCTCCTCGGCCGTGGTGCCGATCTGCACCGCGACGTTGGACCCAGCCGCGACCAGATCGTCGCCGCCGGCCATGCCCGTCGAGCTGAGGAAGGTCGAGACGTTGACCTGCTCGACGATGGCCACGTTGCCGGCGACGCCGAGCACGTCGTTCGTCAGATCGATGCGGTCGGCCTGCACGTTCGAGGCGGTAATGCCGAACGTGAAGGTCCCGGCATTGATCGCGTTCAGCAGGTTCGTGAGCGTGTCGTTCAGCGTCGCGCCGATGACGACCTGCCGCAGCGTCGGCGTCTCCACGACCGACGCGTCGTTGTCGAACTCAAAGTCGACGATGACCAGACCGTCGGAGATGCGCCAGGTATCGCCGTCGGTGGGCTGACCGGCGAGGATCAGTTCACCGGTAGCGAAGGCGGCGTCATCGAACTCGAACGTCACGGCCGGGTTGGTCCCGTCCTCCAGCACGATCGTTTCTGCGTCCACCGGAACGCCGCCGGAGAAGACGAGCGAGCCCGTGGCCGCCTGCGCGATGTCGAACTCGAACGTGATCGCGAGCGTGCCGTCGGAGATGACGATGTTGTCGCCGTCGTCCGGCTGACCCGACAGCGCCACGGAGCCCGTGGAGGCAAGACCTTCCGGCCCCGCCACGCTGACGGTCGCGGTCTCCACCACGTCCGGATCGGCGACGCGCAGGTAGAAGAACTGCGTCCCCTGCTTCAGGTACTCCACCGCGGAGAGCAGGCCGAAGTCGTCTGCGAGCGGCGAGCCGAACTCCCGGATCATGTCCGTCTCGCTGTGCAGCAAGAGCGGCACTCCGACCGGACCTTTCGTCGCCCCCCCGACGATCACGGGCAGGGTCAAGCCAAGCGTCGGGGTCGTCGGAACGAACTGAAGTTCGCTAGTGATGATTCCGGGGCTCTGTGCCATGTCGTTTCCTCGTGGGCCTTACCGAATCGGACGGATGGAGATGCGACCGAGACTGACGAGACGCATGGCATGGTCAGTCAGCCGGTCCTCAAGCACCTGCGCGGTCTGGCCCTTGCCGAGCCGGATGTTCCGCTTGGAACCGTCGTCGTTGAGGACGGGAACCTGAATGAGGGTCGCGCTCCGGTTGCGAAGCGTAAGGGTACGAACCGTCGGGGCTGGACGCGGAACCGGTCGTTGCGGTCGTTGCGACATAGAAGGCGTGAGTCCCGAAGGCGCTGATCGGCGGCGACGGTGGCGCGAACGGCTCGCGTCACCCTCCTCGTCGACGGGGTTGACCTGATCCTCGGTCATGGGCGTCAGTCTAGGTGGCCGGATGGGGCCGTGTCTACAGCCGCCGTCGGCGTCCGATAGCTCGGGGAGCAGGGACAATCGACGAGGTGGTGATCCAGGCTGCGGAAGCGCGCCTGGAACGGGCCCTTCTCGCGGCCCTCCGACAGCGCGCGGATGAGCGTGACCGTCAGACGCAGCTCGTTCATGTCCGGCGGGGGCTGCCCGTTCACGACGCCGGCCGCGATGCGCTTGCGGGCGCGGCCGTACCAGGCCGCGAGCAGCTCGTTGACCGAGCGCCCGAGGCAGATGCAGCGCTTGCGATTGGTCATCAGACCTCCGTCCCGTTCCAGGGGCCCCTGTAGCGCTGCACGTAGACGCTCAGCGCAGGGATCGTGTCCGGCACCGTGACCGTCGCCACGCCGCCGGACGGCGTGAAGATCGCAACCAGCCCCACCGTCCGCTCCGCGGGGTCCACCGCATACAGCTCGCCGTTGACGTCGATCGTATCGGCGGCCGGCGTGCCGGTGAACACCACGACGGCGAGGTGCGGTCGGTCCTCGAGCGGCGTCCCGGTTCCAAACGTGTGCACCGTCTGCCCGCCCCCGGGGACCGAGGTGTCCGGCAACGTCTTCGTCGCGGGCGAGCGCACGTGGCGCAGATCGATCTGCGAGAGGTCCAGCTTGGCCGGCGCGGCCGTGCCCGTGCCGGCGACGGAGACGGAGTAGACGGGCTCGTCGATGAGCGCGAAGACCTGTCCGTGCGTCCACGAAACGGCGGCAGGAAGATCCTGCACGTAGCCGCTCGCGAACGGCTGACCGCTTCCCGGCGGCTTGTGCGCAACGAGAAGCTGCGTCGCGTCGGTCGCCTTGTAGTCCCAGATCATCGTCAGGATGGCCAAGGCGTCCGCGTCGAGCGGCACGGTGCGGTTGGAAACGAGCACCTCGTCCGTCGGGTCCTGCACCTCGATGCGCAGCGTCGGCACCGGCTTCTTGCCACTCGGCGAGATGTTGCCCCTGCGCACGCTCGCGTTCCCGAGCTTCGGCCAATGCGTCGGGATGAGCGAGGTGTCGATGAAGAACGAGAACATGTTCAGCCCGACGGGCTTCGGCGGGACGAGAGCCGGGTCCCCACCGAAGTCGAGCGGATCCAGTTCGATACCCAGCGCCGCACCGGGCAGGAAGACGGTCTCCTGAAAGTTCAGGTCTTGGATCGCGGGCACCTGCCCCGTGCTCGCGCCCGGGAGCGACGGATCGACACCCTTCACGGGGAGCGGTCGCTGGAAGTGCCAGCCCTTGAGCCGAAACGAGAACTCCGAGCGGATCATGCGCGCGTCCGCGTCTCCCTCCAGAGCGCTCTGATCTCCCATGCCGTCGAGCGTGAGCGTCTGGCGGATGACGCCCCACGGAGCACCGTGGTCCACCGGGATGAGCACCTCGCCTCCGCTGACGCCGGGCTTGCCGATCTGCGACATCAACCACTCGCGGATGAACTCCAGCGTGTAGCGCTTGATCGTCCAGCACGTCACGCGGTAGGGAATGTCCCACGCCCCCGGCCAACGCTGCGTCTGATAGGAGCCCGTGGACTCGTCGAAGCACTGCTTGCGGAAGACCTTCGGGATGCCCTGGTCCTCCGGCCGGTCGACCGGATCGTCGCGGAAGATCGTGAGCAGGGGCAGGGGGAGGATCGCGAAGTCCTCCATCGCCTTCTCCCGCAGCACCACCGCGCTCGCGGCCTGCGCGGCGGCGTCGGCACCGGCGAGCCAGCCCGTGTGCATGAGCGTGTCCACGACGCGCGCAACCGCGCGCTGAGGGGAGGCGAAGACGCGCAGGATAGGGAAGTCGTTGCGGTCGATCGGAGCGAACGGACTCTCGAGGTTGTCTCCGAGCCCGAGGCCCAGGTTCCCGTAGTCCACGTGAAGCGCGTCCCAGAACGAATAGAACGCGGCGTCGTGCAGGCGCAGCGTGTCCTCGAACGAGTGTCCGGGTCGATCAGCCACGCGGGCCCCTTCCGCCGTTCAGGACGGCCTTCACGTCGGCCACGTCGAATCCACGTGACGCAATCCAGTTGTAGAAGGGCGACACCTCGAGCGCGGGGTCCGGGTGCTCCGGCAGCCCGACCGTGTACCCGATCGGCCGACCGTGAACGCGTCCGAGAAGATAGATCCGAGCGCTGAGGTCGACCCGCGCACCCCACTGATCCCGAAGCGCGATCGGCGGCTCGACCAACACGCGCTTGCCTCCGAGCAGCACGACGAGGCAGTGCTGCGCGCGGCTCAGCGCATCTTCGCTCAGCTCGGCCGCGTCGAACTCCAGCTCGGGCAGCGCGAACGTCTTGTTGCGCAGCGTGTCGAAGTCGAGATCCAGCATGACCTCGACCCGGTTGACCGAGTGGATCTTGATCGTGCGACCTCGGAAAAGGCGCGCTGAGCTGATCGTGGAAGGCATGGACTCACGACCGATAGTGAATCGCGCGCGGTCCGTCGAGGTACTTGTCGCGCAGCTCTGCTTCGATCTCGCGGGCCGACAAGCCCTCGTTGCGCAGGAACGACACCTCGTTCGAGAGCGACGCGACCGTCAGGCGCGTAGACGACGCGATCTTCTGTAGCAGACGAATGGTTCGGTTGGCCATGTTCGTTTCAGCTTCCCAGACGCTTGTGCTCCGCGTTGAGCGCGCGATAGAGCCGAATGTTGGTGTTCTTCCAGCGCCCCGCGCCGCGGTCTTCGATGACGACGTACTCCTCGCCGTCGAAGACGAACTTGTCCCCCTCCTTCGCGCGCAACCCGATCGCGTCGAAGAAGGTCGCAGGCGTCACGAGCACGACGTCGCGCACGTCGTCGAAGCCGTACGCTTCTTGGAGGCGCTTCTTGTCTCCTGGCGTTGCGACACCCTGCACCTGAAAGTGAAGCTGCACGGGCGCCGCGAAGCCCTCCGCTTCGGTCGTCGCGTCGAGCGCTCCGCCTGAGAGATGCGGCTGATCCCACTGACCCGCGTCGGCCATGTCACGATCGACCGACTCGCCCCAGAGAGGATCGAATCCACCGCCGGCAGGATCGACAGGTGCGATCGGCGCGGGGATGCCGGCCGTACGGGCATCGGGCGTGGACGCGATGCCGGTCATCTGGAGCAGCGGGTAGTAGTCGAGCAGCAGGTAGAAGCGCCGCCAGCGCTCCTCGATCAGACGAATCTGCATCTGAAGATCCCGCCCGAACGCCTTGGGGAAGGTCGTCTCGTGCAGGAACTTCGTGGGGACGTACGGAGGCAGACCGGTTTGTGCCATGAGACCTATCTCCGGCCGACGGCCAGCTCCTTCAGCTTGGCGTCCCCGCGCAGCGCCTCGGAGATCTCCCGACGCAGCTCCCGACGCTTCTTGCGCGCATCCTTGCGCACGAGCGCGCGATGCGGACCCCAGTGCGGCCGTGCGGGCACGTTGGCCTTGATGGAGCCCAGCTCATGCACGATCGCGAGCGCCGTCAGCCCCTTGATGCCGGTGCCGGGGATCTCGATGTCCACCGTCCTCCCCTCGAGATCGCGCGGCTTCGCGGAGTGGTGGAAACCGATGCGAATGACCCACTTCTTTTCCTTGCGGTCGTGTCGCTTGAAGACGCGAATCGAGTCGATGTAGTGCCCCGTCGCGATCATCGTGCGCAGGTCCGCCCCCGCGGCTTCTTTCCGATCGAGCCAGGACGGCGACAGGTTGGTCCCGCTCTCCGGATAGAGAATCTCCTGAAAGCTGGCGAAGGACTGCTCTTCGATGCGCTCGACGAACTCGTCGCGGATCTCGTCGCCCCAGTCCTCCAGCCCCTCGACTAGGACGTCTTCCGCGACCCGCTTCGCGCGCGCGAAGATCGCACGGGCGTTCGGGATCTGCGGCTTGCGGGGCTTGCGCTTGACCATGAGGGCTACTCGGGCGAAGTCGGAGCCAGCGGCACGCGGCGACGCTCCAGTTCCTCGCGCAGCGTGTTCATCTCTTCGGCACCCTCCTGAAGGAGACCCTGACCGTCGATCTCGTCGACGCCTCCGTCGGGGTTGACGGTGCCGCCGTGCTTCATGCGGATGCGGCCGACGATCGTCTTGGCCACGGCCGTCGCGTGGCGCATGAACCAGTCCACGTCGCCCTGCGGGATGAGCTGCATGCCCGTGTCGTTCGCATTGTCGGGCGAGTAGTAGACGCTGTACTCCATCGCCGCCTGCATGTGCGAGCGCGGGATGTCGAGGTAGAGCACAAGCTCCGGGCCCTCCCACATGCACTCCCAGTCGGGCTCACCGTCCACGACTCGCGCGGCGTCTTCGGAGTAGATGAGACGCTGCGCGATCTCTCCGTAGGTCTCGCCGGCACCCGAGCCCAGGGTGGTGCCGGCGAGCGCCGTGTCGAACGGATCGAAGGGGTCGACCTGCGCGGGCTGGGTGCGCCGCGTGATGAACTGCACGTCGACGACACCCGCGATGCCTGGGAAGGGCGTCGTGCCGTCGGACTGCACGAGCACGTAACGCTTCTGCTGCACGGTGACCGCGATGCCGGCGCGGCGCTTGCCGGGACGCATCTGGTTGTAGACCTCCAAGGTCTGCTCGACGCACTCCTTCGTGTCGTCGTCCTCCATCTCGACGAGGACACTCGACGATCCCAGGCGCGTCTGAATGCGCTTCCCGATCTTCTCCAGCGTCAGTGACGTGTTCGGCATCGCGATCTACTCCCGATCAGTCCGCGGCTTTCCGCTTGGTGGCCTTCTTCTTCGCGGCCTTCTTCTTCTTCGGAACGGGTGCGTCGACCGCATCCGCGCTGTCGTCGAAGAGGTCGTCGATCGAACGCGTCGCCGTTGCGGCCGTCTCACCGGGCGGCGTGGGAATCACTGCGGCGAGGCGCTCCTTCGCGCGCAGGTACTCCGTCATGTTCGCGCGGATGTGCGGCAGGGCCTCGTGAGACACGCCGGGGATCTTGAGCAGCACGTCGTCGGACAGCGCCGCGAACTCCTCAGCGGTGGAGACGTGCATCCGTTCGAGCCAGGCGGTGATCCCGTCACGGATCTGCGGGTTGCGCTCGTTGACGACGCCCGATTCCTCCGACAGACGCGTGCGGTTCTCCGGGGTGTCGTCGACCAGCTCGATCTCCCCGTTCGGGAGCGTGCGGCGGATCTTGCCTTCGGGGGTCAGGACGTCCCCAGCAAGACGAATCTTTCCACTAGCTGCGAGAGCAGCCAGCGAATCAGGCGAAGAGACAGCCGCGCCAGTCTCCACATCCACGAGCACGCCGCTCGCGTGCCGCGCCACAAGAGGCGGAAATGACGTCCGGCCGAATTGCTCGGGACGGGGAAAGGGATGCAGCGGGCCCGCCGTCGAGACGTAGCGCCGCCAGAATTCCCCCTCGAGAACGTAGGTGCCGTTGCGCTTGTGCGCGAACTCGTGGAACACGTCGTCGAAGGGCAGCACCACGATCGTCTGCCCATCGGGACCCTGGATGACCGTGCGCGTCTTGCCGAGGTTGACGTACCGCTCGGCGACTGTCGAAGAAGGCATTGAAGGCTCCTGTGGGATTGGGCGTGCGTTGCCACGCCGGTTCCCGAGCAGTGTAGGTGCGGAAAATCGCGGGGTCTACAGGCCCGCCGCGCGTTCGCGCGGTAGGGTTCGGCCTCGGAACGCCAGTGACAGCGTGTCACTGGACAGCGACATGAGCCCCGCCAAGAAGCGCAGCGCCTACAAGAAGCCTGCTCGCAAGGTCGCGAAGAAGCGCAAGCCCGCACTTGAGCTGCCGCGCACGGAGCGCCCGCAACCGAGGCGCTGTCTCACCTGCGGCGAGTGGTTCAACCAACCCGACCTGTACTGGATCCACATGGACTGCCCACCCTGCCTCGAGGGGAAGGGCATCCCTCGTTGGCTCCCTCCGCACCTGCGATGATCCGCGCGAAGGTCAGACGTACCCGAGCAGGAACAGGATCAGGACGATCACGAGCAGGAGCGTCAGCACTCCGCTCGGAGCGTAGCCCCACTGCCGGCTATGAGGCCAACGAGGGACGGCGCCGAGCAAGAGGACGATCAGGAGGATGAGAAGGATCAGTCCCATGAGACGGCCGCGCTTTCCTAAAGTGGTTGAAACAGACGAGGGGCGGACGCACGGAACGCCCGCCCCGCCACGCGTGCTCGAACTTAGCTTCGGGCTAAGCGACCACCTCGTCCTCGGGCGCACCGAACGTCACGTTCAGGCTGTCGGGGTCCGCGTGCTGGACGGTGACCTCGGTCACGTCGGGGGAACCCGGCATGTCGGTGCCGTCCGGCTTGAGCGCGCGGACCGTGATGCTCGACGTGCCGACGTCATCGCTCGTCAGCCAGGCGTTCAGGCCGCTCGGCAACTCTTCGATGCCGACGACGTTCGGGTTCGAGGACTCGAACGTGATGACGGTGCCCTCGGGCAGGTCGGCCTTCGTCTGAAACTTCTCGCCCCCGGCGTCCAAGATCGTGAGTCCGACCGGGACACGCTGAGCGGAAGTCATGGTGATGGGTTCGGCCATGTGTAGTTACTCCTCGGGTTCAGGTGGGCCGTACGTTACGGCCAGCGTAGTGGGAACGCGCTCCGTCGGCGGAGCCAAAGATTCGATCGCCGTCGCGATGCGCTCGAGGAGCGACAAGGCTTGACGCGCGAAGCCATGCTCGTCGCAAGACGTCTCGTTGCGGAAGATCACCTCGATCTTCATCGCACCACGCTAGACCGGTGCGGAGAGACCGTCAAGGCTCGCCCGACCGCCCTGCACGCGCTCGGTTGAGTTGTGCACTATGTAGAATCCGGCTGAAGCGACGCTGCAATGAAACGTGGAACCTACTGCGGGTGCTTCGAGCGCAAGAAACCCGTCCGAGAGCGGCGCTGGGTCGTCGTGCAGCGGAACCGCGGCTTCACGCCCGAGGGCCGCACGGCGCTGACGCGGCGCTCGCGCGTGCGTTGCCTGACCTGCCTGCGATCGTGGCAGACGACCGCGAAGTACGTAACGGCCCTGCGCGACGCGTCGTTCCGAGACCTCTGCTAGACGCGACCGGGGCCGCCCTCCCGAAGGAAGACGGCCCCGCATTGAAACACCCCTCCCCCCGAAGGGGCGTCACATCACGACCTAGGTCGTGATGAGGTTGATCCGGGCGTACATGTCCGGGTTGACCATCTTCGTCGCGTAGCGCGACGCCAGGCCGCGCTGCGTGAGGAAGTCGGCGGTCTCGAGCGGGTTCGTCGTGTACATGAGCTGGTACGGAGCCCAGACGAAACCGGCCTCGAAGAAGTTCTGGCCCTTGTAGCCCATGAGCATGTTGCCCAGCTCCGCGGCGCCCGGCTCCTTGTCGAGGTGCAGATCCTTGTAGACGCGGAAGCGGTTGAGGAGCGTGCCGATGAAGTGCAGGCCGTGGACGCTCGGCGGCATCGGAGCCGGCACGAAGAGGCTCGCGGGCAGCGACTCGATCAGCGTGGCGAAGCCCTGGTCGACCGTGATCCAGTTGCCGTACGCCTTCTGGGTGCGGGCCCAGATGGAGTTGGAGGCCGTCTGGATGTTGAAGATCAGGTCGCGGAAGTGCTCCTGCTGCGAGATGCCCGACGGCACCTTGAGGTCGAACGACGAAGCCACGGGAGCGACCTGCCAGATCTCCGCGAGGATCTGGCGAGCGATCTCGTAGTTCATCTGCTCGGCCGCACCGGCGACGAGGTTCGGCTCGAGGGAGATGCCGAACTCGGACATGACGTCCTGCATCGCCTCCTTCGAGTAGTTGATCTTCAGAGCACGGCGCTCGGTCTGCACCGTGTTCGTGACGATCTGCACGTCCACCTGCGGCGTCATCGTCGACCCCTCGCTGTCGTAGCGGTAGGTCGCGGTGTTCGCCGCCGACGTCGTGAACGTCTCGAGGTTCAGCGTGATGGACCACGCGCCCGTCTGGTAGTTGATCGACGAGGCCGAGATGGTCACGCCGGTACCGATGAACGCGCCGTTGCCGTTGTCGACGAAGACGACCGTGGCCGGGCCGGTCGTGATCTGGAGCGAGAGCGCCACGGTGCCGGGGCGGATGCCCCCGCCGTCGTGGAAGGCCAGCGTGCCGCTCGCGGTTGCGCCGGCCGAGCCGAGCGCGACGAGGGGCTCACCCTGGATGACCTCGTTCGAGAAGTTGATGTCCCGGGTCTGCTTGCCGGTGTTCGCGTCGAAGAGCTTCTGCCCCTGCGTGAACGTGCCCTTGTTGGTGCCGACGATCCAGTTCCAGTAGACGACCGTGGCGGTGCGCCGCGTCGTCGGCTGGACGGAGACCAGCTCGTTCACCGGGTTCGTGGGGAACCCGGCGCGGATGATGGGGAACAGGTAGTCGGAGAAGCCGCCGACGAGCGCCGAGCGCGTGGTCTCGTCGAGACGGACGCGCCCCTGCACGACGGAGCGCGGGAGGCTCTGCGCCATCTCGCGCTTGGCGTTCTCGAGCAGGATGGCGGTCTGCGCGCGGAGGATCGGATCCTCGATGCGCATGTCCGCCTCGTCGGTCTCGGCGAAGTATTCCGCCCAGCCGCCCTCGGCCTCCGGCGTCTCCGCGAGACGCGCCCCTGCTTCGAGGATACCTTCGTAGATACCCTGATTGGAGAGAATCATGGTCGTAGTGTGTACTTGCGTTTGAAGGGCCGCCCTTGCGGGCGCCCTCGGATCACGAGGTCTTCTTGAAGGCAGGCATGGCCGCCACGATCCGAGCCCCCGAGGACTCATCGATCGCGGTCCTGGGCTTCGACCGCTTCACGTTCGCGGTCTCGTCCAAGGCCATCCCCACCGGGAGAGCGGTCCGCTCGCGCCGCTTCGGCTTGACCGTCTCCTCCACCGGCTCCTTCGGAGCGGGCTTCGGCTTGACGATCGGAACGAGGCGTTCGGCGAAGTTGCGGACCTGCTCGGGCGACTGCGCGTCTTCCATGAGATCGCGGAATCGCTCCAGTTCGGGCGCTTCGCTGATTACCTCGTCCACCGCAGCGGACACATCCCCGACGTTGCGCGTCGGGGTCTCTGCCAGAAGCTCGCGCGCAAGGTCACGCTCGACCCTGAGTTGGGTCAGCTCCCCTTCCGCTTCGGCCAGCCGTTCCGCCTGCGCTTCGCGCGCGGACTCGGCAGCTTCCAGTCGCGTACGCAGGTCGTCGTTCTCGGTCACGAGATCGGACACCTGCTCCTGAAGGGAATCGAAGACTTCCTCCATCCCCTCGCCCAGACCATCCTGACCCTCACCGCTTGCGAGGGCCTCTTCGATAGCCGCGTCGAACGCTCCGCCCTCCGGCTCGCGCGCCTTCTCGAGGGCGAGCTTGATCTTCGACCAGCCCTGATCCTTGAGGAGAACCGCTTGGAGCATGTTCTCGTCGAGGGACTCGAGGGTGTCGAGGATCTGGGAACGGAGTCGCGCGCGGTCGGAGAGGCCGTCGACGTCGGTCGCGGCCAGCTCGTCCAGGGAGGTAAGAAGAGCTTCGAGTTCCCCCTCGTCCACGGAGACGGTCTCCGTGGCGTTCTTCTCGGTCACGCCCTTGCCCGTCACGAGCGCCGGGTGCGCGCCGGGCGTGCTCGGGGACGCCACCGCGTCCCACGTCTTGAGCACGTAGTCGGTCTCGCTGACGTGACCGTCGTCGCCGACCGTGCCGGTCCCGCGCGAGCTGACGCCCCACTTCACGCGCTTGCGCGTCAGCTCTTGCAGAATGAGACCCTTCGGCGTGTCGAGCAGCTCGAATTGGTTCCAGACCACGCCGTCTTCGCGTAGGACGGCCTTGGTGGTGAGGAGCGCGGTCTCGTTGAGGTCGGTGCGGCCGTCCTTCGGGTGCTCGAGATGCCCGACCATCTGCCGCTCGCGGATCGACTCCTGCACGTAGGACTTGGGGTCGGCGATCAGCTTCTCCCAGATCGTGCGGCCGTAGATCCGCTTGTTCGCGTTCTTGACGTCCGAGCGCTGCGCCGGCCCTTCGACGATCCAGCGCCCACCGCGGGGCAGCTTGACCGTCGTGCCGTCGACCTGGCGCTCCTCCAGATCCAGCTCGTCGTAGTTCTCGACGACCTGCATCGGACCGAAGCTCTCGTCGAGCTGCCGATCGCTCCCGTAGGCGAACCAGACGCGGGAACGGGCGTCGGTGCCCTCGGCGGCCGGCTGAACGACGTAGGCGCGCTCGGGACGGAAGACCAGGCCATCCGTGCCTTCGCAGCCCTCTTCGAGCCACCCTTCGCAGAGCAGTCGGGGCTTAGCGGCGGCTTCCGAGAGGCCGGAGGCTCGCGAGCCAGCTTTCTTGGTCTTCGTCTTCATCGAACTGAAGCCCCTGTTGCGACGGGCCGCGGGGAATGATCGAGAGCACGCGGTCTTCGACAAGCTCGCCGGGCGTCGGGATGTACTGGGCCATCCCCAGCTCGCGAGCGATGTCGATCGTGCGGTCGATCTGCGTCGGTTGTAGAGGTACTCCTGCGGAGGTCGTAAGGGCTCGGAAGAGCGTCTGGAGGGAGGCGCTGTCGTCGGGCAGATCGTAGGTACTGTGATCCGCGTCGTCTACATGCAAGCGAAAGGCGCCCGCTTCGCGGTCGTACTCCAGCACGAAGAACTGTCCCGGCAACTGCGACGGCACCGGCGCGCGTCCACGTTGAGGAGCGAGGAACCCGAGCGGGTTCTTCACGCGAACTCGTCCTCGTCTTCGATCCCGTCGTCGTCCTCTCGATCGGCGGCCTCTTTGACCGCGCGCGTCTCGCCGCAGTGCGGACAGTTCTTCGGGTAGCGACCAGGGTACTTGGGCAGCGGGAAGCCGCACTTGCACAAGGAGTGCACGTCCCCGCGCGCCATCGCGTTCTTGATGCCCGGCGTGAGACCTGATCCCTCCACCGCGTCCTCCTAGATGACCCCTTCGCGCTGACGGATCGTGATCGAGCCGTTGAAGCGAGAGACCGTCAGCTCGCCGAAGGCGACTTCCTCCGCCACGTCGAACTTGAGGTAGTCGTCGTAGCCCTCGTCCCACTCGATGAAGAACACGACGCGCCCGCCGGGAACGACCGTGATGTCGCCGCTCGCGACGTCGGCACCGTCGACGCGCACCTGAGCCGCCGCGTAGGCGTCCGGGGTCAGCGGACCGGTCCCACCGGTGTCCGGGTCCTCGCCGTCGGAGTTGTTGTTCGAGGACTGGCGGACCTCCAGCGTGAAGTCGGCCGTTCCGTGGTTGGCGACGCAGCAGAAGAGCGGGATCCGCGCGGGCGCCTGCTCGGTCGTTGCGGGGTCGCCTGCGGCGCGCTCGAGCACGCCCTCGCGCTTGATGATGCCGACCAGCGGGTTGTTGGCCTGCGACGCGAGCAGATCTCGACCGATCTGAAACTGCGTGTGGCGCGGCAGCACTGCGTAGAACGGATTGGCGGCGGGCATCGTCGTACTCCGAAGTCAGGTGAGCGTCCCTCTCGACCTCCGATCCGTACCGGCGCTCCCGAGAGGGTCCTCCCGGAGCCGAAGCCCCGGGAGGAGAGCACCAGCGTCAGGCAGCTAGGAGCCCTAGACCGGGGTGAGGTCGGGCGTGCCGCCGCCGTCGCCGGCCGGGTTCGTGGTCCGCCACAAGTCGAGGATGTGGTCGTTGTCGACGATGAGCTGACCGCGGGCGCCGCCGGAGGCGATGACCGCGACGAAGGCGTCGACGTTCGGCCGCAGGAGGATCGTGTGCGAGTTGTGGCAGCCGGGGGTCGCCACGACGTCCACGACCGCCTCGAGGTTCGCCGCCGCGCTCGTGTCGGCGAACGTGTCGGGCAGACCCGTCGCGGCGACGACCGGGGCGACTTGGATCGAGTAGGTGAAGGGCAGTTGGAGCCCCGTGTTCTCGAAGCCGGGCGTCGCCGGCCGACTCGAGATCGGGTTCTCCACGATGAGGTTCAGCTTGCCCCCCATCTGGTTGCGCACGCGGAAGCCGAGCACGATTCCTTCGGCGCTAGGGGCGCCGAAGTCGTAGACGGCGCGTACGGCGGATTGGGTCAACGGCATTGTCGGGCTCCTCGATGGGATTTTCCGAGTGAAGGTGCGGGCTGGCGCCCTTGGAGAGCTGGAGTCTAGGACGTAGCTACCGCCGCGTCTACAACCCCCCGGCCAGCCAGGTCCCCTCCACCTTCTCGGCGAACGCGGCGAAGCGGGGCCGAACCGGCGAGTCCAGGGGAAGGGCATCCAAGAACCAGCTCCACTCCCGGCGGTGCCACGCCTCGAGCAGCGTATGCGCGACTCCCTGCGCGTGCCCGTGCTTCGCGAGCCAGCGACGCGCGTCGTGCAGCGTGTTACGCGCGGTGTTCTCGCTGACGATCTCGTCCTCGAACGCCTCCCAGATGAGCCGGTCCACCTTGGACAGGAGCCCCGGGGGAGCGTTGCGCTCGTAGCAGGCGCCGCGCGGATGGAAGAAGGTCACATAGTCCGCGACGGGCTCGACGTAGCGCATCACCGGCTGGGGCTCGCGCCCGCGCCACGGGTAGGTCGTGCCCTCCACGATCTGCTTCGCCGCCTGCGAGTCATGCGTCGAGAGCGCGAAGAAGGCAATGAACTCCGGCCAGTTCGGACTGGGATGTCCCAGCGATCCCCGATGCTCGAGCAGGTCGAGCCGCGCCGCCTCCTGCAGGTGCGGAACGCCCACGGCCCGCGCGAGCAACTTGAACGGGTTCTCTCCTTCGACTCGACGGATCAGCGCTCGCTTCACCGCGTCGGCGCTCTCACCAAACGCGCGATCGAAACGGAAGTCGACTCGGTGGGCCTTGGTGTACTCGGCCACGAAGCGCGCCGCCTGGCCGGCGTCCATCCCGTACTCCCACTTCCACGCGCCGAAGTTGAGCTTCTCGTAGATGTTGTCCGGCGACGTCCGCAGCAGCTCGATCCACTGGTCTGCTTCGACCCGGCCCTCGGCTACCGCTTGCGCGAAGGCGGACTCAGCCCACGTCCTAGCCGCGGTCCCTCCGTGCAACATCCACGAACGCACGAGCGGACTGTTCGCCTCGGTGTGTTGCAGGTAGCGCGAGTCGTCGAACGTCGACCCGTTGACCTCGAAGAACCGACGCATCCGCGCGACGGTCTCCAGATCCACGTCACCCGCGATGAGCTTCTCCGCCACGGAGACCCCGCCGACGTCGCGGATCGGACGCTGCTTGTGCGCAGCGAGCGCCCGGTGGGCCTGCTCGCGGATGGCCTTGGGAACGAACATGAGCCGAGGTTAGCGAGTGCTGCCGTCGCCGTGAAGAACGCCGCGGTCCTTGCGAGACGCGAACTTGGCGAGGTTGGTCCGCAGCGTCAGATCGAGTGTGAAGCCCGCCTCTTCCGCGACAGCTCCGACCCAAAACATGACCTGACCGAGCCCCGTCGCCACGAGCCCGCGCACGCGGCGCCCCTGACTGACGTCGTACCAGTGCTCGCCGTCAGCTACGGCGTAGCTCATGACCGTCAACGCAAAGTCCCCGACCTTGGCGCACGCCGAGTGCAGCCGAGCGGACGCAGCGCAGAGCCCGATCTCCGACCCGCGCAGGGGATAGTCCAGAGCGGACGCGTCGAGCGGTGACTTGATTCGGCAGTAGCCCAGGCTGAGTCGCGCTTCGCTCGCCACCGCCGCGGCGTACCAGCACACGTCTCCCAGCTCACCCAGAAACCCCTGTCGCCGCGCGTCCGTCATCGCCGTGTGGTCGTCGCGCAGGAGCTTCTTGGCCTGCTCCACGACCTCGCCGCTCTCTCCGCGCAGGCCGAGCGTCGTGTAGAGCAATCCGAGCTTCATTCCCCGGCCGGGGTAGTCGACCGCGGTGCGCATCGCGCTCGCGGCGTAGTCATTCCAGTCGATCAAGGCAACCTCCGATGTGAGGTGGTGCATGTCCAGTGACACGCTGTCACTGGACGGGGCCGTAGCGTCGGTTCGGATCGTAGACCCGCCCTAGCTCGGGCCTGCGCGGATCCGAAGAGAACGCGGCTGGCCAGGGTACCCAAGGCAGCCGGAGATACGTGAAGAGAAGACGCCCTTCGGCCTCCGGACTCTGCGCGAGCCCCTCCAGGCTGAGCACGTAGACAGGGCAGTCGTTCCAACTGAGAAACCGGACGAGATTGGCGCGCATCTGCGCGACGTCGCTCGGCAGGACCCCCTCACCTCTGCGCAGGCGCTCGTCGACGGAGCGCAGCCGAAACGACTCACCGCGCACGGGCATGACGACGGCCAAACGCTCTCCCTCCGGCCGCGTGACGTTCGGAGCTTCGTTATCCCCGTGCCAGATCTGCACGAACTCCTCGGAGCGCGCTGCCGCAACGCCGCGCTTGATGTGCTCCGCGATCAGCCGATTGCCGCTGGAAGGGAGTCCGCTGACGAGGATCACACTTTCACCTGCGTCAGGTTTCGCCAGTCCGCTCCCTTCCCGTGCACCTGCTCGGTCCAGCGCCTCCGGATCTTGTCGCAGTTCGCCGGGTCGATCTCGCAGGAGTAGCAGATGCGCTCTAGCTCTGCGGCCACGCAGAGCACGGTGCCCGAGCCCGCGAAGAGGTCGAGGATCGTGTCACCGACGTCGGTGCAGTCTTCGACGAACTCGCGAATGAGCTTCACCGGCTTCTGCGCCGGGTGCAGCTCGTTCTTGGTCGGACGTTTCGTGGGCACGACGTTCGTCTTCGCCTTCCCGAAGTAGGCGACCTCCGTGCGCGCGCGACCTCCGTAGAGCACGAGTTCGTACTGCGGGTGGTAGTCGCTCGGCGACAGCGGATGCGCGTCCTTCGCGCACACGATCCAGCGGTGCACGTCTCCGCCGGCTTCCACGAAGGCGGATTGAACCTCGTGCATCTCCTGCGCAGCCGTGAACAGGTAGATCGCACCCTTGACCGTTTTCAGGAGCGCCGCGCAGAAGTCCCGCACGAACTCCGTCCAAGCAGCGGGATCCTGCTCATCCCCTTCGATCTCTTCGCGCAGCTTGTCGTTGCGAAACCATTTCCCGCTCGTGTAGGCGATGTTGTACGGCGGATCGGTGATCGCGACGTCGACCTTCTTGCGCTTGAGAATGGCCGCGAGCCCGTCTCGGTAGTCACCGCAGTAGAGCACGCTCTCGCCGAGGTAGTAGACCTGCCCGATCTCCGAGTCAGCCGCCTCCGCTTCTTCGGACACGGCGTCTTCGGCCCGCGGGTTCGAGCTGGCCTGCGCCCTACGCGCCTGCTCGCGGAGCTTCTGGCTGAGCTGCTCGAAGCGCGTGTAGTCGGGGCGAGGCAAGGTCTTCGCAACCCTCTCGACGTTCGCGAGCGCGCGCACCGGGTCGAACGTGCCCTGCGCGGCGTGGTTGTTGAGCGCGACGTTCGCGACCATCTCGGCCGTGTCATCCATGCGCACGACAACGCCGTCCGAGTGCGTGTAGCCGGCGTCGAGTAGCTCCCGTACCCGTTGGTGCCCGCTGACGATCCTGGGAGGGTCGTGGCGCACGTTGACGATGGGCAGCTCGAGCAGGCCGAGCGACTCCAGCGACTCGTGCAGACCCCGCCGCGCTTCGGCGGAGATGGTCCGCGGGTTGTAGGCCGCGAACTCAAGTCTGCGGAGATCGAGCTTCGCGACCTCCAACTCCGTCCTGATCTGCGCCGGCATTGATTCACGCCCTCGTTGGTAGGGAGATGCGCGAGAGCGTAGCGGGGAGCGCGCCCGAAAGCACGCCCCCCGCCGAAGTGCTGAATCAGCCGGGCGTACCGGAGAACGCGCCGACGATCGCGGTGTCCTTGACCTTGAACCCCTTGGAGATCGCGATGCCGGTCTCCGCCTTGTTCTTGTCGGACCCGAAGCGGAAGGTCGATTCGACCAGATGCTCCTCGGTCACGCCGAGATCCAGCTCGGCGCTCTTGGCGAGGATGCGCGCCCTGGCCTCGGGCGTGTTGCAGCCGGAGATCTCCAGATCGCCGACGATGCCGCCTTCGCCCGGGTCGGACGCGACCGCGACACCCTTGGTGCCCCAGATCCCGCAGCCCGTCATGCGCACGGTCTCGACCGAGTTGAACGTGACGAGCGTGCGGTTGGGATCCTTGTGCACGAAGTCGACGTTCTCGTAGTAGACGCCCTTGTTGGCGAAGCCCCCGGGGAGCGGGCGGAAGTTGTCCATGCCACCGGTGTAGGTGACGTGGCACCCGTAGGACTGAAGGCCCGAGCCCCAAGCCGGCGGGTTCTCCTCCGAGCGGTCGACGTCGACGAACGTCGAGTCCTTCACGCGGAAGATGCGCCCGGAGCCCGCCTGCGTGACGGCACTCCCCGCGCGGCCGGCGTCTTGGTGGTAGTGCCGCGCGACGAGCCCCGTGATGACCGTCTCGTCGACGGGGTAGGTCGGACCCTCGCTCGGGCGCGCGACCTCCTGCCAGGGCTGCGCACCGAGACCGTCGATGTCGCAGTCGTTCATGCCGGCCGGACCGTAGGGGTTACGGCTGTAGCAGAAGTGCTCCTTCGACTTCGGCAGCCGCGCCTTGCAGCGGTGGAACGTGATCGACGCCTGGTTGAGCGACACCGGCCGCGTGCAGCGCTCGGGGCCGTCCCAGAACTCGCTCGCGACGATGTGCAGCTCGCGCAGCGGGTTCTCGGTCTGCGAGCCGTAGAGCCCACCGCTGATCGCGTTGCCGCCGGAGGCGATGAGCTTGAAGCCGACGAGCACCATCCGACCCGTCCAGCCGGGGTGCGGCTCGAAGCCCCAGGAGGAGCCCCAGCCGCCGCCACCGTTCGGCTGGATGATCGACTGGTCGGCACCCTGCCCGTGCAGCACGAGCAGCGCAGCGCCCCACCACGGCGCGTAGGAGATCAGCGGGGTCCAGCCCGTCGCACCGATCCCGAGACCGAGCCCGTTGTAGGGCTGCGTGTAGACGTGGATGACGTCGGCCTCGGTGAACGTCTTGCCCGCGTGCTCCTTCTTCGCCTCGTCGAGCGCGTAGACGAGCGGGTTCGAGCCCGACGGCACCATCAGGGGCTCGGTCGGGTTCTCGTCGTGCCAGGGCTCACCCGGCAGGGTGAACGGCGACCCGCCCCCTCCGGCCGGCGGATCCACCGGCGGCTCTTCCGGACCCCACAACTTGTCGATCATCCAGCCGAGGTCGGCCGTGTGGAGGTTCAGTTGCGCGATGCCCTGCATCAGGGTCCAGAGCACCGTGCCACCCGGCAGCGCTTGAAGCGTCTTCGGGGGCGGGCTGCCGATCGTCTCGTAGAAGGCCGTGAACGCCTTGACGACGAAGCCCACCGCGTCCTTGCCCTCGAGGTACTCGTGCGAGAGCGCGGGGTAGTTGACCTCCGGCACGGAGATCTCCGTGATGATGTCCTCCAGCTCCATCTGGAGGTTCTGCATCGCGTTCGGGACCTCCCCGAAGCCCGCACGATACGCGAACTGCACGTACTTGGGCTCCAGCGCGGCGTACAGGGCGTCGATGAGCTGTCGACCGGCCGCGGTCATCTCGACCAGCCCACGTGCCCACTGCGCCACGTAGTCCGCGGTCAGCGGATCGGGTTTGGACATCGCGAGCTGGGAGAGCGTCACGCCGGCTGCGAACTCGTCCAGCTCTTTCACGGAATCGGGGTGTGCTGCGTCGGGCATCAAGCGCTCCAGTTCCGCGCCATGCGGAAGGGTGGGAGGTTCAAGGTGTGGACTCCAGGCAGGACGCGTATCTTCTCGATCGAGGAGGCGGGCGTCTACCCCCCGTGAAGACGAGCGCGGTCCTTCAGGCTTCGGTAGGGCTGCCCCGCGAGGATCGTCTTGCCGTTGTGCGGCAGGTGCCGCGCCAGCGCGCGCCGAAGCTCGTCGTTCTCGCGAATCGTTGCCTCGGTCTCGTCGAGCAGATCCCAGCCCGTCGCCTTGCGCACGTAGCACGTGGTCGCGTGCGTCTTGTGCTGCGCGCAGATTGGGCACGGCCGGCTGTGCCCAAAGAAGCGCACGTCGATCATCTGCTGGAGGGAGCCGAGTGCGAGCACGGCCGCCGCACCCTCCAGCATCTCCGACTCGATCTGATTCACGACTCCTGACACCGGATTGAGCTGCAGGTCACTCAGGGGCAGATCTGCGAGCAGGGCACGTAGGCGTCGTAGCGCGTTCAAGTCGGTACCTCCGTGGTTTTCTTGCGCCAGTCAGCGCGCGGGCCGTGCACGAACCGCGTCCACCGGTGACGGATGCGATCCATTTCGCGCGCCGAGTGCACGTAGCCGATGAGCTTGCGACCGAGCTTCTCGGCGGCAATCAGGGTTGCGCCGTGAGCGAGCATCGCGTCGAGCACGACGTCTCCCGGCCGCGAGCTGTTCTCCATCGCGAGCTGCACGATCTCGACGGCGACGTCGGTCTTCGGTGGAAGCCCCTCGAGGTGCGCCACGTTCGCCTGTCGACGCCCGCCGTAGAAGCCGTGATCGGAGCCTTCCCGCCAGCCGTAGAGCACCGGAACCACGACGTCGCGATAGGGATCGTCGCGTCGACCTTTCGCCTCCTTCGGGAAGAACATGAGCGTGTTGCTCCAGTGCCCGCCCATCGCCTCGAAGGCACCCTGCACGTCGGCGATCGAATCGAAGTGACCCGCGACGTAGACCACCCCCTCCGTGTTTTGAAGTTGGTGCCCGAGCACGACCTCCAGAAACTCGGACGTGAAAGGATCGTCCTGGCAGAGTCGCAGGAAGCCCATGTCCGCGCGCTCGACGTCGAACACCGTCAAGCTCCCCGGCTGCGTCACCTTGCCGCAGTAGAGCCGATGGTCGCCGAGCGCGTAGAGCTGCCCGTCCTCGGAGACCGCTCGCGTGCGCGACAGGTTCGGGATGTCGTCGTCGCGCACCTTGCCGCGCGTCACGCTGCCCTTCGCCTTCGGCTCGACGTGAGCGAGCTGGCGCAGGACGGAGCGGTAGAGCGAGTCGAACCGCAGGCGCGCGAAGAGCTTCTTGTGGTCGTCTCCGACGCTCTCCCGGATCCGCTGTAGCACGGACTTGAGCAGCTCCGGAACAAACTCGCCTTGGATCTCGCGGTTGTTGAGGCTGTAGTTCGCGTGCTTCTCGCGGTCGGGGTCGAACTCGACCACGATGCAGTCGACCTCGGTCACGCCGGACTCGCGCAGGATCCGGCGGCGCTGATGTCCCCCGACCAGCACGAGGCCCTCGCGCGTTCGGTTGACGACGAGGTGCGTCAGGAGACCGAGGTCGACGAGGCTCTGCGACAGGCCGTCGAGCGCCTCCTGCGAGATGAGCCGGGGGTTGTAGCCGGCGTCGACGATGCTCTCGAGCGCGTGCCGCTCGATCGTCACGCGTGCGTACTTCTCGGTCTTGCGCTTCTTAGCTTTTGCCACGGGTCGTCCGCGGTCGGACGTACCCACGCTTCCGCGCAGCCGCGACGCACGCAGCATGCGATGTCTTCGGCAGCAGCCGGCCGTTGACGGGTGCCTTGTGCGTCACGCGGGGTTCGCCTCCCGCAATGCCCTTTTTGCAGAGGTAGCAGCGCAATGTCTACAGCTTTCCCGCTTGAAAACGCCCGCAGCGCGTGGAGGGTCTACGTGGCGCTACCCGCGCCGGGCCAGAAGCTCGGAGAACGTGGTGATCGACTCGTCCGCGCGGTAGCGCTCGCGCACACGGAAGCGGAACTTGCCGCTCGGCGCCGTGGGCTCGCCGTACCAGAAGCGCACGATGTCCCGCGGCTCGGCCTTCGCCCAACGCAGCGCGTCGTTCCGGAAGCGGAAGCCGCAGACACCGCGGCCATCGGCCCAGTGGAAGCAGAAGCCCTTCCCGTCCTCCGCCCGACCGGGGTACTTGCCGTTCTCGAGCCGGCTGATCGCGAGCTTGTCGTAGCCGGAGGGGACGTTCTCCCCACCCTTGAGGATCTCGTCCAGCTCGTCGAGGGCAACCGCGTCGACGGGCTCGGTGTCGTCCTCTTCGTAGTGGCGGGCGAGCCAGGTCGCGTGGTCGATGACGTAATCCGGCGACTTCCCGCGGAAGATCGTATCGACCTCCTCCTCGGTGAAGTACCGCCCGAGGTTGTCGCGGAAGCCTTCGTCGAGACCCTCGTTCATCGGATCCGAAAGGAAATGCCGGTAGCGCAGGGCCTCACGCTCGTTGTAGACCGTGCCGTCGTGCCCCTGGAAGCGCACGGGCAGCCCGTAGAGGTGCGCGAGCGGAGCGTGCCCGGGGTCGGTGAACAGGAAGTCTCGGAGCCGCATCAGCCGTTCCTCCGGCGTTGATGTGCCAGCGCCCCTGCGGCGATCCGTGCGCCCTGCACGACGTCGCCCGGATCCCAGGAGGCCGCGTCCGGGCCGTCCGGGTCGCCGGACTCCGCAAGCGTCCGCTTGCGCATCTTGGCCTCGTGCAGGCGCGCAACGAGCTGCGCAAGGCTCATGCGGCGGGCGACGGGCTCCGCGGCCGGCGGCCGGCGCTTCTCGATCCTCTGCGGGGCGACCGGGGGATCCGGAGAGGCTTCGTCGGCGTAGGCCCGCTCCATGAGTCGATCGATGTCCGCGCGGCTTAGCGAGCCGGGCGCGCGCTCCTGCACGACGCCGCGACGGCGTTGGGCGAAGAAGCCGCTCGCCTGAGCGCGCACGTCGACCCGGGTCGTAGAAGCGGGCGGGAGCTGCGGATTCGGAGGGCTGTCGGGCACGGGAAAATCTTGCCGACGCGCGCTTGAAAAAACCAGCCCGAATGCCTTCAGAACGGGATATGGTTCCGTCGAAGAGAAGAGCATGGCAACGACGAACGAGAGGGAAGCCATGTACGCCGACGAGTACGCGATCGAGTGTCTGCTTGCCGGGCGCGAGGATCTCCTGCGCTCCGCTGCCGCCCAACTGGCCGCCGAACCGGAGTGCCCCGACTGCGGACCGGGCACGGAGGTCGAGGACAACGGTCAGTCGGGCAACAGGCTCGCCTACCTCTGCACCGCTTGCGGGTATGCGTTCGAGCCGGAGGAGGCGCGGCATTGAAGCAACAGGCGGACGCGGAGTGGGTCGTCGCCAACGGGAACGAGATCCACGACCGACCAACGCACTACGCCGAGGACGGATCGCGGATCGGCGACACCCCTAACCTCATCGCCAAGGTCGAGTATCCGTACAACGACGAGGCAGGACAGGCGGCCAATGCACGCCTGCTCGCGGGAGCGCCACGGATGGCCGGCGCACTGGAGCGGATCCGCGGCTTAGCTCAGCACGCCCTCCACGGCGACGAGCGCCGCTCGCACTACCGCATCATCGCGGGCATCGCCAATGAAGCCCTGAACTCCCTCTGGGAGGAAATCCAATCGGCGGACGTCCACGTCGAGGTCGTCAGACTGCGCGAAGCTCTGGCGGCGGAGCGGACGTACACGCAGAGGCTCAGCGACGCGAACCTGAGTCTCCAACGCGAGGCCCATCAGCTCAAGGTGGAGCGCGACCAGCTCCAACGGGAACGGGACGTGGCGCGACACGAGCCCCACCTCCGCGCCCGCATAGCGCGGGCAGAGAAGGAGCGGGACGCGGAGCGAGACGAGGAAGACACGCGCGGCTGAAAAGAAGGGGGCCTCCCCGTTGGCGAGACGGGGAGGCCCAAGCATGGCGCGCAAGACTGTTCGGAGAGAACTAGCCCAGCTTGCTTCCGTGAGGCTCTAGTCGGCGGCCTCCGTGAGAGGCTTCGGCTTGAGCCGACCCATCGCGCCGAGCGACCGCGCCGCGAGGCTGTGGCCCTCGCTGAGGTCGGGGCGCCCGGAGACGATCGAGAACGGCCCACCGGCGGACTCGTTGCTGCCGGTCTTCTTCGCGGCGGCCTTCTCCTTGGAGGTCTCCTTGGCCAGAGCCTCCGACGCACGCGCGCTCTTGGCCGCGGGGTGGTTGTACTTCGCCCCCTTGAGCTTCTCGCGTGCCTCGTCGACGGGGAACTCGTGCTCGCACTTCGGGCACGTCAGCGAGACGGCTTCGTCGGCGGCCTCGTCCTTCTCGCCCTTCTCGGAGCCGTCGTTGTCGCCGTCGGCGTCCTTCTTGCCCTTCTTGCCCTTGATGTTCTTCAGGAAGGCCGGCGGCATCTTCTTCTTCTTCTCGTCGACGGCGAGCAGCGCCGTGAAGGGGCTCGAAGCCTCGCACTCGGGGCACTCGACGACGTTGCCCATCTGCGCGTCGAGCGCGATGAGATCGTCCCGGGTGAACTCGAGGTCGGGCGTCTCGGCCAGGCTCGCGCGGAAGTCCGCGCCGTCGATGCCGGTCGCGTGACCGAAGATCATCACACCCTCGGCCTTGCCGTTCTCGCCGCTGCCCTCGTGGGACGAGCGTTCGCGGGAGAGCATCTTGAGGCGCGTCTTGCGCTTGCGGCGGAACTTGCGCTCCTGGCGGAGCACCTTGGCCTTCATGCGCTTGCGCTTCTTGCGGCGCTTCTTCAGCTCCATCCGCTTCTTGCCGGCCTTCGGCTTCCGCGCGATGCGCGCGCGCTTCATCCGCTGGCCCTTGGAGAGGAACTTCTCGTCGATGAACTCGGCGTCTTCGACGAGCATGCCCTCGGAGAGCACCGCGGCGAGGTGCTTGGCGACCGCGAGCTTGCCCTCGTCGGTGAGCCCGCCCTCGTCGTCGCGGTAGTCCGCGAAGACCGCGAGCGTCGCCTTCTCGCTCAGCGTGAGTTCGTCCTTCTCGCCGAGCTTGTCGAGGTAGAAGCCGAACATCTCCGACAGGTCGTCCATGTCGGCCAGGCGAGCGGCGACCTCGCCGGGCAGGACCACCTGCGGCGCGCTCTCGTCGGCGTCCTCGTCGTCGTCTTCCTCCTCCTCGTCGTCTTCCTCCTCGTCGTCGGCGTCCGCGGCGACCTTCTCCTCGTCACCGTCCTCTTCGTCGCCCTCCTCCGCGAGGTCGGCGTAGGGATCGTCTGCGGTGACGTCGGGGTTGAAGAGGAACGCCTCCGCCTCCGGCGACGTGGTGACGTCCTCGAAGTCGACCGTCTCGAGGAAGTCGGCGATCGTCTGGCCCGCCAGGGTCAGCTCGCCGGACTCCGTGAAGAGCAGGAGGCTCCGCTCGGCGGAGGTCCGCTCCTCCTCCTGCTTGGAGGACTTGGGCTTGAACTGAATCGGCATACGTGGCTCCTAGGGCGTATCTGCGGACCGTGTGTCGAGGGAGATAGTAAAGACCTGCGTGGGCACCTGTCTACACCCGGGTCAACCGGTGACAGCGTGTCACTGAGCGACGAGTTCCATGATGCGCGGGGCCACGTCGGCGGGCAGCTCCGCGGTGAAGCGGCCGTCCTCGAAGACGAAGCACGGATCGTCCTCCGCGAGCCCCGCGGCCTGCGCGGCGAGTACGTACGTCTCCAGGGCGGACTCGGGGAACTCGATCGTGGTGCGTTCCGTCTTCTGCGCTCGGCGGCGCTCGCCGTGAGAGGCGTCGCCCTGATCTTTGCCCGTGCCCTCGCAGTCGGGGCACTTGACGATGTGGTACCCATCGTCGGTCGGATCCTTCTCTTCCGCCTCGAGCCAGAGCGTACGCCACGGCTCCTCGTTGTCGGCGGGGCAGAACAGACGGCCTTCCGGCACGCGGCCTTCGGGAGGCCCGATCGGCACCCAGCCGGTGCCTTCGCACTGACCGTGGCACATCGTCTTCGGATCGGGCCGCTCGATGCCAAGCGCGTCGTAGCGATCGAAGAACTCTTCGTCGAGCTGCACCTCGTAGCGCGCCCACTGGCGGGACTCGCCGAGCTTGGCGTCGATCTGCTTGATGAGCGCGTCGGCGTCCTTGACGTTCGCCTCGTTGCGGAGCATCTGCCGGAACCGCTCGCGGGCGGATGCACGGTCCTTGCGCTTGACCGCGACCGAGTTCTTGAGACCGCTCTTGGAGACGTAGTAGTACGTGCCGCGGGCGAAGCCGACCTCCGTCACCGTGTCGTGACCCTTGACCGGCACGGACGCCTCGTCGAGACCCGCGTCTTCGGACTCGCCGAAGGGCAGGACGATCCCGCGGCCGTTGCCGCCGATGAGACCGAGCGTCGCGAGATTCTGCGCGGCGACGAGCACGTCCTGATACGGGAGCTTCTTGAGCATCGGGCTCGCGGCGATCAGCTCTTCGATGCCGTGCTTGCCGCGCTCTTCGCGGAGCTGCATGAGCAGCTCTTTCTCGATCGGCCCGAGCTTCACCGGACGCCGGTTGTCCGCACCCGCCTCGTCCACGGACTCGCCGAGCACATCCGGACGGGGGTTGTGGTAGAGCGTCTTCCCGCCGCGCTGCACCTTCACGATGTTGCGCGAGGAGGCGACGCCGGGCGTTCCGTGGGCACCGCCCATGTTGAGGACCCACCCGTGCGGACCGCGCATGACGGCCTTGCCCGCCTTGGGCTTCCACTCCTGCCCCTGCCTGCCGAGCCCGGCCGGGATCAGGATCGTCACCTTGTCTCCCCGCTGGATGGTGTCGACGGGATCGATCTCGCGGAGGTCTTCGGGAGCCTCGTCGATCGACTCGCTCGCGAGGGTGACGTCGGGGTCGCTGACCACGAAGCCCCAGTTCTCGTGCTGCGCGAGATCCCGACCAGCCTGGACGGCCTCTGTCTTCGTGGCGTAGCGCTCCTGCTTGCCGAAGGGATCCGCCACGAACCACTTGCCCTTGCCGTCCCCGAAGACGGTGACGTCCTTCCGGGCGCCTTCCTCGGGGGCCTCGTCGAGCAGCTCGAGCAGCTCTTCGTCGGAGTGGCCGGGCAGAGCCTCGCGCATCTGCTCGAGCACCTTGGCGATGGCGTCGGGCGACCACACCGAACGCGGTCCCTTCTTGCCGGGGCCGTCGTCGCGGATGCCGCCCGTGCGGCCCTTGTTCTCGGGCTGCTCGAGCTTGCCGCGGCGGTAGCCGCCGACCGTGCCGGAGGTCGTGGTCTCGTGAACCGCAGAGCTGACCTCTTCGTAGCCCTGCTTCAAAAGCTCACGGATCTTCTGGTCGCGCTTCGCCTTGTTCGGGAAAACGAAGATCCCGTAGAACGGGCTGCCGTCCGAATGCGTGGTCTTCCCATCGTGGTAGTTGACGGTGTACTTCGACGAACCGACGCCATCCCGGGTGTAGAAGACCTTGCGCCCCAGTCCTTCACCAAGGCCATCCGCGGACTCTTCCGCGTTGCCCCAGGCGTCGCCGAGAGCGTCGGCCAGGGCGCGCGTGACGGCGTGGTGCACGGAGCCGAAGCCGACGTCGGAGAGCTTGGTGCCGTCCTTGCGCTTGACCGTCCAGGGCAGCGAGCCGCTCCCTGACGAGCGCAGCGTGCCGATGACCCGGCCCTTGTACACGATGTCGTAGCTCTCGCCCGGTTTGCCCCGGTACTTGAGCGCCGGCATCGACGTGGAGAGCTTCGACACGTCGGCGAGCACCGCGGGCGTCGTGCCGCTCTTGGCCACGAGCTGCGTGACCTGAAAGCGGGCCTTGGTCTTCGCCGAACCGCGGGCCTGGAGAGCGTCTCGACCCGCCTCGCCGCTGCCCCGCCAGTTCGTCGGGCGACCGGAGTTGCGCACCTCGTCCAACTCCGCCTCCTCCGTGCGTTGGTTCACGAAGTTGCCCACGCGAGAACCGTGCAGGCTGGCGGGGATGCGCAGCGCGCTCGAATTGCCGCGCAGGGAGTAGCCCTCGCCGCGCCGGAACATGAGCGTGCCCTCGTTGACGAGCGAGGAGAGCGTCTTCATCGACTCCGCGGTGGACGCGGAGAAGAGCCGCGCGATCTCGCTCGCCGTGTAGGAGCGCCCGCGGTTGCGGACGAAGTGGTTCAGGAGCGCGTCGTGCAGCGACCCGGCTTCGGCGAGGTCTTCGTCGACGCTCTCGGCCACCTGTGCCTGCTTGATGATCTGATCGAGCAGGGTGCGGTACGCCTCCAGTTCCTTGACCACGATCTTGAGCTGATCCTTGGCCGTGCTCTTGCCCACACCGAGACGCTTCTCCATCTCGGCCTGACCGCGCTTCGCTTCCTTGGCGGCGGCGCCGACCTTGACGAGTCCCTTGCGCAGCTCGGAGATGAGCTTGCTGTCGGCCGTGTCGAGCAGCTTCGCCGCCGAGGTGGCTTCGTCGAGGCCGTACACGTGGTCGTCCAGGCCGAGCCGAAGCGCGACCGCGTAGCCTTCGACGATCGCGTCGTCGACGTCGTTCTCGTCTGCCCACTCGTTGAGCGCTTCCACGACGTCTTCGGGAAGCAGGCCCTCGAGGGCGTCTTCGTCGAGCGTCTCGCCCGCGGCCCGGAGCTTGGCGACGGCTTCCGTCAGCCGGCCGTCCTCCGCCGCGGCGACCGCGGTGTAGACGAGCCCCTTGGCGAGACGTGCAGTCTCATCGCGGGATTCGCTCCGAAGTGAGCGGCTGCTCGAGCCGGGGTACTTCGGCGCCTTGCCCGACGCGAGGTACGCGTCGATCGCCTTGAGCGTCTTCCGGATCGGGGGCATGTCGGAGAAGAACTGCTCGCCGAGCATCTTGGCGAACTTGCGCAGATCTTCGGGATCCATCGAGTCGGGCTTCACCCCGCGCATGGTGCTGCTCTTCTCCCCGCGGTGGAGCGCCTCGAGGTAGAGCGACAGCGCGTAGGGGCTGTGACTGCCGCCGGGCTTCTTCGACGCGCGCACCTCCTGCTGCTTGTCCCACTGCGTCAGCGCACCGACCACGAACATCCGGAAGCCCGCAACCGTCGGCTGAATCGCCTCGTCGATCGGCTCGATGTTGCCGCGCGCGTCGAGCTGTTCGTCGTCCAGTTCGTCGGGCTCGTCCATCAACTCGACCTCGCTGCCGTAGGGATGCGCCCAGGGATGCAGGTTGCCGACGGAAGGCACGGCCGCGCTCGTGAACTCGTCGACCGCGCCCTCCATGAACGCCTGCGGCCCGCCGAGCGGGTGCACCGCGTTGAAGCCCATCGACCACGTGTTGCGGCCGTAGTTCGCCATGACGCGCGGCACGTTGATCTTCTTGCCCTTCGCGTAACCGGCGCCACCGAGACGGCTCCGATCGGGAACATCGTGGTCGAGCGTAACAGTCACGCTCGACTTGTTCAGCGACTTGACCGTGGCCTTCCCCTGGTAGTGCCCGAAGCTGCCCGCGGTCCAGTAGACCATCACCTTCGCGCCGGGCTTGAGCGTCTCTTCCCAGCGCATCTGCGCCATGACGTCGAAGCTGCGGATCGCCGACTCGTCGGCGGCCTCATCGAACTCCATCGTGCGGTCGTAGGTGTCGGCCCGCGCGAGAAGCGTCTGGAGCTGGGTGCGCAGCACGTCGGGCAGAGCGGCGACTTCGACGCGCTCCATGTACTCGCCGGGGCGAGCGGCGCCCTTGATGAAGTTCGTGAAGTTCGGGAAGTCCTCGACGGTCTGGAGCGCCGCGGGCTCCGTGCCGGGCTCGAACATGCCGAACGTGTAGTCCTCGTTGTTGTTCGTGCGAACGTTGACCGTGTAGCGCGGGTGACACCACGCGCCGTTGTCGAAGACGTCCGTGACGGTGACCTCGAGCGGCGCGAGCCCCTCGTCGGCGGACTCCACGGGGAGACTGTCGCCCTTGCCGAGCACGACGAGGTTCTTCACGTTCACGCGCGGGGACTTCACCCCGCGACCCCAGTCGACGGTCGCGATGCCCGCACCGCTGACCGCGGTCACGGTTCCCCGCAACTGCGGCAGGGTACCCGTCTGGTTGCCGGTGCCGCGGAGGTGGTCGCGAGAAAGCGCGACGCGATCGCCCACCTTCGGCACGGCGCCTTCGATGATCGACTCGTGTCCGACGGAACGCTTGCGCGTCCTGCCGGCCGCGTAGCTCTTCTTCGCGGAGGGCGCGTCGTAGTCGGGCTCGATGTCCGAACCGCCGCACTTCGGGCAGTCGGGGAGCATGGAAGCGGTCTTGAACTTCTTTCCGCACTCCATGCACTTGACCGCGAGACGACCGGCTTCGTCGATCGCTTCCTCGAGCGTGTCCACGATCTTGACCAGCGCCTCGCCTTCGCCCAGATCGACGGCATAGCGACCGTCCCCAAGTGCGAGCACGCGGGGCTCCGCGTCCTCCCCGACGAGCCCCGACTTGATGAGCTTCTGACGGGCGGGCTCGTACCAGAGCGCGTCGATGACCTGCACGTTTTGCCCACGCGCCTTCAGCTTGCTCGCCGCCGCGTCGGCCCTCGCCGCACCGGTGTAGATCTCGCCGATCATCTTCCCGCCGCGCACCGACACGTCGACGACGACGAACATCTGCCCGGGACGCACATCCTCGTCGATGTCTTCCTCGAGGCTCTCTCCGAGGAGCTTGCGCATGCGCTGCATCGCCTTCGGGTCGACCGGCTTGCCGAACGCCTGGAACGCGATCTTCATCGCGGTGTCGGCCGCCGCCTTGGTCGCCTCGAAGCGCGCGAGGCGGTTCCCCGTGCGCACGTCCATGACGTTGCTGATCGGAGCGCGTGCGAGGTCGGTACCGACGATGAGGTACTCGAAGTCGCCGAGGAACGCGATGTGGCCCTTGCTCTTCTTGGGAGCGGCTTCGTCGAGGCTCTCGCTGACGTCCTCGACGAGGATGTAGAACGGCCGCTTCGCGTCGCGCACGCGAGCGTTCACCGAGGGGTTCGCGCTCAGGAACCGGGCGAGACCCTTCTTGGCCTGCGCCACGTTCGCGTGCGCGATGGGCTCACCATCCCCCGTGTCCCGCGCGAGCACGGTGATGCCGCTGGGCAGGCGGAGCGCCACGTACCCCGAGGAGAAGGTCCGCACGATCGTTCCGGCGGCTTCGTCGAGCGACTCGTCCGACTTCGCGGGGATGACCGCCGCGTGCTTGCCCGTCTTGAACTTGCGTCCGTTCGCCGTCTTGTAGCTGCCCGCCTCCGAGGTCTTCGTGTTGATCTCGTCGGACTTCGGGAAGCGGAACTGAGCGCCCACCTTGAGCGCGCTGAACGGTACCGCCCCGGAACCGCCCACCATCTTCGCGCCCGCGTACCGCTCGACCGACTCGTCGATGTGAACCGTGTACTCCTCGTCGCCCGAGCGGCGCATCGCGGCCTTGCCGACCTTCTCGGCGTGCGCGAGGAACGCCTGCGCCTTCTTCTTGTCGTCGAACGTCGCGTTCACGCTCGGGCCCTTGCCGGAGACCTTGATCGCGCCCATCTCCTTCGCCTTGGCCTTGAGGTCGGCTTCGGCCTTCGCGGGCAGGTCGTCGGTCTTGTCGTCGTTGGCTTCGCTGGTCGGCAGCTTCTTGAACGCCTGCTCCGCCCGCTTGCGGTTCTGCGCGTGCTGCCCCCGGTCGAGGGTGAAGCCGGAGTTCCACTCGAGGTGAAGCGACGAGAACAGGTCGCGCTGCGAAGAGCGCCCGAGAACGGCGTAGGAACCGCTGACGGTTCCCTTGTTGTCGTAGTCGGACGAGCGGAAGACCACGACCTTCTCGTCCGGCGTGACGCCCGCAGTCGCGCCCTTCAACCAGTCGAGCCGCACCGCCGCGCGAACGGTGGTCCCGGACGCCTCGTCCACGGACTCGATCGAGAACCCCGCCTTCGCCGGGAACAGGATCGGGAGCGCCTTGTCCAAGAACGCGCTCACCTGAGCGAGGTCACGCGGATTCTTCGGAGGCGCGATCCCCTTCTTCTTCGCAGTGTCCAGAGGCACGGCCAGCGACCCGACGAGGATGTCCACGTCTCCATCGCCGTAGTCGCGCAGCGTGACGGTCTTCTGCTTGTACTTGCCGAGCACCGTCTTGCTCGCGGCTTCGTCGACCGACTCCGGCAGGTCGACGTCCTTGCTGCCGCACTTCGGACACTTGGGGTAGTCCTTGTTGGTCGCGAAGACGTTGCCGCACTGCCCGCACTTCACCTTGAGCGGCTTGCCGGCCTCGTCGACGCTCTCCGTGACGAAACCCTTGCTCATCGCCCACGCGACGGCCGGCGCAACGTTGGCGTGCTCGGGGCCGACCTGCTTGCCATTCAGGTCGAAGAAACGAACGCGCTGCCCCTTGCGGCGCATGCGAATCGCCGTCCCGCTCGGGTGGAGCATCGGCAAGCCGTAGGGCGTGCCCCACTTCGGATCCTTCGGGGCCTCCTGACCCGCGCCGCCGGCTTCCCCGAGCAGTTCGCGCTCGCGAATGCGGTCGTTCACACGCAGCACACCCTCGACGATCGCGTGCGAGCCGGTGCGCGACGGACTTCCTACACCGGCACCCTCCGCGGCGCTCTCCCGCTTCTGCGGCCCGCGTCCGACGTGCGTCTCGGTCACCTCGCCGAACAGCCGCTTGATGAGTGCGGCGCCGTCCGCGTCCAGCGGCTTGAACAGCCGGTGGTCTCCACGCGACGCCATCGTCACGTTGCGCAGCGCTTCCTTGTCCTTCGACGACAGCTTGGCGAGCTTCTCCTTGTAGACCGTCTCGGGGACCTTGATCGGCTCCGGACGGGCCTCGTCCAGTGACAGCGTGTCACTGGACTCGCCGAGCCACTTCTTGACGTCGGGGTCCGCGTGGCCGTGCTTCTTGAGGGCGGCCTTGATCTTCGTGTCCGGCCAGCCGTTCGCGCGGAGCACCTTGACCGCGCCCGCGTGGTCCATGCCACCCATGATCTTCGCGCCCATCGCCGAGAGCTGCAGCGTGCGCGTGGCGATCTTGACCTGATGCGTGTCCGCGATGCCTTCGGACAGCTCGTGCTCGGCCAGCGGGCTCACGGAAGCGCGCAGCGCCCCGGCGGCGACCTCGTTCAGGCTGGACCGGTGCGGGGTCGCAGGGATCTCCGCCTCGAACGCGTCCGGGGCTTTGAGGAGCGCCCCGACCTGCGTGTGGTACCACTGCCGGCCCCTACCGGAGGGGCCGAAGGCGTCGGGCTCGAGGTCGTAGACGTGCTGCGCCGTCTTGACGGACAGGCGAAAGTGCGTCCGGAGATCCGACGGCGTGCGGCGCCCCCGCATCATGTACGTCACGATCTCGCCCGTCAGCCCTTGGATGTTCTTCGGCATCTCTAGTCCAGCTTCTTGAAGCCCACGCGGTCCACGAACAGCACCTTGCCCCCGACCTTGATGACGTCGCCGACGTTCATCGACGTGTGGCGCAGTCCGAGCTTGCGGATCAGCGTACGCGCTTCTCCCTGCGGACTCCACCGCTCACCTTGCATGAGGCCGAAGATCCGCTCGGGCCGAGTCTCCGCGATCTTACCCACTCGCACGTGCGTCTTCGCCAGGGTCGCCGCGGTCGGAATCGCACGGGGCTCGTACTTGCGAAGATGGTCCAGGCCCATGTACAGCGCACCGATGCCCGCGTCGATCGCGTACCAGATCTCGGTCGAGCCCTTCTTGTAGGCGTCGTCGTACACGGCCGCGTCGTTCAAGCTCGTGAACTGCTTGACGCCTTTGGGCGCCCTGCCGTTGTCGTAGGCGTCGGCCTCCTCGACCGACTCGTAGGTGTCGAACTCCCACCGACCGACGCGCCGGAACGTGCGCGGCTCCAACCCGTAGAGCTTGAGCTTGAGGATGAGGTCGCGCATCGAGAGCCCCGACGCGATCGCGGTGCGCCCCACGTAGGCGATCACTTCCTGCCCGACCTTGGTGATCGTGCGCTCCTTCCACTGCGTCTTCGCCCAACGCAAGCGCTTGTCCTCCGCGGGCCCGATCGGAGGCACGCGAACCGCATCCTCGCTGAGCTGAACGGATGCGCGCGACTCCGCGTCGTAGGCCGTCGGCTTGGTGCCGGGCTGCGAGAAGCGCACGGTGTCTTCGGGCGAGAGGTTCCAGACGACCGTGTAGAAGCGCTCGTACTGCTCGTAGAGCTTGGCGAACGCCAGCGCTTCCTCGTAGGTGTCGAACTCCCACACGTTCTGCGGCCACGTGCCGGCGGGGCCGAGATTCTGGGGCAGCTCGACGGTGTACTGCGAGCCGTCCCATTCGATGTTCATCTGAATCGTGGCGCGGTAGTCACCGGACTGCTCCTCGACCGACTCGAGCCTACGGAGCCCTCGCGTGCTGCTCCTGTCCTTCTTCGTAGCCGACAGGAGGTCGCGGAGCGCATGGAGCGACGGGGATGAACGGCCGCGACCCCACTGGACAACCGCCCGATTGCCTTCGAGCTTCGTCACCTTGCCGATCAAGCCGGAAGGATCGACGCCCTCCTTCGTCACGACCTGATCGCCGACCTTGATCGCCTCGTGCGGACTCGCCTCCTCGACCGACTCCTTCTTGTGCGACTTCATCCCGCGCTTCTTCATCCACCACGCGAGCGCGTAGGGATTGTCGACGTCGCCGGACTTCTTCATCGCCTTGACCGCGCCCTCGAAGCCGGGCGGAGCCACCTCGTCCACGGCCTCAGACGGCACTCCGTAGCTCTCATCAATGTCGCCCTTCGTAACTTTGTCGATCAGCGCATTGGCCGCTGCTTCCGAATAGCCTGCCCGTTTCGTAAGCAGATCCACGATGAAGGCCCTCCCCTTCCCGTGGTCCCACGCCAAGATGCGCACGGACTCTTCGTGCGACAAGTTCGTCGGACGCCGCTTGTGCAGTGACTTCACAGCCTGGTTGTAACGGTACTGATCCCCGGGAATCGGCGCGAGCGATTCGTCCAACTCCAGGCGGCGGAAGCCGCGCGACTTGAGCCATTGGTTGTCGCGGTACGTGTTCGTACCCATCCAGACCCCGATGCGGTACTTGCCGCGCATCAGGGCCGGTTTCCGCTTGAGCGGGGTGTACCGCTTGCCCGGACCGTAGCCGATGTTGGAGACCTCCTCGTCGAACCGCGCCTTCGGAACGACGAACGCCTCGACGCCATCGACGATGAAATTCTGACCCGGCTTCCAAGCCATCACGGAGATGGCATCGTCACCGAACGCGCTGCGGAGCTGATCGCGATGACGGTGACTCGTGACACGCGTGAGCACGTAGTCCGAGGGGACCTCGTAGTCCTCGTTGAGATCCTCGAGCATGAAAGACGCGTCGAACGGTCCCTCGTCGAGGCTCTCCGCGTACGGCGTGCCCTCTTCGTCGCCGCGCATGGACAGGAAGTCGCGCCACGCGGACTTGGCGTTCTCGCCCGCGTAGATCTTCTTGCCGTGGGGGTAGTAGAGCACCTCCTCGCCCTTCTTGAAGGGCTGGCCCTTGGCGTCGGTGCCGGCGTACTTCGCCTTGATCCAACGCGGGTCCCCTCCGGAGGAGCGACGGCGGCCGTACTCGTCGAGCGACTCCTTCGCGATCGACAGCGGCCGGCGTCGAGCTTGACGCATCCGCGTCTTCCGGAGGTAGCGCTTGGCGCGCATCTTCATCGTGGGGCTGCGCCTGCGCTTCATCCGTCGCTTGCGGTTCTCCCGCCTCAGCTCGGCGCGGGTGGTCTGGCCGGAGCGGACGGCCTTGGTGACACCGATCCGACGGGCACGCAGCCGACGCATGCGGGAGCCCAGCGTCATGCGGCGGTACTCGTCGAGCGGGAGGCCCTCGAGCAGCCCGAGCGCGATCAGCTCGGCGCGCTCGAAGTCGCCCTCTTCCACGGCCGTCTCGAACTCCTCCGCCTTGAGACCGAAGAAGGTGTTGAGCTGATCGACGTCGAGAAGGCTCAAGCCGTACTCGATCGTCTCGGCGAGTTCGTCCATGACGATGCACTCGTGCTCGACGAGATCCAGCTCCGCTTCTTCCGCGGCTTCCTCTCGGCTCAGCGTGACCCAGATTTCGTCCATGTTGTCCTCGTCGAGCGATTCGGCGATCTGCGCCAGCCGCTTCGTGTACGCCTTGTGGATCCGAACCCCTTGCGTCGCCTCGTGCTGCGACAGCGGAATCACCTCTTCCTTGCCGCGCACCTTGATCTGCTCGTTGGTGTCGAGATTGCGCGCCGTGACCTGCGTTCGCTTCGGCGTGATCGCCTGCACGACGTAGTACCCGGTTTCCAGACCGCGATCGATCGCGAAGTGGTCACCGACCGCGAGTGTGGCAACGCCGACCTTGGCGCGACCGCGCACGACCCGCTCGTAGAACTCGTTCGAGAACGGCCGTAGGTGCAGCGTGCGGAGATCGGTGCGAATCTGCTTCGTGTCGAGCTTGCCCACGCCACCGACCACGAAGTAGTGCTGGTAGATGCTGGACCACCTCGAGGAGAACGTCGGCGCGGTGGCCATCTCGAGCAGCCTGGCGAGACGCTGCACGATCGGGTCGCCTTTCTTGTCCCACCACGTTTCCGCGCGCTTGTGGTCGTGCTCGGCCCAGAGCGCGTCGACCTTGGCCTTCTCCGCGGCGGGCAGATCCGGAACACCGACGCCTCCGTGAGCGTTTCGGATCGCCTCCACCTGCTTCGCGCGCTTCTCGTGCTCCGCGCGGACGTCCTTCTCGAGCTTGACGTACTGCGCCTGCAACTTGTCGATGCGATCGAGGAGACGCGTTGCCATCGCGGCGATGCGCTTGTCCGTCGCCATCGACTCGTTCACGTCGCCCTTCTTGACCCGCTGAGTGGCGCGCTCGAGCGCCCGCGTGTCGCTCACGCGATCCGGACGGTCCGGCACGTGCTCGCCGTTGGGGAACAGCCAAAAGCTGTCCTCGTTGCGTAGGCGACGCGTCTCGCGTGCGAAGAGCTGATTGATCTTCTCGCGGTCGCTCGCGCTCATCTTGGAGAGAGCCTGCTCGGCCGCGCTCATCTGCCCGCGCTTGTGAAGCGCCCGGATCTCCTGCACGAGCCTCTTGGCCTTCACGCTGAGCGCGCCGAGGAGCCCCCCGAAGGCCACCGCACCGAGACCGCCGAGCAGGAGAACGATGTCCTCGTCGAGCGCGGACTCGCGGATCTCGTAATTGCCGTAGACGTCGAGCGGGATCTTCTGCCCGATCTCCGCCGCCAAACGAACAGCGGTCTTCTTGTCAAGCTGATCCTCCGGCACATTCCAATCCATCCGCTTGAGGATCTTCTCCACGACAGCAACGGTCTTCCGCACTCCCGGAATCGGTCCGCGTGTGAGTGAATAGATGGCCTTACCCGACGGAATGTGCCGCACGGTCAAGTAGGTGTAGGACCCAATTTTCTCGGTCTCGAACGCCACCCCAGGAACCACCTTGGACTTCTTCAAGGCTTCAGCCAAGAGCGGCTCCCCCTCGTCTTCGATGCTCGCCGCGAGCATCCGTTGGGCGTGACCCGGCCGCGCGGTCTGGCGGTTCTTCGCCGCGATCTCGTCCGCGACCCACTTCTTGCCGATCGGATTCTGGACGGGCCGGTTGAGGAGCGACATGGCGACGCGCGTGAGCTGCGGCACGAGACGCGAGACGACCTCGCGCGGCGTGAGCACCTCGTCGTTGTGCACCTCGCGGAAGTTGGCCGGACCGAACAGCGTGCGGTAGGTCTTGAGGTTCTCTTGGATCTTCCTCCAATCCGCAGTGGCGATGCGCTCCGGCACGACGCGTGCCCGAGCGCGGTTGCGCGCGAGCGCCGTCTCGAGACTCGTGTTCACGAACACCATGCAGACGTCGTAGCCGAGCGCGCGGAGACGGTCGACCTGCCGCGTGACCTTCGCGCTCGTCGCGGCCGTGCTATCGATGATGAGCCCGAGACGACCCTTCACGTAGACGTCGAGCTTCTTGGACGTGAGCAGCTTGGCCTGATCGCGGATGCCGCCCTCGCGTTGCACCTGCTCGAGACCGAGATCCTTCTTGAGATCGAGCCCGGCCTTCGCCATCGCGCGCTCGAGCGCCGCGTCGGAGTTGACGACCTTGAGGCCCATCCCGCCGAACATCTTCTCGGAGACGAAGCTCTTGCCGCTGCCCGCGCCACCCGTCATGAAGACGGCCTTGAGCGCGAACGGGTCGTAGACGCCCTCATCCACTGCGAGTTCGTGCTCGCTGACCGGCTGACCGGGCAACGTGTTCGTCGTACCGATCGTCGGTCCGGACGCGGAAAGCCCGAGCTTCTTGTAGAGCGCCTTGATCTGCGCGTCGCTCATGCGGTTCCACTCCCGCGTCGAAGAGACACCCGGCTCGACGCTGACCCTGCGCACGTACTGCCCGGCCTGCCGCGCAACGGCAGGCGAGTCGTAGAGCCCCGTCAGGATGAACTTCGGGAAGTTCTCCCGCGCGGAGGTTCCGGCGGGAGCGTGCGTATGGTCGAAGGCCGCGTACGCCTCGTCGACGTTCCGAGCTTCGTTCACCAGAACCGAACTGATGCTCTGCGGTACGGCCTCCTCCCGAAACTTGAGCGAGAATTCCCGCGCGAGACGCTTCGCCCCCACGAGGTCCAGCTCCCCCTGCGGCTTGTCCCAGTCGAACCGCGCAAAGTGCGCGTTGGCCGCCTTGACCACCTTGCGGATGTCCTTGACGACGTTGGAGCCCGCCCACGTCGCGAGCTTGACGCTCGTCAGATCGGAACCCCAAATCGGCAGCCCCGACGGAACGTGAACCACCTTGAAGGCGTAGCCGGGCCATTGCTTGCGCACGTCGAACCGGAGACCGGGCACCTTGGAACGTTCCGCAGCCTCGTCGACTTCTCCCCGCTCGGCCACGCCGCTCGTCACGTTGAGTCGCGGCTCGCGCGCCATGAACGCCTTGCGGCGCATGACGGTCTTTGCGACCAGCTCGACCTCGCCCTTGCGCGGGTCGTAGTCGAGCACGACGGGGATGTTGATCGCCGACGTCGTGTCGTGGATGATGGCCCTCCAGTCCACGTCCACTGACTCCAGCGTCTTGCGGTGCTTCGACCAGACCTCGCGGAAGATCCCGGCCAGCTCCTCGACCGTGATCGGCTTCCCGTTGCGCGGATCGTTGACGCGCTCGTGGAAGTGCTTGGTGAACTCGACGTCGATGCCGGCCGCGGCGAAGATCTTGTCGAGCGCGCGTTCCAACGAGGCGAGTTGCGCACGCGAGATCTCCTCCTCGATCGGAACGTTCTCGAAGACGAACGCCTTGCCGCGCAGCCGACCCCCCAGGGCTTTGAGCGCGGCGACGATCTCCTGCTCGGTCGGATCGAAGCGCACGTAGGGATCGGTCGCGACATAGTTGCGGGCTTGCTCGACCGAAACAGGACCGCGCTGCGATCGAACCAGCCGCGCCAGCTCGCCCTTGAGCGGAAGCAGCTTGGTCGGGAGCCCTAGAGCGAGGAACTCGTCGACGTGCTCCGCATCCTCGATCGCCTCACCGTGTTCCTTGTAGCCGACCTTCTCGAAGCGTCGGGCCAGCTCCAAGAGCTTGCGCATCGGCACGGCGACCTCGTAGGTCTGAATGCGCTCGTTCTCACCGATGCTCACGAGTGCGGCCCAGCGGTGATGTCCGTCGAGGATGTAGCCGTCGCTGCTCACGATGACGGGCAGGCGGAGCTTGTCCTTCGGAGCGGTGCGCGCGAGCGCCTCGGCCTTGACGGAGGTCACGCCGTCCTGCGTCGGCTTCAAGCTGCCGACCTTGCGCTGACCGCGCTTGACGCGCACGCCGTTCTCGGACAGGTGCGCGAGGAACTCCGGCACGAGGCCGGACTGGATCTGCGGCATCTGCGCGCGCGGCACGCCGAGCCCGGCGGGCAGCTCGCTCACGCCGACCGCGGCCTCGTTCTTGGCCTTGCGGTTCGCCTTGCGCTCCGCGGCCGACTTCGTGTGCTTGCCCTCTCGGTGCCAATCCTGGCAGTCCTTGCACGCGACGATCGGACGGACCTTCTTTTCGGCCTTGGGCTTGGGCTTGGGCGGGTTCAGCGCCCGACGCATGAAGCCCTGCTTGAGGAGGTCCACGTAGCGATCCGTGGACTCGCCGAGGTCCATGTCGGTGACCGCAAGCTCGCCGTCGTCTCCCAGGAAGACGGCCTGCGTATCTCCCTGAACGACGTGACCACCGTCGACCTCGTAGACGACCTCGGGCTCTTCGCCTCCTAGCGCCGCCAGGGCACGCCCCACGACGGCCGAGAGCGGCGAACCGCTGTCGATCTCGGATACGTGGCGAACGTTCCTGACGGCGCGTTGGAAGGTCGTCGCGGGCATTGGGCTCGGCGGGGTCGTGCCAGTGACACGCTGTCACCGGGCGGAGGAGCTTGGACTCCCGCGTAGCCTACCGCTGCCCCTAGGACGGGTCTACAGGCTCGGCCCTACACGTGTGCCGAGCCCCCAACCGTCCGTTCATGCGCTTCGCCATTGCCCTCAGTCGGGCAGCGGACAGGACTTCGCGCCGAACACGAGCCAGTCCTGCTCGATGATCTCGTACGTCACCGCGTCGAAGAGGTACACCAACGCCCGCGACTGCGACAGGTGTTCGCACTTCGGCGTGAGCGTATCGAGGATGAGCGAGTAGCCCGACGGCGGCAGGATCACCCCGACCGTCGCCGCGTTGACGACCACGAACTCCAGCGGGTCGACCGACGACTCGATCCTCAGCTCGAGCGTGGCCGGGGAGATCTGCTCGGTGCAGGTCGTTCCCGTGCCCGGTCCACACACGCCTGGAGCGAGCGCCATCGCGGTGACCACGGACCACGAGTTCGCGCTCGCGACCTGCATCACGCTGACCGGCTGCTCGTCGGAGTCCTTGACCGTGTAGGGCCCGCAGCCGCCGCAGTCTTGGGCGAAGAGGGCGACGCCCCCCACGAAGATCGTCAGAGCGGCGAGGAGGAAGAGAAAGAACTTCATGGTGCGATTCCTTTGGAGAGGACCCGGGGAGGGTTCAAACTTTCGCTAAAGCTACCCCGTCCAACCTGCCGAAGAGAGAAGCGTCATGAAAAACATCAACCAGAAGGCTCTCGTGCGTGCCATCACGCCCCTCGTGCCCGTGCTCCTCGCCGCCCGTGCCACGGCGGAGGTCGAACGCGAGCGCGCGGACCGGATCCAACGCGCCATCCTCGACAGCTCCGTCTTCATGCGCGACTCGCGGTGGGGCGAGCCCGAGCGCATCACGGACCCGAAACGGGCCTACCTCATGAACGACGAAGACGCGGCCCGCTACTTCGCCGCGCTCGACGTCGCCTACCGTGAGGCCGGCTACGTCGATCTCGAGCCCGGCCAGTGCCCTGCGCTGGTCGCCGAGTCCGCGCGCATCAAGCTCGAGAACGAGTTGCTCGACGCGGCCGAGCCCAGCACGGGCATCGCGGCCAACCGGATCCTCTGCGCGGGGCTCGAAAAGCGCGCGGAGTACCTCCGCCTGCTCATCGGGCTCGCGCTCAAGGCCCCGCGTTCGCTGCGCCGCGCCTAGAGCGGCGCGGGAGGCGGCGGGGCTTCGACGACCGGGAGCTTCGTGCGCATCGCGAACTCCTGCTCAAGCTCCGCTCGCGCGGTGTTCACGCACAGGTCCGCTTCCCGCGCGTCGCCGAAGGCCGAATTCCAACCTGCACGCGCTGCCTGACGCAGCGGGCCGGCGGGGAAGAGATGCGCGGGCGGCTTGTAGGCGCTCGCCTTGCGCAGACCCAGCTCCGCCAGCGTGCCCACGTCGAGGGACTCGAGCTGCATCCCTGCGCGCAGGACGATCACCCGCACCGTCGACCGCACGGCCTCGGGCAGGAGCCGACGCAGCTCGTCACGGAAACGTTGAAAGTCTCCTTCGGTGACGCGCATGCCTTCGGGCATGCGTAGCACGAACACCTCGGTCTCTTTGAGGTCCATGACCTGCGCGGCGATCTCCACCGCACGTTCCGACACAGGGTTCCGCTCTTCGATCATGTTTGGACTCTTCATGCGGAGGATAGCTGACCCGCTCGGATCAGCTCAAGTCCGCGACTCACGCTTGCCGCCATCTTTTCCGTGGTCCCGTGCGCCTCGATGCTCACGCTCTTCGCGCCGAGTCGGTTACCCCGGCACAGCGCGCAGTCCGCGCACTGGATGCCGTGGGTTCGCTCCACGCAATCGATCTCAGCCGACAGGAGCGGCGTGCCCGCCGGCCGCAGGCGGAACGTGCGCCAGCCCTTCGCCCACGCCTCGCGCGTGCTGGCCGTGTCCTCCGTGCTCGCCATGCAGAATGCCCGGAACGGCTGGACAGCCTGCTCGCGCCAGCGGTGCGTGAAGCCGGTCCAGCGGCGCGGCAGGATGCGCTGCCAGACCTCGATCGGCACGACGGAGGGGTCTCCGTAGGCGCCCACGCGCACAGGACGGCCGCGCGTAGGGATGACGCCCAGCTCGGGCATGGAGGGCAGCTCGCGCCAGAGCGCGGCCGGAGCCCAGTGCACGTTGACGTAGCAGCCGTAGCCGCTCGCGAGCGGGCAGTCCCCGCAGATCGTCGTGTCCTGCCCGGTGAGCTTCGCCTCGACCGGGTGCATGTCCGTGCGCATGACCCACGTCTGGATCATGTCGCCGGTCTTCGTGTTCGCGCTCGGCTCGGTGAGCCCGCTCACGACCAGCGCGACCTCCACGCCGTCGATCGCGCTCGGCCCCCGCCACAGGACGGCCGCGTTGTTCATCGCCACAGCACCGCGTCCCCCACGTGTCGGAGCACCTGCATCGACGTCAGCTCCGGGTTGCGCCAGGAGTACGCGAAGAGCGACACGGACACGTACGCGATGGTCGCGAGGAGAAAGGCCGCCGCGGGAACGGGGCCCGCACTCTCGCGCGTCACCACGAGCTGAACCGAGACGCCGCAGCGCGGGCACTTCACGGTGCGCGTCTCGCTTCGGGTTCTCTTGGTCACCACGTTCAGTCTCTCCGAATCGAGTAGCCGCAGCCAGGGCACTTCCACACGCGCACGAGGCGCGCTTCCGTCGTCGACGGTGTGCCCGAGAAGCAGTCATCCGCCGGTTCGAGCGCGACACCTGCCTTGAGCGACACGCGACCTTGCTTGCGACAGCGCGGACAGCGCGGTCGCTTGCGTTTCGACTGCCGCGTCCGCTTCACGCCGCCCACGGTTCCGCCACGGCGATGAAGCGCTCGTACTCCAAACGCCTGCGCGCGATGCGCACGGCCTCGGCCCACTTGTCGATGCCCAGACAATGCCGCCACTCCCGCGCGCAGGCAACGGGCGTCGTGCCCGAACCGACGAAGGGGTCGAACACCGTCCCGCCGGTCGGCGTCTTCGTAAGCCGCACGATCCAGCGGATGAGTTCCAGCGGCTTCACCGTGGGATGGTTGTTCCTCACGCGGCCGTTGGCCGTGCGCTCGGCACGCGTCGCCTTGGCCGTGTAGAAGAACCGCGAGGCGCCGCCGGAGTTCGCAAGGAGATCTCGTTGCGACACGTTGCCGCCGTACGTGCCGTAACACACGGAGCCCGGCTCGTCCTGCGCAGCGCGCTTCGTGCCCGCGAGCATCGTCCCCGACCGCAGTTCGCCGGTGTGCTCGTCGAGCATCATGGATGCGATCTCGTCGAGCACGACGTTGGCCGGGAAGCGTCCGTTGGGACCACCCCCGCGCGGACCGGGCTTGCCCGTGAAGCTCGTGCTCCCGTAGTCCCTGTACTGATCCTCGGCGCTCTCCTCACCGTCGCGGCCGTGGCCGTTGTTGTGACCGAGACCGACGCGACAGCCGTCGATGTTGAGCCCCGCAACGCCGTGCTGAATGGCGTTGCTGGCGAAAGTCCCGTCGAGCGGCTTCATCGCGAGCACGATCGGCTCCCAGGCGGGCTTGAGCGCCGTGCCCCAGCCGTCCCATTGCTTCGCGGCGTCGGTCGAGGGCGCAGTGAGGAGACCGTGAACGCGCCGGTCGCGCAAACCCCTCTCGTTGTTCGTCGTGTTCGGCCGGAAAGTGGGGTTCACGCCCGTCACTTCACGCGTCGCTCCCGCCGCCTTGTCGATCGCCTTCCCGATGTCCATCGACTTCGGGAAGCCCTGCCCGTACATCCAGCTCAAGCAGTCGCGGATCTCCCAGCCCGCATCCTCGATCGCGCACGTGAGTCGGTGGTACGTGCGCGTGCCCCCGAATACGAACATCATCGCGCCGGGCTTGGCGAGGCGGAGGCACTCAGCCCAGACCTCGGCCGAGGGGAGCACCTTGTCCCAGCCCTGCCCCATGAACTCGAGAGCGTACGGCGGGTCTGTAACGACCGAATCGAAGCACGCGTCCGGTAGCTCGCGCATGATCTCGAGGCAGTCGCCCTCGCGGACGTCGAGCGCGAGCTTGGGCACGTCTCCCCGCGCCTTGCCTCGGAGACGGGCTCCGCCGACGCGCTTCGCCTTCTTCTTCGCCGCCACTACAGCTCGACCACGACCCACGATCGCGTGGGCGGGTCCATCTTCGTGCTGCCGAGCATCTCGCCCACGTGCGCACGACAGGCGTGCGTGCTGTTGTCCGCCGGATGCAGATCGGTTCGTTGCTCGATGATCTCGAACTCGGCGTCGGCCTTGCAGTTGCCGTGCGGACCGTGTTGTCCGTCGTCGACGCAATCGTCGGCGCAGTGGTGGAAGCAGCAGTAGAGCTTGGTCGCTTGGGGGGTCATGAGCTGAACGCGGGCAGGACGACGCCGAAGGTCGTGGAGGACGGGAAGCCGGGACTGAACGTCGCCAACGACGTGCCCGTGCTCCGGGAGAACGCGTCGAAGTCGGAGTTGTAGAGCGCGTTCAGCGTCGTGACGATCCGCTCGTCAGTCTCGTCGAGCTGAGAGAGGTCTTGCGTCGGCTCGACCTTGGCGCGGATCGGTTCGATGAGCGTGTCCACGGTGGGCGAATCCCACGGCCCCGTGAAGTAGCGCTCGAGCAACCAGTACGTCGGGTACGCCTGCGCGTCCTCCGACAGGTGCAGGTCGAGCAGGTCAGGGATGACGATGCCGTTGACGATCTTCACGCGCCCATCCTATCGCGAGGCGACGCGCGAACGGTGCGCCGTTGCGTCGTGTGCGTACACGCAGCGGTACTGATCCTTGCCGACGGTCAGCTCGACGTCGCAGACCGCGCAGCGCGGCGGCCCGAGAAGCGCGACGTACAGCGCCCGCACGGGCTGCATCGCGTTGAAGCACGCCTCGCAGACGATCACGGCCTCCATCACGCCAGGGGCTCCCCCACCGTGTCCCAGTCCTCGGCGAGGAGGTCGGTCTGGGAAGCGACCCACGGAACGAGGTCACCGTCCACCGTGCGAAGGAAGAGGTACGGCAGGGACATCTTCGAGTGCTCATCCGGGCGTTGCAGCTCGACGTGCATGCCCTTGCCGTTCCAACCTTGCCGGCGCACGCGGTCGCCGTTCTTGCACGCTTCCAGGGCTGCGGAGAAGTTCATCGCTCGCCTCGTCGTTCGGGGGGTTAGTCGTACGTGCTCCCAACGATCTGGTCCGGACTCTTCTCGGCCCATGACCTCGCAGGGGCGGAGAATCGTACCTGCGCCAGCGCGTCAGACGGAACCCAATCCACCTCGATTCCGCAGGCCGCAAGTTCGTCTGGCCGGCATATGGAGTCGCTGCGCAGAGTCACCAACTTCGTCGGCGGCAGTTCGCGAACAACGTGCTCCGGGAACTCTTTGCAGTAGTCCGCACGGCTGTACCCGAGATCCTTCGCAACCAGCTCGACGGCACGGCCGACGTGCGCGGCGCTGACCCAGGTCTCCTCGCCGCCATCTTCCACGAGGAAGAGCTTCACCCGTCGTGCGTCACGATCCGGAACGTGTCCAGTGACAGCGTGTCACTGGACAACCGGCGCTCGGTCGCCGCGTCCCGACAGCTCTCCGAGCAGTAAGGGCCGCCCTCCGAAGAGTAGAAGCGAACTCCGACGATTCGGAGAGCGGCACGGCACTCAGCACACCACGCCGCCGCGGGGTTGAACGCGGAGCTGCCTTCGTCGGGATGGCGGCCGTGCACCGAACCTACCCCTGGATGGCCGGTCCGAAGACATGCCAGCCGAGCACGGCGACGGCCAGGAACGGCAGGAGCGCCCCGCCCATGCCGGACCACGAGCGCTTCGCGGGCTCGCCGGGGACGTCGCCGCGGACGAGCGGGAACGCGCCGAAGATCAGCCACAGGAGCATCAGGAGCCAGAAGAGAAGCGAGAGCGTCATGGGTTAGGTCTCCGGGTTGGCCTGGAAGGGAGGTCCCCGACCCTAGCACGCCGCGTGCCCCTCGGCCGCGGGGCGCTGAAACAGGTGGTAGACGTAGCGACCGTCGGCGAGCTGAAACGTACCGACGTACACGAGCCCTTCCGGCACAGGTTCACCGGTGGGGCACACGAAGAACGCGTACCCCCGCAGGGGCGCTTCTTCGTCCGCGAGCGCCCACAGGTTCGCGACGTTGCGCTGCGCCTGCACGGAGAGAACCTCAGCTCCCTCCGGCATCTCGATCGTCTGCTCGGCCCCCGGCAACAACCGATACTTGAAGATGCGCTTCACGCCGGCCGCACCCGGAGACGAACCCAGTTGTCGTAGTCGAGCGTGTCGACGCTCGCGTGATAGCCCCGGGATTCCACGAAGGCCACGAGGCGATCGACGTTGCGTCGGTGCACGACCTCCTCGAAGACCCGCGCGTCACCGCGGTCGAGACGATCGAGACGTTGCCGCACGCGCTCCCACTCCACGCCGAGCGTGAAGCTCTGCTCGAGCGTGTACTCGGCGAGGTCGCCGTCTTCGACGAGGTAGTCCATCATTCGTAGACCGTCTTGCGCACAGACTGCTCGTGGGACCATCCGTCCGCGCGCATGTCGACGTAGAGCTGGTCCCAGGAACGAGGAAGACCGCGGTCGAACACGGGGCCCTTGCGGAACACGGCATGCAGGAAGAGCTGAGCGCGCAGCCGCGTCTTCCATCCGCGCTTGCGTGCCTCGGTCTCCACGCACCGACGAAGCAGAGTGCGGGCGTCCTGCTTGTCCGCGGGGCAGCCGCCCCTCCAGCACTGGAACGCGTACTCCTCGAGCCACTCGTCGAGTACGAACGTCGGCCGCCACGTGCTGCGCGCAGCGGGTGTCCTTTGCCACCGGTCGTGGAAGAAGTCCACCTGATCGGGGGTGAGCAGACCCCACAGCGGCTTGGGCGCGAGCACGTCGTCGAGGTTCATTGGCGAGGTCTCCTTACGTCGGACGGTAGACCGCGAACAGTGTACGCACGAGCAGCCGCGCGTCATCCGAAAGCTCCGTTCCGCGGAGAGGCTCGAGAGCCTTCCGATGCGGCCCCTGAAGCGGCGCGTACCGCAAGAGCCAGTAGAGCCGGCGGACATCCTTGTCGCGACTGCACAGGGCCCGCAGGGTCCAAAGAAAGAGGCGAGAAAACACAGGGGGTCTAGGGCGGCTAGGGGGGAGGCTTAGGGCCGCGGGAACGGCTTGAGCCAAAGCACGCGATTCCGTGGACACGCTCACCCTCCGCTCGCGGGCGCCTTGGCCGCTTCGACGGTGGTCAGGAAGCGCTCCCACATGAGTCGGAAGAGCATCGCCACCGCCTGCGTCTCGGTCACGTCGTAGTGGCGGAAGTAAACGTAACGATCTCCGCCGGGAACTGCCGTCTGCGCGCGGAAGTAGATGGCCGTTTCGAGCGGGACGACCGTTTTGAACGGGGGGATTCGCGGGAACGGCGAGAGGAACGGCGGCAGGGGGAAGACGACAAACGGCTCCCCCTCCAACTCCCGCGGCACGGTGCGCACTTGCCCGTGCAAGGGACCGCCCACAAGCGGCACGTTCACCGTCTCGCTCATCGCGTCCTCCGCTGCTTCGCTCTCGTCTTGCGGGCGGCCTTGGCCTTCATCCTGCGCTTGCGCGAGCGCTTGGTCTTCGAGCCGATCCTGGCCGGGCCTGCGCGTCCGGGGTAGTCCGGGGAGAGCAGGGCGGTCAGCGCGAGTGCGGTTCCGATGTGTCCGTTCATCCAACGTTCTCCGGCCAGCCGCCGACCTCATCCATGAGATCCTCATCGGAGCGACGGCGCTCAGGTCTTCGGCTGCGGGTGACAACCTTAGCCTCCGCTTGGTGCACACGGTCCGACGCCTTGACGAGGGCCTGCCACCACTCGCGCGAGCGCAGATCCCTCAGCGAGGCGAACGACTCGATCTCCAGCGTCACGGTCACTCGTCTCGGCTTTCTCACGGGGAGACCTTCCGCTGCGGCAGCACCCAGGCGGGGTGCGTCGCGTCCATCGTGACCAGCCCACCATCGTCCACGCGCAGCGCGACGGCGAACGACTTGCCCTCGTCGTACCGGCGGCCGGTCGGATCCATCGGCTTGCGCGCAGGCTCGTCGGTCGAGAGCAGCCGGAACGGTCCGCCGTCGAGCTTGTCCGTCCAGTAGACGCCGCCGACCGGGACGTGCCCGATGCGAGTCAGGAGCTTGCTCACGAGTCGGCTCCATCCACGGAGTACGAGTAGCCGCAGCCGTGGCACGTGACCCGCTTGTCGCAGCCGTCCCCGATCGTCTCGACGTAGACCTCGTACGCTCCGCACTTCCAACAACGCCGGTCGCTCTTGGTTCCCCGCGCGGCGCTTGCAGGAGGTGGCTTAGAGCATGCGGGGCACGGAACGTTGATCGCCTCGCCCCCGGGGGTGAAACCGCCTGAATCGAGGACGCCTGCGCCGCCACATTCCGCGCACAGCTTGGCGCGCAGGTCGCGCGCGAGCGACGGGTACTCAGCCGCGCACGCGTCCGCGTAGGCCGCGATCGCCGGAGCCGCGAACGGGTCGTGCGTCAAGTCGAGCGTGAAGTAGTCGCACCCGGCATGCTTCTCTCCCGGCGCGCTCGAGCCGTCCGTACGCTCGACTCGGAACTTCCCGTAGAGCCCTCGGGTCCTGTCACCCACAGCTCACCTCTTCTCTCGTTTGAACGTGCAGCAAGCGGCACTGGAAGTTGACGACATGCGACTCGAAGACGGCCTGCGCCCGCGGATCGAAACACCGCACTGCGACGTAGCAGAAAGCCTTGAGCGCGGCCTCTCGGGCGTCGGGGTTGAACATCACGGCGCGCGTGCCACACGCGGCCCAGAAGCGCGCGGCTTCCTCCAAGAGGTACTCGTACGAGTAGCTCATGCTCCACCCTTTCCCTCGCGCCCCTCCGTCTCGAGCTGGACGGTGAGCTTGCGCGCGCTCTCGATCGCCCGATCGCGTTCGTCTTGCGCCTCGTCCCGCTCCGCCCGCAGCCGCTCGACGTCGGCCCGGAGCGCGGGCAGCGCGGCGAGCTGAGACTGCACGATCTGCCCGACTCCCCGAGCGGTGGCCTCTTGGAAGCCGCAGTCGCATCCGGGGTCTTCACTCGCCGTGCCCAGGAAGTCCCTCATGGCCGAGCATTCCGGCGTGTGCCCCCGCACCGCGACCTTCACGTCACTCTCGAGCCGGTCCCGCTCGCGGGCCGAGCGGACCAGCGCGCGGACTTTATCCCACGTCCGCACCGACCACTCGAGCCGTCCGTTCAGCTCCCGCTCCAGCGCGTCGAGTTCGAGATTCTCGTGGCAGTCGCCGGGCAGCGCGGGCTCGGCGCGGGCTCCGAATGCCTGTACGTACGCTTCCGTCATCGCCGCGCCGCGCTCCTCCCGCTCCGCGACAGTCTCGTTGGGACGCGGACGGGATAGCTCGCCACGAAGCTGGTCACGGAGAGCGTCAATCTCCCGCCAGTCCGCGCGCATTGCGTCCAGCACAGCCCGGTTCGGCGGGATGCGACGCTCGATCGCGTCGCGCATCGCGGCCTCGCGTTCCTCGCGGCGGTCGCCGGGATCGTCTGACGCGGCACTCATCTGGCCTCCAATGCGCGCAAGCGATTGTGCATGTGCTCGAAGCGGTCTTCGTCGCGTTCCTGCCGCAGCGTTTGGACCAGCAAGCCAATGGCGAGCGCGATGATCGCGACCCAGAGTTGCCAGTCGCGGCGGTCGCCGAGCGGCACGCTCACGGGGAGACCTCGTTCTGCCGTGCGCGACGCTCTTCCTCGTCGCAGAGAAATGCCGCGAAAGATCCGGGTTGATCCGAGCGCCAGCGCTGGAACGTCTCCGCAATCGCGGCGAGGACTTCCTGCACGATCTCGTCATCTGCGCGAAGAAGAAGACGACTCGCGCGGTCGCGGCAGTCAACCTTGCGTGACGGACTGGAGACTTCGACCCTCACGGTTGCACCTCGTTTTCCCCGCCGCGCGCGGTCGCGGAGAACCGGTCCGGCGCGTGCTCGCGGATGCGCTGAATCATCCGCTCTAGGTGTTCCATATCGGCGTCGTCGAGTTCCAGGCGTTCCTTCCCGAAGTCGGTGAAGATGACGAATGAGCGGCTACGCACCTCCGCGTGAAGCGGGCCACTGCTGTCGAGGATGACTCCCATCACTTCCCCTCCGCTCCGCGCGCGGGGTCGCTGGACGCCAGGGCGGCGTCGTAGTTGCGTAGGGCAGTCGAGGCGATCTCCTCGATGCGCTCAATAGGAATGTCGTCGTTCGAGTTGCGCAACTCGCGCCAGCCGAGAACCTGACGCAGCGCGGTCACGACATCCCGCGCCGCCTCGGCGAGCCCCGGCTCCGGCGCGGCCTGGAACACCCGGGCGCCGCGCGATCGCTGAACCGCGGCGAGGTCTCGCCGTCCCTGCTCGATCGCGGCGTCAACCTCACGGACCCAGGCAGATGGGAGCCCCGGCTCCGGCGCGGTGGGCAAGGCCGCAGCGTTCGCCTGCGCGTTGGTGTCGCACAGGAGCAGGCGCGTGCCCTCCATGTCCCCGCTCGAGAATCGCTTGCCTGCCTCCGCAAGGGCGCGATGCGCGATGGCGAGGTCCCTCTCTAGTTGCCTGGCGCGGGCCTCGGCGACACGTAGGCGCTCCTGCACCTCGCCATACCGCTTTGCAAGCGGCCAGTCGTCCGCGTCGTCGTCGGGCTCCCGAAGCACCTGATCTCGCAAAGCCTCGGCGTCGCACACCTCGGCTTCGACGATGACGCCACTCGTGTCGGACGGGCGGATCTGCACCTGGCTGCATCGGATCTCAAGTCGCATCGGAATCTCTTTGTTGCGCGCGGGCGGCGGCGAGGCGGGCAGCGGCAGCTCCTCGACGAGAGCAGCGAGACGTTGGCGCACCCTATCCTCATGGTCCTGCGGGTCGTGACGCGTGTTCCACTTGACAGGCGCGGTGCGCACGATCGCCGCGCACTCCTCCCGCATCGCCTCGGCCGCCACGTGCGCGCGGGACTCGGCGGCGGCGAGCTGAGCATCTACCTGGCTCAGAGTCGCCTGCACGGCATCACGCTCCACGATAACCGCACCAAGCACGCTTTGCGTCTCGGCGAGCTTGGCGCGCAGGGCGGCGATCTCGGCGAGGGCGGCCTGCTCCTCGGCGTCGGTGATGACCTCGACCTCGGCGGCGCATGCGACCACGCGCGCGACCGCGCTGCCGGGCTCCGCGCTCCGCGCCGGGGCGGGGACCAGACAGACCTTGATCGAACCCGAGCGGACCGGGGCGGGGCTCGGCGCGCGGAAGTCCCAATCGACACGCTCAATGTCGTTGTCCGGAGCCGGAGCGGCCGGGCGGTACAGGGGCTCGCCCGTAACGGGGTCCGGGCGCTCCTCGTATCCGGCATCCACTCCGGGCGCGCTCGGCGGCGGGGCGGGCGCGAGCGTGGACAGGAGGGACACGGCGCGACGGGCCTGCCCCTGAACCCGCCCGCGCAGTGCGTGCAGCGCCGGGACATAGACCAAGTGCTCCACGCCACGGTCGATCTCACGAAGGAGGGCCCGCACCTCCGCGAGCGCACGGCTGCGACGGAGGATTTCGGCTTCTCGGTCAGGCATCGAAACTCCCCTCAGCCGCACCCGGCCAGGGCTCGCTGGCACGCACGTCCCTTTCGTCGCGCTCGCGGTTCTTCTGCTCGGCTAGGGCTTGCGCCTCGGTGAACGTCATCGACCCGCCGCTCACCACACGACAGCGGCCGGTGGACAGCAGCTCCACCGAGTAGCGCGGCTCACCCGTGCGCTTCCAGTCGCCCGCTTCGTTGCGTCTGCTCATCGATTCATCCGTCCATTCCCGCTTGCACGCGGCGCAGCGGCACCGACCGGAGCCGTCTCGCATCAGGTCGACCCGTGCGTTGCAGCACTCGCTCCTGAGATCGGTCAAGGGCGCCACTCCTGCCCGACCGACCATCCGAACGTGAACAAGCGCGTCAGCGCCCCGAGCGTCACCCCGACGAAGAAGACTGCGACCACCAAGAAGAACGCCGTGCGAAGCCACGACAACACTTCAAGCACGGCACCGCCCCATGTCGGCGCCTCCGGCTCTCCCTTGCGCACCACTGTCTTCCTCGCTTGCGGGGGGAAAACGACGGTCACGCCGAGCTTCTCGCAAAGCCGCTGCAGCTCCGCCAGGTCCGCGGCACGTTCCTCGGGGTCGAGCATCAGCGGAACTCCTCCGGCACCCAGTCGGGGGTGCCGTCCTGCAAGCCTTCGATCCAGTGAGAGAAGGGATCGCGCTCGTCGCAGCGGTGGCCGCTGTCGACCAGCCACAGGCCGCGGGCCCGGCCGGACCAGTGGAAGCCGCCGCCGTACGGCACGTACAGCTCGACCTCGACCTCCGGCACGCTCGGGTCATGCTCGGGCTCGTCGAACCAGCCCGAGTTGCCCTGCGCCTTCACCTCCTCGGCGGTCTCGTACAGACGGCATCCCGGCACGTCGGCTGTCGCCTGGTAGTGGCCGAAGCGGATCGTCCCATCAAGGAACCGCACGAGCATCGTGACGTTACCGGCCATTGTCTTTAGTCCGAGAACTGCCCTCACACGCGCCAGGATCTCCTCGCGGCTCTTCCGCGGCTCGGGATCAGGCGTTCCGATCGCGGTCTTCACCGGCAGCACCCTTCCGGCTTCGATCCTTTGGCCCAGCGCCACAGACGCGCGTACCAGCGTGTACGTCGACGCACCACGCTCCACGGGAGCGCGTCCTCAAGCGACCGCTCTGCGAGCGGCTGCGCATTCGAGAGGTCGGCTGCACGCAGCGTCGGGAACGGCGCGCGCACGGTCGGCATGCTGAACACGGACAACTCGCCAAGAGCCCTCGCGCGTAGAACACGCTTCCGGCGCCGCCATCGGAACCGTGCGATCGGCCACCAGATCGGCGGGGCGCCGCGCGAGACGCTAAGCCCCATCGATTTCCTCCGCCGGTTTGAACGCCTCGAGAAGTTCCCGACTGCGCGTGGTCCCCGTCGGGATGTTCTGCAAGTTCGGTTCGCTGGCGGAGAGCCGTCCTGTCCTCAGCGGCCTCACGTACACCAACCCGGAGACCCCGCGGAAGGTCGCTCGCACGAGCGGCTGCACGAACGGCAGGAAGAGAATGCGTCGTGCTCGTTCGCGCTCGAGCCGACGCTGCCGGCGCGAGACGATGCGGCCGTTCACGCGACGGGGCTCCTGTCGACGGAACCAGGCAAGCGTACGGCGCAAGTGCTTGACGGCGTATTGCTCGCCGGTCCTAGCTCGCATCACACGCCTCCAGTCGCTTGTACACGGTGCGGTAGGACGCGTCGAAGTGCTCCGCGATCTTCCGAACACTCCAGCCGCGCTCACGCAGTCGCCGCACACCCTCCACGGTGACGTCGGGGCGACGGACCCGAGGCAGCCCACGGAGGGCCTCCTTGTGCGAGCGCCGGGGCTCGCCCAACGCCTTGAGACGGCGCCAGACCCAGGAGTGGTCCTTCCCGACACGCCGACCGATCCGCTCGAGCGACAGGCCGCTGCGGTAGAGCCGCACGATCTCTCGGTCCGTCTTCACGTCACCGGTCTCCAGCGATCCGTATCCTCCATCGCGATGGGGGGATCCTCGGTTCCATCCGACTTCCGAACGACCCACCGCGGCGCGTGCATGCCGTAGCACGGGGTCGCCGTGAACTCGCGACCCTTGCGCCACACGAGATAGAGATGGTGCGGCGGAGGGTGTCGCGCGGCAACCGTCTGAACGGTCACCGTGACGTGCCGCCGTATGTAGTCCGCGACTTCCTTGTAGCCGCGGAGCTTGCCGCCCTCCTGCACGAGCTTCTCGAGGTCAACCTCCCGCCCGCCGTTCACGTATCGCATCGACGCGCTCTCGACGAGTCGCCGACCTTCGGCCACGCGATCGAGGAGCCACCGCTCCAGCCGCTCGACCTGCTCCCGCACCGCCTCAGCGGGGCTCACCGCATCCGTGGTCGCTTCGAGCGCGGAAAGGGCCGAGACGCACGCCTTCTCGACCCGGGTCCATTGAGACGGATCGATACCCGTAGCGGAAGAGGCTTCAGCGTCGGCGTGCGCTTGATCCCGCGCTGCCTCCAGCGCCGACAGAATCGCCGCACGACCGGCGACGAGCGCAACCCGGCCCGAATCCGCAGCGGCCAGTTGATCCTTCGCGTCGCCCCATCCACGCAGCCGCTCGGCCAGTTCGTCGCGCTCCGCGAACAGCGCGAGCACCGTACGGCCGTGGACGGTCAGCGCGTCCTTGTCGTGCTCTGCGCAGATCTCAGCCGCCTTGCGCAGATCTGCCAGGTCCGCCTCACTCATCGCCCTGACGCCTCCCTAGCGGCAGTCGGGTGTGGTGGACTGCCCGGCGCCCGCCAGGACTTGCCGGATCCACGAGCGGAGCAGGGGCGAGTACAGGACGTAATCGACCGCGTACGGACCCCAGTCGCCGCCGGTTCCGTAGCCGAACCAGTCGTGCTCGCTGTACCAGCAGCCCAGCTCGATGCCGACGTGCGGAGCGGACACGAAGACCATCTGAACGAAGCCATCCCGGTCCACGAAGAGATCGCCGACCTCGGCCGTCGTACCGGGCTCGAAGCCGGGCTCACCCGGCACCGACAGGATCAGGACCGGGGGCAGGGCCTCGTTGTCCCTCGGGGGTTGCGCGGGGCTGGCGAACGCGAGCAGTGCCGCGGTGAGAAGTGCTTTCATCTAACGTTCCTTCGTTTGTTGTGGAGTCAAGTTGTGGTTCAGCGGGGGGTGGATAGCGTCGCTCACCACGAGGCAGAGGCCACGCGTAACGCGGCGTCGGGATCGTAGACGTCACGTTCAGCCGGACGGATCTCGGGAAACGCTTGACGAGCGAGGTTGAGCGCGAGCAGCGTCTCCGGCCGACAGCGACGGGTGTCGAGGTCGACCTCGCACGCTGCGATCAGGGCGCGACCCGCGGTGTGCTGCGCTGCACGCGCCCGCTCCGCCTCCACGGCGAGCGTTGTGTGCTTCGCCAACGCGCGGCGAGCGTACGCCTTGAGCCGAGCCTCCATCGTAATCGACGCGATGCCGAGTTCCGGATCCTGCCAATCGGACCAGCAGAGGCCGCAGAACCACCCCTCCGAAGGGGTGCCGGTCACAGGCACGGGCTTGTGAAGCGCATTGGAGCACTCCCACGGAGTCGACCAGTCCGCGCGCAGGAGACAGTGCAGCGCCACGTCTGCTCCTCCATGCGTCAAGCAACCCGGAGGCTCGTAGCTCACTGAAACACCGGGACCCGCTTCGCGGGAGCACTCCGGACAAACGACCAGACGACGCAACAGCTCAGGGAAATCCTTCCCTCTGAGAAGCACGTCGAGCGCGCGCAGGTGCTCCACCGCCTCGTGGGCTCGGACACGAAACCCGTGACCGACGCCGACCTCGCCGTCTTCCCAGTCGGAATCGGCGGAGGTCATCCACTCCAGGGCCGCTCGGAGTCGCTCCAGAATCGGCGCGCTGCGCGCGGCGAGAGTCGCGTCTTCCTCGGGATTCAACTTCACTTGGTAACCCTACCCCACCGAAGGTCGGACGGATGAAACGAAGCCGGAAAACATCACTGCTCTCCCAGTTGCCGCCTGACGTTCTCCGCAGCCGCCAGCCGGCCCCACTCGCGATGCACGTACGCGAAGGCTTCGGTGATCTTGTTCGTACCCTTGCAGGCACACGGCAAGAGGGACGCGTGCGGCTGCCCCGCGCAGATCGGGCAGGTGAGCTGTTCACGCAACTCCGCCAGCTCTTGAGCAAGCGGGTGTTCGGGGCACACCCTGACGTGCGCCGCAAGGACGTCCCTGGAGACGGGCTTGGGGCCGCTGTACTGAAAGCCGCAGAAGGCGCAGTTGAGCGTCTCGGTGGGGTCCGGCGGACCCGGATAGGAGTCGGAGATCGGTCCAGGCGTCACGACGGCCCCCGGCAGTCCCCCTGCTCCGCAAAGGACAGGTTGCGCAGCTCACCCGCTTCGATCCGCGCCTCCAAGGCCGCCCGACCGATGCACCACACGGCCTCCGCCCCTTCGGGGATGAAACGGGCCACGTCATGCCGAGCCCACTCCAGCGACGAAGAGATGTGCGCGCCGAGCACGTTGCCCTCCTCGTCATAGACGACGGCCGCGCAGTCCTCGCGTCCGGAACTCGGCCGGTAAACGAACACCTTGGTCATGACCGGGCCCTCCGCACACCCGCGTCGAACAGCTTGTCGAGCAACTCGTCCTGCGAAACGTACCGCGCTCCGACCTTCGCACCGGTCTCATCGCGCACCGTGCGCACGAATGGCGCCAGGCGCTTGCAGTCCGCGCACAACGTCAGGCGTCCCAGCCGACCGTAGCCGATGCAGTTGGCCTGGCAGCTCGCGCACTCGCCACTGTACATCCCCTCGGAGACATCCGAGGGCCTGATCGAAGGCAACCTGTTCACGCAAGCTCCCTCGGCGGCTTCTTCGCGACCTTCACGCCTCACCTTCGCCGTTGAGCACGGTGACGAGATCGGCCTCGCGCATGGCTTTGAGCGCATGCCCGTTGTACACGAGTTCGTAGCCCGCGTAGCGGCCGAAGATCACACGGTCGCCCACCACGACGGCGAGCGGAACACGCTCACCGGTCATCGGGTTCACGGATCCGGGACCCACGGCGACGATCGTTCCGGTCTCCGGAGTCTTGGCGGCGCTCTCCGGCAGGATGAGCCCTCCGCGAGTCCGCGACTCCGCCGCGTCGACGGCGAGGATGATCTGATCGTTCAGCGGAGTGAGGAGCGCGGTGAGCTTCTTCCGCTCTTTGGGGGAGATGGAGATCGTGAGTGTTTCCAAGATTGGGGGCTCTCCTACTTTTGGGGTGCGGCGCACCGGTACTTCTCGTTGCCGTCGAACGGGGGTCCGCTATGCGGAAGCAGCGGGCTGGCCGGACCTTCGGGGAAGGGCACCCACGGGTAGCCGAGCCAGCGCATGAGATCCTGCGTCACCCCGTTGGGATCCGCGACGAACGCCTCGTAGCTCAGGTAGTAGACGGACGCGTTGAGCGCGAGCACCGCGCGCATGACGCCCTTGATGCAGCCGTCGGTCGGGAACTGCGCGGGCTTCAGCTCCGGCTTGCCGTGCAGCGAGGCTTGCTGCCAACGTCGGTCGCGAACAGGGATCACGAAGCGCGTGCGCTTCTCGTCGAAGCGCGGAGGCTGCTGCGTGCCGTGCCAGATCGCGACCTTCTCGTGCGGCTTCGACTCGTCCAGCCCACGCCACCGGCGAATGCAGCGGAGGATATGCTCGCGGATGACGTGGTTACCCGAGCGGGGCAGTCCGGCCATGACGATCATCGGCTAGAACGGAACGCTCTCCGCCTCACAGAGATCGCTCTCGAACCCGCCCCCCACCTCTCCCGAGGCGCGAGCGCGTGCGAGCAGCTCGGCGTAGGTGACGTAGCCATTGACGCGGTTCCGATCATCGTTGTTCTCCTCGTGAGAACCCCAGCGCAGGTTGCAGAGGCGATTGTCCGCAGGGTCGTGATTCGGCCCGTGCAAGACCTCGGCCTCGGGAAACGGCGGGGGTCCGACGTGCGCAAGCAGCACGGCGCGATGCACGGACACGGAGAACTGCCGACCCGCGCGCTGGAGGTTGACGAAGAGGTACTGCCCGCGATAGCCCCGCGTCGACGGCTTGATGACGCACCCGGGGTAGCGGCGCGTGTAGTAGGTTCCGTGCCTGGAGCGGATCCGAAGCGCGCGCTCCACGGAGCGAATGCGGCCGAGCGTGGACGCCTCGTAGAACCCCTCGAACTCGGGAATCGGCTTCCATCGCTCTGTTTCGCTCGGTGCGTCCATCCGTCCAGTGACAGCGTGTCACTGGGCCTAGAGTACCGTCCCGGGCAGTCCTCCCGAACTGACGTCCGTAACCGGACGGACACGGACTTCGTGCAGCATGGCGCCACGAAGCCTGGCGATGGCCTGCTCAACCTGCGCGTGAGTGTCGAACTCCCAGACGACCTCGTGCGGCATCGGCTCTCCGGGCCCCATACGACGAACGTACTTCGGGTTGAGTTCGCCCACCGCGGAGATCGCCAGATCCACGTGACTCGGAACGCCTGCGCGGAATTCCAAGCTGTACCGATGCGTCGTCATTCTCCGTTCCTCTTTCGCTGCTGCTCACGTTCCTCGATGTAGGCGGCCGTGCCGCGGAGCATCTTCGGCACCTCCGACGCGGACAGACTCGACACGTAACTAGCTAGGGCGTTCTCGTCTGCGTCGACGCCTGGCGTGCCGAACCGCGTCACGACGAGCACGAAGCCACGCCGGCTCGGAAGGCGACTGTCGATCTCCGCGGCGATGGACTGGAGCACGGCTTCTTGTGCCACGTCCGCGGGAACGGGTTCGTTGTGCTCGCGGAGCTTGCACGGGTGCCCGCTGTCCAGGCGCGTATTGCAGTAGGGGCACACGTGCGCGCGCTTGCACGACCACCGCCGCTGCATCTCCTCATGGATCCGCGCGTCGCTGTACTCGTCCAGATCGAGCGGGTACCCCATCTCACGAGCCCTCTTCCGGAACCCAACGGTAGCCCCCCGGCGCTTCAGGATCCGGCAGGAAGACGCCGACTCTCTTGTCGCCTATCCGCACCTCCGCGGAGCCGCCCTCGGCAAGCGCCCGACCGATGAGGTTGGCGTAACGCTCGACGTCCGCTCTTTCCGCCTCGAGATCGAACCCGCCGCCGCACAGCGGTCCCGCGAGCCGCGGCAGCTCCACCGACATCTGCCGCGTGAAGTCCCGCACCCTCGCGGCCTCCCGGAGCAGGAACGCGAACGGCGCGAGCACGTCGACAAGGGCCGCGTCCTCCTGCAGGACCACACCCGGCGCGTAACCCAGGAACTCGGCCAACCACGCACGGTCGGCTTCCGTCGGCGGCTCCGTGCCGGCAAGCCAGCGCATACGCTCATCCTCTCGTGTGATCCGCACGAAGGCGATGCCCGAGCGTGCGAGCGCCGCCTCGATGTGCACCACCCGCACCTCCGCGGAGCACGTCTCCGCGTGCCCCTGCGCCTCGGTGTAGTGACAGCACCCGTAGCGGGGCACGTCGCACCCCAGCGCCTTGCCGCACAGTGCGGGCACCTGAAGCCCGTACAGAAAAACGTGCTCTAGCCGCAGCCCCGTCTCGCCCGTTGCGTCGCCCATGCTGGCGGGGAGACTACCGAGGGCAGGAACGAAAGTCGAACCTTTCTCGGGTTCAACTTTAGTCGCGCCTGGAACGGCTGCGGAGGCGCGCTAGTCTCCGCAGTCCGCGCACTCGAGCGTCGCGCAGAGCGCCGCGACGTCCGCCTCGTGCTGCGCCTTCACCGTATTCGACGCGCTCTCGCCGACGTACGGAGTGCAGTGCTCGAGCGTAGTCTCGCCGTCCGGAAGACAGCCTGTAAGCGTGGTGCACAGGTGACCTGCGGGTTCGCCCGACGTCGCGAGCGCGAGCACGCGCTGCGCGTAGTCCTCCGACGTTTCGTCCGGAGCCCGGTAGGTCGTGCGCTGACGTCCGTCGGACGTCGTGATTCGCGTGACAGGTCGGAGTTCCATGCTGCGCTCCATGTAATAGACGCGGCTCTCGAGATCCACAACGTAACGGTAGAAAACGATGCCGAACACAGCAAGGCCGGCGTTGAGCAGCGCAAGAACGATGAGCAGCCGCAGGCTCGTGCGGTCCGATCGACGACGCAAGCGTATCACCGTCCGCTACGCCGGCTCGAGAGAACGCCCGACTTCATTCGGCGCCTCCGTTCCCGTTCGAGCCACCGCTGCGACGACTCGCACCGATCTCGAGACTGAGGAGTCGCGCCTCCAGGGACTTGACGGCGCTCTGTAGCGCCGCCTCCATCGACTTGACCGAGGATTGCATCGACGCTTCCGCTGCGCGCAGGTTGGCCTCTAACGCGGAGATCCGTTCCTTGTGCGTTTGCAGCTCCGTCTCCATGCGGATGACCTTCGCGGCGTGCTCCTGCGCATCTCGCTCGGACTGCTTGTTGTCCGCCTGCAAGCCGCCGATCTTCTCCGAGAGATTCCGCAGATCGCCCTGCACGATGACGAGGTTCTGGTTCAGCTCCGACGTAACCTTGTTCGTGCTCTCGGCCGAGGCTTGTAGCTGATCGGCGGTGCGGGTCACCGCGTCGACCTTGGACATGCCACGAACAAAAACGGCGACGGCCGTCGCCGTCGAGACGAGAATCACGATGGCAAGAGAAAGGTTCACCCAGGTTCCCTGTTCGGAGAGGAAGGTACTCTTCCTATGAGAGCGCTCTGCGTTCGGAACGGTGTCTTCCGGCGTCATTGGCTCGACTCCTTCTCAGTTGGCGCGTGAATGATGCGCGCCCGTTCCTTGCCCAGGTCCGCCATACCTTGCGACCCGATGAAGACGTACAGGGGCCCGGTAACGAGCAAGATCTGCTCCGCCGACAATCCGTCGCGCAGACCGAGGTACGACAGGACCGAAGCGAGTGCCGCCGCACTGAACCTCTTCGGAAGCCGCAGAGAGGAGAAGTTCGTGGACAACGATGGGCTTCTTCGGTTGTGAGGGACTCAGAGGAAGTGAGCCCTCGCCCGCGGAAGACCCGGCGGGCGAGGGTCACGGAACGTCAGACGAGCGACAAGGCCGTGAGCAGGTAGCTCGCGGCCTTCTCCGTGAGCGCCGTCTGCATGGAGTTGAGAAGCCCGGCCTCGGCGGCGCGTTGATCGGCGAACCCCGCGATCACGTCGGCGTTCGCCTGCATGGCCGCCGACACCTGTTCCGGAGACATGCCCCGGTACAGCTCGCGCAGGCGACCGCGGGACGCACCGTTGATCCGGAAGGACACCGCCCGGAGCGCGGTGTCGACGGTGAGCAACGCGAGCGGCTGCTTCCACGCCTTGAGCCACGCGGCGAGATCCTCGGGGACCTCCCCATCGGGCGGGAGAACCACGCCGTCGGGCAGATCCCCGAGAGGCGGGTGCTCGAGCAGCTCCATGATGCGATCGTAGCCGGCCTCACCGAGCGGCTTCGCCGGGGGCTCTTCCACCGGGGGCTCGACGGCCGCCGGGGGCGCTTCCGCCAGGGGCTCGACGGCCGCCGGGGGCGCCTCCGCGGGCGCAGCGCCCTCTTCGGCCTCGAGGCTCGCGTCGGACCACCCGCGGAGCCACTCGCTATGCGCCTTCGACGCCCCGCCGTAGGGGTTCCCCTCGGCCGCGGTGCCGGCCGCGAACGCCTCGCGACCTTCGTCGTACTTCGTCTTCGTCATGGAACGCTACTCCTCGACGCCCGGGTTGTAGAAACGATCCAGCTCGTCCCAGGCGTCCTTGTCGGCCCTGAGAACGCCGAGGATCTGCTCACGGAGCACGTTCCCGTCTTCGGCCACCCAGGAGGAGCTGCCCGCTTCGATCGACTCGATCGCCGACTCCAACAGGAGCGATTGCTTCATGGGGATGTCCTGTAGCGCGTCCGGCGTGGTCACGGCCGCGAGGCTGCGACACGACGACGCGAACAGGGAGAAGACCGCCAACGCGGTCACGAGGTACAGGTTCTTCATCTGGCTTTCTCCGAACATCTTGGGTCAGGCCGTCTGCTTGACGACCTTATGGTAACGACCTATCGCGCCTTCCAAGGTCGGCGACGCCTGGTACAGGCGATGCGTGTTCGTGACGAACCACGTCTCGCCGCCGACTTGCGTCTTCCACACCGCAGGCGTCTCCTCCCCATTGCGCCCATGATGCCAAACCGCCTTGCGCTGCAGCACCGCGGAACGCTCCTCATCCGTCAGAGACACCTTGCCCTTCTTGAGCGCGTCCCATGCCGGAGCCTTGCGCTCGGCCATCAACGCGACCAGGCCGATGCCCGGGGTCGCATCGATGTAGCGGTGAAGCACCTGCCGGTGCCCGAGCAGAGGCTCGATCTCCGCCTCCGTGACGTAGGCCGGAACCGTCGGGTTGTGCCCCCACGTCCGGAGCGCCATGAGCTTCCGCGTCGCGCGGCCGTTCTCGTCGAGCAACGGCGTGTTGTTGCGGCGGGTGCGTTCGATGAACGACACGACCTGCCGGCACTGCTCCCACAGCTCGGCGGTCCACTCGTGCACGGGCGTCGCCTTCATGAGCAGCACGTAGCGAGCCATGCGTTTGCCCTCGACGAGGGGCCCCCGTTTCTGGCGACGAGCGGCGGCGATGGTCTCCGCGAGGGCATCCGAGCGCAGGTGCGCCCGCAGCTCACCCGCCCGCATGTTCACGAGCCGCTGGAACTTCTCGTACAGCCGCGCCTGTTCGCGCGTGACGTTCTCGGCGACGTGTGCCCGACGGTTGCGCTTAGGTAGGTGCGCCGGCCGCCAATGCTCCTCGAGATCCGGCGCCTCCCACGCCTCCTCGGCCTCGAACGCGTCGACGGGCGACTCGCCTGAGAGGAACGCGAGCCAGCGCGCGTCGAGCGCAGCCTCCTCTTTCCCCTTCTTGGGATCCGACCCGTGCGGGTCCTCGTCCCCAATCTGGGAACCCGGGTCCCCCTTGTCCGGACCCTCTTCACCCTCCGGAGGCTCTTCCTCGCCCCCCTCCGGCGGCGGAGCGGCGGTCTCGGGCGGGCTCGGATCGTCGACCACGCCCGGCGAGCGCACTTCGCCGGTCGGCGTGACGATCAGCGCGCGCAGCTTGAAGTGCCGCTTCGTCTTCGACATGGCCTCGGGTTGCGAGTCACCCGACGCGACGCGCATGTCGTAGTACGCCTGTACGTCGTCGCGGTAGAACGGCGGATCGTCCATGCGATCGTCGGTCTCCGGCTCGGAGGGAACCGCGCCTTCCTTCTCGCCGCTCTTGGCCTTGTCGACCTTCTCGTCGTCCTTGTCCTTCTTCTCGGCCTCTTCGTCGTCCTCTTCTTCCTCGTCGTCACCCGGAGCCTTCTGCCCCGACTCCTTGCCCTTCTTCCCGGAGTCGGGGCTTACGGCTTTTTTCCGTCCCCCTCCTCGTCATCGTCGGCCTCTTCGACGCTCTCGATGTTCCGAACGGGAACGGCCTTGTGATGGTCGGATTGCGTCGCGAAGTAGCGGCGGAAGATGATGTTCGCCATGTCCTCGCCGGACAGGCGCTCGGTGATGGCGTAGAAGATCAGCGAGGCGTTTTCCTGACCGATCTGCTGGAGCACCTTATGCAGTCGCGGGGAGACGCGCTGCACGTTGCGCAGGAACATCTGGAAGGCCCGGCGCGGCTGTCGGGCCAGGACGTCTTGTGCGTCCGGGATCGCCGCGGCACCCGGCGAGGTCACGCCGAAGAGCTTCGGCAGCTCGTTCCGCGGGATCTCGTCCACGACGCGGAGCACCTTCTTGAACACGGCGTCGCTCGGACGCGAGAGGATACCGGCCTCCCGGAACATGCTCAGCGCCTTCGACGAGACCTTGAACGCGCCTTTGCGCGTCGTCGGCTCTTCGTCCGGGAACGCCAGCGCCGGAACCACCTTTCCTCGCTCGCTCAGCTCGCGGCGGAGAGACCGCGCGAGCCCTTCGCAGAGCTGGTCCCACTGCTCGCTTCCTTCGGCGACGTCCGGATAGGTCTCCCGCACGATCTCCTCGGCCTCCTCGCGGACGTCGCCCACCCGTGACTGAAGCCGTTCTTGATTGTTCGCCTCGACGATCGCGTCCCGCTCGTCCGTGCGGCACTCGACGTCTTCCGTGAGCGCCGGCCGTCCGCAGGGAACGCCCGCTTCCTCGGCGTAGTCGCGCAGGTACGCCTCGACCATGACGTCGCGCTCGCTCGGCAGCTCGGGATACATCTCCCCGATGCTCGCGATGCCCTCGACCACCTCTTCGTAGCCGTGCGGAACGAGCCAGGCACGTTCTCCCACGGTCACGATCACCTGCTCGGCTTCCTGCACGACGGTCCAAGCCCCGTAGTCGGACTGCACGGCCGCGTCCTCCGCGGACTCGATCAGGCCCTCCTGCCGCGCCTCCCACGAGTCGCACGTCCACGCCGGCTCGACGGGCGTCGCGTACAGGTGACAGTAGCCGATGTCACTGCCCTCGTGCCGGTAGTAGCGACAGCGGGAGCAGGTGCGCGCCGAGTCTTCGGCCTCGCGGTAGTTGCGCGGCTCCTGTTCCGGCTTGTCGTAGCCGTAGTCGTCCACCTCGTCTTCGTCGTCGTCCGCCTCGTAGCCTCCCGCCTCGTCGATCTGATCGACTTCGGGGAGCCACGTGTAACCGTCCTCCGACGTCCAGGCCACGCCGTTCGGATCGCTCACGAACTGCTTCTTGTCGACCTCGACGCAGTTGTCGAAGACGTCCGCGCCCGCGATCGCGAGGAGCGCCTCGCGCGGCAGCCCGCCCTCTTCGTACACGCGGTCGTACTCGTCGCGGTTCGAGGGGAGCAACGACTCCACAGGACCCATCCCGGAGAAGCGAACGTCGTCGCTCTTGTCCTTCACGGACGGATCGTTCCCCTTGAGCTGCGGGTAGACGTCGCGCTCCTTGGTCGGCGCGGCCGTGCAGTCGAGAACCGTGAACTCGAAGATCTCCCCGCCGTTGGTCTCGCCGGCCTTGATGAGCGTCTCGAAGCGCATGAAGCTCCCGGTCGCGGAGCGCAGCTTGCGCAGCTCCTCCATGTCGAGCTTGCCCTCGAACACGGCCAGGAAACGCGTACCCTGCTCGATGACGGTCTCGACGAACTGCTGGAAGAGCGTGCCGCCGGCCTCCACGAGCCAGGCTTCCATCTGCGACGCGGCGAGCCCGCTCTTGGAGCGCGAATACTCCGGCTTCTTGCTCAGGAAGTGCTGCGCGAAGGCCCGCAGGTCGTTGCGGTTGACGTTCTTCTCCTCGTCGTCCGAGCCCGACACGTAGCCGGTGCGGTAGCCCTGCGCGTGCTGAGCCGCGAACTCGAGGATCGCCCCTACGTAGCCCGTGTGGTGCCGCTGCTCATCCTCGGGGAGATCGTCCAGGCTGAGCTGCCCGATCCGCTCCGCCAGGCCGGGAACGCCCTTCAGGGGCCGGGTGACGCGGCGGAAGGCTTCACCGAGCTTTCGGGCGGAGGACAGGGACTTGCGGTAGATGGGCTTCTCGGACATCGCGTCTCCTCGTCGCGTGATCTGCGGGCAGAGGCGAAATCGGCTCTGGAACCGACGCAGATTGCCACGCGGCGAGGGGCCCCGTCTACAGCCGTGTCCAGTGACAGCGTGTCACTGGACAGCGCTCACTGGCCGAGCGGGCGACC